TATACGAATACAAAAACTTAAGAAAATCAATTTTTTTACGCGGTTCATATGTGAAATCTTATTTCTTCATAACTGGATTCTCTTTTTCTTTCAATAAACCAGTTAAACACGTCATTGTTATATTCTTGTATCGATATGCGCTCTCATGAAATCAAGTCCCTAGTTTATACTACATTACAGGATTCCATAAAAATGTCCGTGTTCTCTTTTTTGAAAACCAACAACCCTATTCTAGACACGATTCTATCTACCATTTTCATAAGCACAATGACATACATGTTCGGCTATGTTTATTACAAAGATTGGAACATACATCAAGGAATCCATCTAGCCGAGACCATAAAAGGCGTTTTTTACAGAAAATATAAAGTGAGTTATGAGGGAAAACACTCGTTCGCCATTTCGAAATTCGACAATCTACCAACGATCACTTCTTGTTTTTCCGACTCCTTCAAAGCCATATTCTACGATATTGTTCAAAACATGGATAAAAATAAAGACGTATACGACATTCAAGAATACATTACGTGCAAACAGTATAACAGCGACATTGAATCCGACATGTATATACTCAAACAATCCACACCTATCCTATATAACAACGACCTTCAAATTTATGCGATTACCGAATTCCAGATGGACGATGAAAAAGACGACAAAAAAAACTGTTCGTTAAAAACAGAAAAAATAACAATCACTCTATATTCTTACAAAAACGATACGCATGCGATTCGAAAGTATGTAGAAACGGTAAAACAAAAGTATATGAAATCCATAGAAGATGCCCGGCACCAAAAAAGATTTATTTATACATTGAAAAAAGTTGCGTATGAAATAAACACATGTGAATGTTGGGATGAATATCCATTTGAAAGCACACGCACCTTCGAGAATATGTATTTCGAACGAAAACAGGATATTCTCTCAAAAATCGACTTTTTCATGCAAAATAAAGACTGGTATTGCAAAAACGGGATTCCGTATACCTTGGGAATTGGGTTACATGGACCACCAGGAACTGGCAAAACGTCATTTTTCAAGAGTCTTGCGAACTATACCGGTCGACATGTCGTGATACTTTCACTGAAAGTCATTAAAACAAAGACGCAACTCGAATCGTTTTTTTATGAAAGTCGGTATAATGAAAAGAATAAAAACAATAGTGTCGGATTCGATAAAAAGATTGTTGTGATAGAAGACATTGACTGTATTGGTGATATCATATTGAAACGGGATAAAACATTGAAAAAGAAGAAGGCGCAGATAGAACGCATGGACACCGTGGGATCGGTTCTCCAAAAAATCATGGAAAATGAATCCACATCATCCGAAATATCCAGTTGTAGCACAAGCGCGGTGGCCGACGACCCAATTACATTAGATGACATATTGAATTTATGGGATGGGTTGAAAGAAACACCGGGTCGCATACTCGGAATAAGTAGTAATCATTACGACAAATTGGACCCTGCTCTTATTCGACCGGGACGCATTGACATGACATTGCATCTCGACAATTGCAGTCATGCCATTCTCCAAGAAATGTATTTACATTATTACAAGCAGGACCTTTCCGACAAACTCGTGAAAAAAATAAGGGATCGTTTTTATTCCCCTGCCGAAATCATAAACTGCTATATTTTACACAAAGATGACCCTGGTGCGTTTCTTGGTCGACTGTCGAAAAATCAAAAGTTTTAACGGGCATTATAATTGGGTAAATGCCTATGTTTCGCGCGAAATCGGCACCAAATATTTCGCGATCCAGGTGCCGAATATCAACCACATGGCATTGATGCTATTTCCGCCTTGATGTATTACCCATCGCAATGCTTGGCAGTGTTGCGATGTGGCAATGAACGGCGATGCTAGAAATCCTAGAATAGATGCCGGCACGCAGAAATAGATGTAGAAATGCGATGCTCCATAATGAATTATAATCCAGGCGATATAAATGCCAAACGCTGTCAAAAATATGCGCAACGATTCCTTAAGTTTTAGGTCACCTAGAAATGTATAGATTTTTGACACGATCAGATGCATGATTGATATTTTCGAATCCAAAATATCAATAAGGTTCAATTTTTTATGACCACAGTATGTGTTTACATAGATTTACTATGGTTGGTGAAGTTTCGGCATCTATAGATTCCAATTTGTTTTGTAACCAGCCAAACTCGTATTCTTTTGCATCATCGTCTTCATAAAATGCAATCATGACCATGGCCATAGCTTTGCCCATATCTTTTTTGTCAAAGTGATAGGTGAATTCGACTTGATTCGCATGATTTCGAACATGGTCTTCGTGAAATGTCCATCCGAAATCCAATATCCAAACGAACGGATTTTGCACAAGACCCTCTTCTTCCTGTTTTCTCCGCGTAAAGTCCTCCTTCTTTTTCCCCAAATGGAAATTATAATGATGCGAATGGTGTCCCGCGTGGTATTCCAATAATGTGTGAAATGTCAACGTGGTTTGGTTGGACAACGATAGTGGTTCTCCGTATTCATCCAAAAATAAACACAATACTTTACGGATGAGCCGACCATCTTCGTTGTGGGAGATGTCCCTGTCCAAATTCACCGTTGTTTTATGTTCGTGCGCGGGAATATTTATTTGGGAAACCGAATAATTACAACTGCATTTTGGCATTTACACTAGTAAAATATTAAAAATTATACGAATATTTTTATTTATCGGTATAAAATATAAAGTACCGCATAAAAATATGAACCCAATAAAGTAGTTAGTAGAAGCATTCTCAAATTCTCTCTTGCAAAATAAAAAGGCGTCGTAATTATTTTGAAATGGTTCCGTTCAAAAAGAATCGCATCCTTTCCACACTTTTCCTCATTTTCTCTTGCAGACCGAGCAGAATCATAGGTTGTTTTTCCAGTGATTATATTTGTATCACCAAATTTTCTACACTCTATATTGTCGCCAATAAAATGCCTACAATCTCTACATATCTTTTTTGTCGGCACGAATGACGGGCGAACCTGGGAAAAAAATTGGGTGAATATACATAGATGGAATAACTTCATTATGTTATAATCACACAATACGCTTTATTATCTTTCCACTTCTATCTTATTGCAAGTTGTCATATCCAATGGCCTAGACCGAACGCATTTCGATTTTATCTGAAAAGCACAACGTTTTACAAGAATACGCCTTCCCAATATCTCGCAAACAATTATTTACATACACAACAATCACGCTTATTTCGTCCAATATGGGAAGAATATCGTCCAGCGGCTCAGTGTTTGTCAATCGCGTTTGGAATCGAAACACAATTTCCGTAATTGTATTCGAAAGCACTTCCAGCACATGATAAATCTCCTGATGTTTATTGTATTTCTTTTCGTTTCTTTGAAGGGTAGTTTTGAAGTCATCTTCAGATACATTATGTAACATGTATTGGACTCTCAATTCTTCATTTCGTTGAACTCGGTCCACGGGTGCATATCTTGTCAAAATAGTCAATCGCAGATGAATCGTGTTTCGAATGACGAAGGTTAAAAGATCAATCGTCGAGTTACATTTTGGATGAGTTGTATAGTTTTCTGTAAGCAAACTACGTATGTTTATGTATACACGATGCGTAAGGTCCTGTTGACAAGGGATGTCACCCGGATTGCGGGGAATAGCATTGCCGTTTCTACGAAGCCATTCGAAATAGTGTGGGTTATGTACGACTTGTTCCACGCGTCCTGTTCGCCAATTGAATGCCGTATGGCATTGTGTGCACCACATTTGATCACAATTTCTTGCTACTGTATAATCTCCTAACAAAAACCTCTTGTTTTTATCTACTTCCCATCCATAATACTTCCCCCTGCCTAGTTTTACCACGTGAATAGACGTCATTGATGCGCCTACGTATAAATGTGAAAAGGGGTTTCCTGTTTTGGCGATAATGGATTGTATTTCATCCAAGTTCTCGGGTTTATATCCCGAGAGCATGTGTTTGTCGATGTGGCTTAAATTCATGTAATCATCCACCGCAATCTCAACCACTTCCTCCGAATCAAATGCCTCATATAATTCATCACTTATTTCTTCACATGCAGGCCCATATTTTAACACCAATTTGTGCTTACTACTTACAATATAGTTTTCCGCCTCATCCTGTTGCACTTCATATAAATCATCTTCACCGGTTACCGTGCGTTCTACTCGACGAGGCCTTCCGTCGTCGCCAATAAGAATATCCCCAACAACAATGTCTTGTGACATTTTCGTTTCTCTGCTCCAAAGTAAAATCGGCACATTTTCACCAAAACAACCGTCGATTTTGAAAATCCCCGTCCTACAGTTCGGACACGGCTTCGTGTCATTCGACAATAGTCTCGCGGTAGCCAATGTATCCGGGTTACAGACATGCGCAACATCTCGCGTAAATCCCTTGACTTCGTGGCAATCCGGACAAGACCATTTTTCGCATACGCCACACTTCCATTGTGTGCTTAAATATCCACGGCAGTCTGGATCTGGACAGGCGCGAATAAACTCGGCGCGCTCCGCGGATCGCACTCTCCCAACCTCATATTGTCTACGCATAACATCGTTTCGTTCACGCACCATAGCGGTGATGCGTTTTTGCAATTCGTCAATCTGATCTTGATATCTTCTACGTTGTATTACATTTTCAACAAGAGGTTGCGTGGCGGGCATGAGTGCGCGTTCCTGTTCGAAAAGCACGTGTTCACGTCGATCTCTTAATTTTTTATTAAGAAACGTGGCGGGAAACAATTCGCTAATATGTTGTCGCGTCCATTCTCTACCACACGTCGTATTCATGCATTTTACTGCAGATTCCCCCAAAATGTAGGTTTCACAACAGGTTCGACAAGCATCGAACTCACAATAGGGGCATTTTATGGAACGACGGGTGGTTTTATTTACGGAATAGTCGCAAATTTGACAAACGGCGGTCATTTATAGGTCTGGATACAAACTTTGAATGGATACAAACGCGTTTCAATTTTTTCCACCTTTTGGTGCAAAAAATTGGCTAAACTGCACGCTGGTCCTGGTGCATACGAAATTGCGTGTCCCACTGTTTCAATAGTTCTAGTGGAATGTCTGGCAAATCGGGGTGTGCTTCCCATAGATATCTACAAAATGCCCATTGCAAGTCATAGGTTTCGGGATACAAGTCTTCGTAGTTCGTGGTTAAAAACGCTTCTATTTTTTTAGGAAGTAAATTCAAATCTTTCGCCGGCAAAACATAGGCCAGTTGTGTTTGTGGTAAAAATGATGCATTGGAGTGCGCGTGTTCTTGAATAAATTTCATCTCAAAATGGGGGATGTAGTTACGCAAGTCTGAAAAAAGAGGGGGGTAATGAGAATTGTATTTCCAATGCCAATCTGGGCAATGGGATGTATAGTATGCAAATACCCACTCGAGTCCTTCCATGTAGTTCACGCAAATATTTTTTATTGTATCTGGTGTTTTTTCAATATGGAACAAGGTCTTATAATAGCGCTCTTCCCAATAGGGTTCATCTGGACAAATATACTTTTCTTGTTGGCGATAAATCACAGGTGCATTCAACAATAGGTCTTCCTTTTCCGCATCTGTTGTTTCTGGCCACCTGCGTTTATCAAATTTATTTCGCACCTCATACTCCTGTTTCAGGAACTCGCGTTCGGACTTTGCAATTTGTTCCACAAATAGGCCGACATTTTTCCACTGTATTTTTTCGCCTGCTTTTTGTCCGCCTGCTTTTGAAATAAAAAATCGGTCTGGGTGATTTCCGATATGAAGTCGATAGATCTCCAACAAGGCTTGAATGCCATGTGTTCGTATATTCATCGCCGGAAAATGTGGCAAAAAATCGTTACCTAAAAAGAAGCACAAAAACACATAATCATAAATGCGTTGCGGATCGTTCATTTTGCAATTCATTTCCGCCAAAATGGACGAAGACAAATGCTTTATGTCCAAAAAATAAGGGGCATTGTCATCCGATTTTGTCTCTATGGGAATCGAACTTTTCATAAATTCAGGAGCCTCGCGGAATACATAAATGTTATTGCAATAACGTAGATGAAAAATCGAAAGCATGATTAAATCCGCATCGAGACCATATACCGCAACAGAGTCCGCAGTCATTTCATGGGACCGCATATATTCATATAATTTGTGCTCTCCTTCGCCGGGTTGGTTTGAACAAGAAACAAGAATGGATTTAACACCATATTCGACCTCCTTATTTTGAAATGCGTATTCCATGTGATAGGATAATTTTTCCATAAACGCCGTTCCTGGTGTAATATTCGATGTATTCCAAGTAGACCCCGCGTCCTTCTTTTGCATGGCCATGAATCTCGATTTGTAGCGCCGAGTTCGTTGTTGTTCCATTTTTGCGAACGGGGCCACCCCGTCAAATGCAATATACACCGTAGTAGTGGGCTTTATCATACGAATATAGGATTTTATCTTTTCAATGGTTTTGGATATGATTTCCGTTTCCATAGATTCTTGTGGAATCCCCTCTTTTTGAAGAGAATATACCGCGTCGTAGATAATCGAATTGCAATCCATAAATAAGTGGTGGAATGGTGTTTTTTGTGAATTTACAAAAAAGGCCAAATTTCGCAGTATGTTCGGGTAATTGCGAATGATATGGGAAAAATAACTTGGGATACCCATGGTTGGAGCGACGGTTGATACTAGTTTTTCGAAGAATGTGGATACAGTATAACCGGTGATGCATTTATATCATTTCCGTTTATGCTTTCGTCATTGCCCCTGGATGTGAGGTTGTGTCAACCATTATAATTTTGTAATGCACAGTCCTGATATTATGAAACCATACCATAGTAAAATATATGGGGAGTCATTAAGTTCTCTTTATAGAATAGAGGAGCATATATGAATCGAAATAAGAAAACAAATCCCGAAAAAAAATCTATATCTATAAACCCCATTGCGTTCGACAACGGCACACATGACATTTATAAATTCATGGAAGAAAAAATAGAGTATATTCAAGAAATCATACGAAACACGATTCTATCCACAAAATACAACAAACAAATTCACATATTTAGCAATAATGACGCCAATCTGTCGATTTCACTATTGAATGATTTATATGAAAAAACCGCAGAAATCACATCCCAAATGAAGCAGGGTTCTCCACAACCAAATTATGATGCGTTGATAGAACAACTTCAAAAAATCATTGACAAATTGTCTATGATCATATGCGGGTTTGGCACAAAAAATGTGGATGATTTGTTGTTTATTAGTTTTGGTTCTGAATATAAAAATATGAGGTTTGAAAACACAGTGAAACAATCCAAATATGAACTCATTAAAAGACACATTCACCCCATTGGTTATAAAATTATACCATGGAAGCAAAACAAGCCGTCGCTTTTACTACACCAAACCATGTGTGAGAACAAAATCACCGAAACGAATTTTGTCATTGAAGACGCTCCCATGTTGGAATGTGTGGATGCGGAATCCTCGATTACGAATTTCCACCAAAAAATATATGGCATTCGCGTCGTCATTCAAAATGAAAACTTGCATAAAACACTTATTATTCATGGAATCATAGATGACATACCTATTGACTGTTTTACAAATACGTATATAGACACGCGTCGCAAAGAAATATTACAATCGGCTGCCACATGCATAAAACAAGAGGGGGAAATTATTCATCGCATTGTGGAAACCATGACATTCAAAGATATACTGATATGGGGAAACGAAGATATACATAAAAAAATGTTTTCTATATTGAAAGAGGTGAATTCGATTAAACAAAACAAATTGGACGTTACGATTAAAAAGTTTTTAGACATGGAAGCATTCGATCAACGAAATATGTTGATTCACCTTCTTACGTATAATGCCGACAGTGAAATTAAATACATAAGTTATTTACTATACGATTTAATCACGGTTCATTCCACAGAAACGCCCGAATCCACAGAACACCTGAATATTTATGAAAGTCTCCCCTGTAAAATAAAACATTCGTTCAAAGATGTTGTCAAATATACTGTAAAATATACGAATGACATGATACAAAAATATGACGTGCAAAGAATTTCCCTGGAACAACAAATCTATGCGTTAAAGGCACCTGAATACATAAAAGAAAAGGCCATGACCAAATTAAAAGAGATCAAGGGGAAACCTGACGAAATGGGGACAAAAGCGAAGTCGTATTTGGAAGGATTGATTAAAATACCGTTTTGTGTATATCGGGAAGAACCGATCCTCAAAAAAATGAAGGAAAATAACGCATTGTTTCAAAAAATCGTTCAGTCTGTAACAGGCATGTTTGGTAACATAGAGTTCTCGAAAAAAAATAAATACGCCAACCTTGAATTGATGAAACTATCGCAACTCATACATAATCATATTTATAGAAACATTCCCGTGTCTATTGAAAATGAATTATATAGTCAATCCGTGAAACAAATCACGAAAGTCATTCAACACATAAACTCCGTCCAAAAAAATAAAAAGGAAAAAGCAATTTCTGTATATTCGCCAAAACCCGGCTTGATTCAACATGTGATCGATCATGTATCTAGTGTAGAAACTGTCGCGGAAACAAACATTATTGATATCTATGACATTGTTCACGCCAATACTGGTGCATCTTCGTTAAAAAAAACGATTACCGACCTTACCACATTAAGTTCCAATATTTCCTCTATGGAAAACATTATGAAATCAATAAGCGATGCATTAGACGAATCCATATATAGCCACCGTCATGCGAAAAATCAAATATTAAAAATCATTGGACAGTGGATAAATGGTGAACAAACCGGGTATTGTTTTGGGTTCGAAGGTTCTCCCGGAATCGGTAAAACTTCGCTTGCGAAAAAAGGGTTGGCGAATTGTCTCAAAGATGAAGCCGGGGAACCGAGACCGTTTTCGTTTATCGCCATTGGTGGTTCAAGCAGTGGTTCTTCTCTTGAAGGGCATGGATATACCTATGTGAACTCATCGTGGGGAAAAATTGTGGATATCTTAATGGAAGCAAAATGCATGAACCCTATCATTTACGTAGATGAATTGGATAAGGTGAGTAAAACCGAAAACGGAAAAGAAATCATTGGCATATTCACACATTTAATTGATTCTACACAAAATGATTCTTTTCAGGATAAGTATTTCAATGGAATAAATATTGATTTGTCCAAAGCACTCTTTATATTTTCCTACAACGATCCCGACCAAATTGACAGAATTTTATTAGACCGAATTCACAGAATCCGATTTGACAATTTGACATTGGAAGACAAAATGGTGATTGTGCGAAAATATATTTTGCCCGAGATCAATAAAAAGATGGGGTTTGAGAACATTGTAGAAATGTCGGACGAAATCATTGAATATATCATCGAAAGTTATACCATTGAACCGGGTGTTCGAAAGTTGAAGGAATTATTATTTGATTTATATGGTGAAATCAATTTGGATATATTAAAGTGTGATGTAAATAGCGCGATCGACTTGCCAATTCAGATGACAAAAGAACTACTTGAGACCAAATACTTGAAAAAATACCGAAAAATACAAGAGCATAAGATTCATATGAATGCGGAAGTGGGCATCATCAATGGTTTATGGGCAAATGCGCTCGGTAGAGGAGGCATTATTCCCATTCAAACCATGTTTTATCCCACAGCCTCCTTTTTGGAACTACGTTTGACCGGATTACAAGGTGACGTAATGAAAGAGAGCATGAACGTAGCCAAGTCTTTAGCCTGGAATTTAACACCTATGGAAACGAAAAAATCCCGAGTTACCGAGTTTGAAGTTACCAAATGCCAGGGGCTACATATACACTGCCCAGAAGGTGCCGTTTCCAAAGATGGACCATCCGCCGGCACCGCAATTACAGTAGCAATCTATAGTCTATTCAATAATAAAAAAATTAGAAATGATGTTGCAATTACTGGCGAAATCAATTTGCAAGGGGAAGTTACCGCGATTGGTGGTTTGGATGTAAAAATTATGGGGGGAATCCGAGCGGGCATAAAAACGTTCCTTTATCCTTCTGAAAATGAACGCGATTTTATAGAGTGGAAGCAAAAAAGCCCGAAAAATAGGGAAATCGCCGAAAATATCCAATTTTTTGCCGTGTCCAAGATCAATGATGTATTCGAACTTGTATTTGCATAGATACCTGAAGAAATTTCTATATATACTATAACAAAGTCGTATATATAGAATTCAATGAATTTAGATGTTGTAGCATTTGGATATTTATTTTTACGTTTAGCACCCTTTATTCTCGTTTGTTTTTTCTCATTGGCTTCCATTTTTAACCAAGATTTAAGAGGACTTATTTATTTAATTGGTCTGTTATTGGCATGTTCCAGTGTGGCTATGGTTGGCAAATATGCAAATAGTTATAATATTCTGTTACCTGAGCCTACGCAACCCGAATTATGTAAATTGATCACGGTTGGTGATTCCGACATGTTTGCGGCATTGCCATTAAGCCAAACCACGTTCGGTTATACATTCGCTTATCTTATGTTCTTTATACTCAAATCCAAGAACAATTTGGTGCAACAGAACATTGCCACGATTGTGTTTTTCCCGCTGTTAATACTTGCAGATTTAGCATGGAATAAAAAAAATAATTGTTATCGTATATCCAGTAGCATGGTGGCGCTTTTTGTGTCGGGTTTGATTGGTGTAATTTGGGCAGCGATCATCGAATCTACGAACTCACCCAATTTACCTTATTTTTCAGGGATGAGCAATGGCGAAGTTTGTAGCCGACCTACGAAACAATCATTCAAATGCAATGTGTATAAAAATGGCAAATTGATTTCCAAAAACATTGGCGGATAAACGTGGTCAAGGATCAAAATATGGAAGATTGGATTGGAACCACTCTTTCAATTTCTTCGAAATTCTGGCGCGATGCATATCGTTTGCGATCATATGAATGCTTTTGTGTTTATCCTCGAATGCATTTATGAAATATTGAATAATATTTATGGTGTTTGCCTTTGAATATTTTTCGTCCAATTGGTCGTAGGGAAATACATCGAACCCTTTGCGTTTATTGACTTCATTGTGAAATACGTAGAGCATGTTTTTCAAATCTTGTTTTGTGCGTATCGCAGCGGGTTGAATTTTTTTCATATATTCCATTGCGTGATCCGCACATGCTGGGCAAGGCAAATTGCCACATATAGTCATAATATTGTTTAACAACTCATCTTTGATATCATTGAAATATTCATCTTTCACTTTTTGAGCCAACGTATGAAATAAAAACCACGTCGGTTCTCCCCATTTCATTTTTTTCAATGTTGGAAGTTCTGGTGCAACCTCTTTTTGCGCGGGTTTTATTGGGCGCGGAACAGATGCGTAAGGTGCGATAGGTAACGGTGATGCAGAGACAAAATAGGACGGGGCATTATTGTTAGGCGAATGTGATTTTCGATAATGCGTGAATGACATATTCATGATTTTGGTTTTTGATTTTTATGCGCTCCTAATACTATATCACAATAAATAAAATAACAATAGTTTACCTTTTGAAAATAAATATGGTGTTTGCGTGAAGATGGTTCGCGCCCTAAATATTTAGAATACGAAATGAATACAAACACAAAATTTTATAGAGACTAATAATATACTATATCCCAACATGGAAAACACAAAAGAATATCTTGTTCAAACCATTCGAGATTGGGTTCGTTTGGATAATGAGATGCGGACACTACAAAATGAACTAAAAGAGAGAAAAAATGAGAAAAAGCGGGTTTCTATGTCCTTGATTGATATGATGAAACAACACGAAATCGACTGTTTTGATATCAAAGATGGCCAAATTTGTTATACGCGTAAAAATGTCAAAAAACCCATTACAAAAAAAGTGTTGATGGACACCTTATCCAAATATTTCAAAGGAGATCTTCTAAAAGCGGGGGAATTGAACACATATATCATTGAAAATCGCGAAGAAGTTGTGAAAGAAAGCATTGTTCTCAAACTTGACAAATAGTTGGGTCAATGCTCTAAATTCCAAACTCGGGAATAGAACAAGTCCCATTGTTCTTCACATATTGCGCAATGATCTTCGGGTCCGTTTTTCCCTCCAAAATGTCCTCCGTTTTATAGACATTCTTTACGGAATCGATATAATAAACGATACCTCCTATTTCTTCTGCGAATACATCCATACGTTGCGCGGGTTGCTGTTGGTCAGCAGAGGTTACCACTAGACCATGAGGCGTTCCCTTGGAATGCGTTCCACAAAATTCACAGCTTTCCTTTCGCCTACGCGTGCATTGTTCACCGTTCGCGCGCTTCGCGCAACAACGATTCATATTTGGAATTGAATTTTTAACACGCTTTCGCTTATTCATGTCGTCCTTTCCAACAACAAGTCGTTCGTAATCATATACAAACTCAAGAAACTCATTCAATTTCGACTTGTCGGCAATATCTAAACTCGTAATCTTTTCCTTGATCTTATCCTTAAACGTAGTTACATATGTCTCAATGCGTTTATTCAAATGCTTCTCCATTTCAGTGGCAACGATTTGCTCTTTATTGACACCATAAATTTAAGTCAATTTTTTACACTACTGTGAAAACTATATAAACATGTGAGTCTATGCATATGTTTATAGTATACCACTCATGAACGCCGCTCTTTGTTTGCTTACAAAAAATCCACATCAAATATGGCTTGATTTCTTGGAAACGTTTTCTAATTATGACATATATGTTGTCATCGATGATAATTCCGTAGATTACGTGAAACAATATGATGGAATATATAACAACATCAAATTTATACAAATTAACAATGATTTATGTAGAGAACATGGATATACAAATTGCAATTCGGCGGTTGGATTTCCCGATATTATTGCGTGGGACAAGGCGATGTATTTGTTTTGTGAACTCGAAACTCGATATGATCAAGTTTGGTTTATCGAAGACGATGTGTTTTTTCAGGGGGAAGACGTGTTGATTCGTATGGATCGAGATTACCAACATAGTTGTGCCGATCTATTGACCTCGTTTCATGAACTGAATGCCGACGGAAATGTTTGGGTAGGTTGGAATCATTGGGTAAATGTGGTGGATCGCATCCCACCGCCTTGGGCACATAGCATGGTATGTGCATGTCGCGTCTCGAAACCCCTGCTTAAAAAAATAAGGGAATATAAACAATCTAGGGGCCATTTGTTTTTCATAGAAGCCATGTTTAATACGATTGCACACCAGTCCGGTCTCCATATACAGAATCCCGGGGAATTGGCCACCATACATTGGAATACGAACTGGGATATCCAGGCCATAGACAAACGATTTTTTTACCATCCTATCAAATGCATAGATGACCATCTTTATATACGAGGGTTAGCACCAGCGTTAGCGTTCGCGGAAGCATTAGAGCCAATGTGAGTGGTCGTTTCGTCCCATTCCGATGGCCGATGCTTCGTCCCGCCATCATAAGGAACTGCATACTTATGTTCAAGCATCCATGCGTTCAAATGAAGATCTTCGAGATAAACGTCGGCCAACAATCGTCCGTATTTTTCCGTGGATAAGTTTTTCAATACGACAATTTTATTTAATATCATCTTGGATAGCGCATCCCGCGCGAGGATCGCTTGTTCTTTTTCCGCAAACGTCTTCCCCTTTATTTCTGCCGAATCAATGCCATTCAAACGCACCGAAAACCGATACATCGGCGAATCCGGTGCTCCCGGATATTTGGAAGCAATCGTAATTGTGTCTCCGTCATATACTTTTATAACTTTTCCGACGTGGATCGGTGGGACAAACGCATGTGTGTCATGATACTGCACGTTTTGCAATTCGGCTAAACTCGCTGGCGGAATTGGGTAGGAAAACGTGCTTTTTCTACAACAATTCGGAGTAATACTACATATCGTGTCGTTTTTCACCGATTCACGCTTTCCGCGAAAGCAACATTTATAAAAACGATTTAGCATTGAACACGAAGACGGGAACGCAAGTAGAAACACTGTTGAAAAAAAAGAGGAGAAACGCATGCCTTCAATTTTTCGAGGGTGTGTTCTACAATAGTGGTGGATTATTTAGAGCAACGCGTATTTTTTGAAGAAGATTATGGTGCTTTTCATTACAAATACAACGCATTTGAAACGGCATTCTCAAAAACATCAGCACCTTTTCTTTCTGCCTAGCGGTTCTAGTGAATTCAGAATAATATTTCCTCTCAGCAAGCGCATCATATTCAAATAAACTATGATCTTTATAGAATCTACGAAGTTCTCCCACACATAGATCAATAAAATGACGACGAGTTTTGTAATTATTACAAGATTCGTCGTTATAGTTATATGAGTCACTTCGTTTGTAATCCCCACACTTTCTACAGTTTTCACCATTCATACGAAAATCTCCAGATAAGATGTAGTCATACGGTCCTCGCCGGATTGGAGAATAAGAATTTTTATAATAATTCGCGCCAAACCATCCAATCTTCTCCCAATGTTCAGGTTGTTCGTCGTCATTGTCGTCCGTGCTATCTCCGTAATCCGTTTCATATCCACTTTCATCGTCGCTTTCACTTCCAATATAATACCTGTAATTTTTTATACACATCTCGCCCACTTCTTCTAGAACCAATTTATGACAATCTTTGCTTGTCATAAACACAAAATCTTGTATAATATTCAATACATCCATGGGCAAAGGTAAAGAATGTATAGTGTGTCGCATATCATGTAATTTGTTTCGAAATGTGGATCGCGAAAGTCTTGTCATTTTTGGTGATTTTGCAATCGTTAAAAAATAAAAACAAGCCTCAATTTTTTTTATGATTTCGATGCATCTCTCTTACAATTGGAAGAACGTCCGAATCTTTCCGAAAATATCTCTTGCCTCGCCGGCCACCGTTCTTAGATGCTGCGCCAACATGTGTTTGTCGGTGGGGTTTTCATAAGCAATTCGAATCGTGCTATCGTCATTATGGGGATGAAACTTCTTGAAACCACAAAACGTAAAGATCTTTTCATTTTCATAATACTTTTTATACAACAAATACTCCAATACCTTACCTAACGTGTAATCTTCGTTCTCCAATACAATGTCATAACAATTCTCCATCGTGGTTTCACTGTGTAGAATTGGAATGATATCGGAGTCCAGGGCCTGCATGAAAGCAGCCAACTTGTCTTGTAAAATAACACATGCTTTGTTCATAATTTCAACATTGGTGTATATGCCCACCGTTTGCAACACGAAATCAAAACTATCGGTCACAAAATGACGTTGCGCATCCAATACATAGAAATTGTCCTTCTGAAATTGAATATCCTCCTTTGTCGCGCCTTCCGTTTGCTTCAATTTATCCTCTTGTTCCTGCCAAGCAGTTTGTGATTTCTCTGTATCGAGGGTGTTTCCATACGCGCACTTACAAACAACATTATACATAGAATTTTCTTTGGCGGTGCGAATGGAAAATTCGGCACTGAACGTCAACTGTTCTCCTGGTATGTTATCGCCAATTCTGGGACGAAGTCTTGCGAAATCAATATACGTGTTGATTTTGGGGTGAGGCGGAAAGATCTTTCGCACCTCCTCTTTTGTTAAATAATTGTCATTGGACTTGTTTTTAATACGAAAATTCTCCGTGGTAACAATAATCATGTTGTCCGTATCGTTTTGCATATCCAATTCCAGTGTGTATTTCCCGGGCAACACATCTAGATCTTTCATGTGAATTGGAATGCAACTCAAACGATGTTTCAAAATTTCATTATGCAAACGGGTCGTGTTCGTTTTCATGTTACACTGGGTCTTGTCATTATTTTCTGTATAAATACCGACGATGGGAATGTCTGACAATATCGTTCTTCGAATGGCGTTTGCTAAACTCACATTTACACCGGATAGTGTGAATTTATAAACATCTCCCTCTTCGGAGTATTTTGATACAGACGGATTCATATTCTAGTCGAAAAGGATAATTTGTATATATTTTTAGACAGTTATTATTTTTCAATTTTGTGCGAGATGATTAGAAATGCGGAACTCCGGAATAGCGTCCCCAATGTCTTCCCCATCTTCTACGAAAATGTATTGGTTTGACAGGATGCATCGGAACAGGATGATGTCCAGTGGACGGGTGCGCGGATTGAGAATACACAATGGTATTTTGTTTCGGAGGACGTGGCATGGGGTGATGCGGTTTTGTTATCGAAAATGGTTTTGGCAGAGAGATCTTTGGTGGAAGTTCTCGCGCGCGGGGTGCAGTGCTACAAGATAAATCTCGGAATAAAAGTCCATAAGGATAATCGTGGTAGTAATCATATGAATAATAATAAGGATAGTCATCGTGAAACCTATAGGGATACCTATATGGATACCCATATGGATACCCATAAGGATAGCCATAATAAAGATTGTCGTCATACAGACCACGATTTTTATGCCTGGGTGAAGCCGACGATAACATTTCATTCATAGGTGGTAATACGCAGGGTAAAATGGTTCCACTACTATCGAATTCCATGCATGGAATGAAATTCCCACAACAGTCTGTCGTCACACACGACACCACATTTCCGGAATTATCATACACTTGAATGCGAACAAAACTTGACAAGTTCCCAGAAACATCAAATGTGTTCTCGATAACATTGTTTAACATGTCGATGTTGAACTGTAGTGTTTGCAACAATTCCGAGGTTTGAGAACACTGTGTTTTTAAACAACTGTTCTCACATAACAAATAATCAATAAACAACTGTTTTGTTGTATCGTCTGACATGAAATAGAAGATTTTTCTATTTATAATATAGCGCACCATAAATTTATTCCTAAAAAATATTATTCTTAGCATATATGCAGTTGTAAATCAGTGTATTAATTAATACTTTATGTTTTTGGGGGTTTGAATAAGAATTGTGCATTCGCATGTAGTGTTTCAAGTTCAGAAGAAGAACGGTGTAATCCGTCACGAGTTTTCTATATGTGAAATTCTTGATACTCTTCGATAATCATTTTGTTTATGAAATCCGTTCGTTCCGTGGGCGTAAGCAGTCCCCATAAAAACTTTATTTTTTGCGCATCTGTCCCGGAATTCGACCGGTCGTGAATATACTGAATCGTTTTTATAATCGCATCGTCTTTCTTACACATGACGTGTCGAGCCACTATGGTTCTAGCGTAAGGTCGGCGCGAAAAAATAACGCAAAACGAACAAAGATCATTATAAAGAACGCTATAGTTGTATTCATACAAGTAAACATTTTGCAAAATATTATAATCCACCACATAACTACGAATATCTTGAAGAAGTTCTTTGGACTGAGGTTGAACGAGATAGGGGAGAATATGATGAATCACAATCTCCATGGGCAATGTTGCGAATTTGGGTGATAATGTCATTTTGTTTTTGGTTTCGATTAGAATAGAACGACGGACGGTTTTATACTGTTTTATGTATTTGGACATTCGTCAATTGGTCGGGTCATTTTACACCAATTGTAATATGAAAAAATACATTCTTTTACACCGTTTACAGATTCGTATATATACAATTATTTCAAATGCACAATACAAAGATAGTATGGAATGTTGTTTTCATCTTTATACAACAACTTAAAATACCCGACTCTTTCAAATTCAAACACAACATCGTCACTGCATTCCAATGCATATCTTTCAACAAATCCGTCACGCACATCTTTTAAAAGCGGATTTTCCATGTTTATGAATATGAATTTTGCTGGAACGGCATGATTCACAGAAAGCCAATGAATGGTTGATTTCACGGATTTGTCTTTTTTCAAATTACAAGCAGATACATGAACAATATTGTCAACAATGTTTTCATAGCGCACAATATCAAAGAACTTGAATCGGACCATTTTATTTTTTGGAGATAGGCGATAATAATCGTCGTCGTGTTCCAATCGAAAATCGTCATTTTCGATATAAATTTCTTTATTTATTGGCGTAGTGTGGTAATGGTCGGGTTTGTTCGGAATATGCGGATGATTGCAAATTTTTTCTTCGTTCAGGTTTGTAATTATACATTTTATCGGATTTATTACAGCAAAACAGCGTATTGCGATAGGGTTGTAGTGATGAATTAATAAATGATATACAAGTTTCATTGACACAATTGTTTTCACTTTACCAAGCCCCGAACATCTTGCAATGGCTTTTATTATTTCTGGTGTATATCCACGATTACGCATGCCTCTTACTGTAAGCAATGATGGATCGTCATAACCCGATACTGCACTTTCGTCAATTAGTTTTTTTATATTCCTTTTAGATAGGGTATTGTTTTCGACAGTAAGTTTTCCAAATTCATGAACATTTGCTGGAGACAATTCGCACCCGAATCTATTCAATGTGTTTATAGTCCAATAATATAGATCACGCCGAATATAGAATTCGTCTGTGCAATATGATGTCGTTATATTTTCAAGAGCATCTACAATGCCATGGCTATAATCGTAAGATGGATATATACACCATGTTTCCCCTGTTTTGAAATGCGGAGAATGAATTATCCTATATGCGATCGGATCTCTTAATGTATGATTATCGTTCGTCATATCTATTTTTAACCGCAAAACGGCAACGCCCGATGCGTATTTTTTGTTTTTCATGTTTTCAAATTCCATCATATGAATGTCTGGATGCATCGGTCTATAAACATTTTCAATTCCACCATGTCTTTCTAGTTTCAGTTTCTCTGGTGAGGAAAAATCAACATATGCACACCCGTTTTTTATCAAAATACATGCAAAATCAAACAATTTATCAAAATAATCTGATGTGCATGTAATGTTACCTGGATCATATCCAAGCCATTTCATGTCGTGGATTATTTCATTAACAAATAATTCACTTTCATTTAATGGATTCGTGTCGTCCAAACGTAAATGACACAGGTTTCCTTCGTCGTAATTTACAAGTAGCGACTTACAATGACCAATATGTAAATATCCGTTGGGTTCTGGAGGAAAACGAGTGATTGTCGTCATTGTTGTATTGATTCTTGAAAATAATGCGATGGAAGAAAAAAGATTCAATTTTCCAGTTTTTATTTATCAAGGGTTTACACTATGTCGTTTCACAGTTGACGTGAAACCATGAAAAATGGCTGTTCATTTGTTTACACACAGTTATTTCAAAAAATTGATTTTCAGTTCTTGATATCAAGTGTGAAAAACTACCCGCGATGGAGAAACGTGTCAGACGAAAAAAGTGTAGCGGTGGGTTACCGGCTTGTAAAAATTTTGTCGGCGATTATAAGGATGTAGATGGCGTAGGCTGTTGCGAACAATGTGATAAATATGTTGATGATAATCCATATGATCCATATTGGGAACAAATGGATATTGCGTTTTCCGATTCCAAAGAATACGAAGAACTCGAAAAACAGGGGTTAGTAGAGGATTGTGACGCGTATGAAAAAGCATTTGAAAAATATCAGGAGGAGTATGAGCCGTGGCCGATTATGAGAAGGCGAATGGCCAAGGCCAGGACCGTGGGCCGAAAGTCTTAACCCAAAGGCCAGGACCGTGGGCCGAAAGTCTTAACCCAAAGGCCAGGACCATGGGCCATGCATCCTGACTCTATTTTTCGATCATGGTCCAATCGTAAGAAGGAACATCAGAAAGCACCTTTGCCCAGTGCTTATATTCCGGTGCTTTTTTGATATAATCATCCAAATCAAACGCTCTCCCGCATGCTGAACCAAATCTACCCACAAATTTCATTTGTTTTGCCATCTCGGTATTCACTACCTTTGCATCTGTGCAACCAAATGGAAAATAGGGTGGTCGTCTACAATGTTCAGGGTTTTCTTCTGTATGGTTACAAATGCTCCGCCCGTTGCGAACATTGCGGTCTAAATATACATCATAATGATCCGCCATTATTTTTTTCGCATTTGATAGGTTTATTTTCCCCTTGTGTGTATGGTTCAATAATTCATCCAATCTTGCATTTCTTGCACCCGACGATGTCGTAATATTTGTATGATCTATATCTGTCGTTTCTTTTTCTCGAAGTTCGGTTCCTATGGCACTATTCATACCATAAAAAACCCCAGATGTTGTCGTTTTTACATTTTTATAACGTAATCCCAATTCGAACAGCATGATTTTGTTCGTATGTATATCACCAAATAACCAAGAACATGCATAATCACCGGCATTGCGATGAGACATGATTTTTTCATAGTCGTTCAGCGATTTTCCATATTGCATCGCTTTTCGAATTCTGCAAAAATAGGGGTCTCCGAATTTGGGTTTATAGTTTATTTGGGATATGGTTGTTTCACAACCTATGATTCCACTGGAACAAAGAAACCAGTCCGTAGAACTCGCTATATACCCCGGAAGTGTTTGCATAACAAAGGCATTTCCTTTGTGGGGGGTGACATAAAGAATAATATTCCCTAACCAACCCGTCAAAAAATCGGAGTGTGTATCATGTGCCATTATAATATCACCATGTTCAGTGGCGTTTCCTGTGGCTATAAACGCGCTACATCGGTCGGGTGGTCCATCTCGAAAATGGGAATACAAACTAATATAGGAATTCCATGCAATTAATAAGGGCAAGGAAATCGCTGAACCACGCGAAATACCCCGCAATTCTTCATAAAATTCGGGGTAACGTCGTTTCAGAATAGGCGTTATGATTTTCCGCGATGCAGTCATAAATTCTGTTTTGGATATTTTCATGTCATGTTCGAATAAAAAGTCGAGTTGAGTTTCTATGTTTGATAATTGGTCTCGCAATAAGTGCCCATGTGCATATCCTCGTTCAAAAGGTTCTCCATGAATATGAAGAATGATCCATCCTTCCGACGAAGGTCGGATTTCACCACAAATCGTTTGTGGCGTCACCTGTTTCCTGGTTTTATTTTTTGCATTGCATGTATATGCAGTTTTTTTTATTGTTTTCTTCATATCGTATATAGTATATCTATATGAAAATTTGCACTGTTGAAGTTTCGATGTGTTCTGGTTTATACAAGCGAACATTTCAAACCGTTACTGGAATCTGACCTTTGAGGCATAATTCTTCAACTGTTTACGCTATCATCATGAGTCCCAAAAGCACAAACATCAAAAGAAAAGGAAACAATACCAAAAACCAGGAGAGAGGGGTGGCTCCGGCACGGCAAATCAAGTTCAATACCCATGTCCAAAACAGGACGTAGATCAACTTAATGATAAACACCAGGGTAACGCTTGTCACATCACATTCGTATGTTCCTAAACAATACACACTCGACCCTCCAATGTTTTGGAAAAGCATAATTACCATTGCAATTAGTGAAATTACTAAGTAAACATACGCGGGCGTGCATAAGTTACGTAAACCTGCTACCGACATTTTTCAAAGAGTATAGTAAATCCACAGAAAATAAGCGGGGAACCAAGGTTCCCACGCGTCCCCTCCTTTTCGCAAAAAATAGTCATTTCGATCATTTGCGTAATGTGCAATGTATTTATACCAGAGTTGGATAATTGGGGTTGTAATGCATCGATGTTTGTGTTGGAAATGGGCCACCTGCGCCCGGCGTTTGGCCATTCGCCATTTGGGCTGCATGTTGTGCAGCATTGGACGTGCCAGTCGAACTATAAAAATCAGAGCCACTGCTTTTTCCCAACAAATCGGGAAATATACCACCTCCTATTCGTTTGCGTCGCAATTTACTCCCCCCCGATAAATTTCGCGCATTTGTTACATTCGATGGGGCGATAGGATCATTGTCGTGTGTGTTATACGCATATGTATATTTGCTCGGATCTCCTTGAAAACTTGCCACGCCATACCCACCTACGAAATGCTTTTGATTACATCCACACTCCCCACCCTTTTGCGTTCTCTTCTTTGACATTTTGCGCGACATTGTTTTCGACAATTTGCGTTTTGACCCACCTTGTTTTTTTGTTGCTCTCTTCTTTTGTATTGATTTTTTGGATGACATAACACAGCGTATATATACTATATAGTGTGAAAAAAGGTTTTGGTATACACCGATGAACATTTAAAATGGGACAAACCGCCGCGGGCGGTTTGCCTTTTAATTGATTTATCGGCAACGTTGCCCTTAAATCCCATTATAAATCTTCAAGGCTGTAAATATTATTCAGACAATTGCGATGACAGTGCATTTATTCCACGTCCACGTGTGTCAACATATGTCTTCTGCAACAGACATTCGTGAGTCCTAAATCGTCCAATACGTTGCCTTCGGGGGTTTTTTCCACATTATTTTTTGTTAAATACACCACCTTTTCCACATTTAGTCCCTTTGCCAATTTCACCGCACGCACTTCTGCTTGAAAATAACGATATTTATCTGCTAAAACCTGACCACATGTAAAACACTTAATGGGTATAATCATTCTGGATGGACTATATGTTCTAGAAACAAATTTATTTATGTTATTATATGCGCTTATAATTTTATTCAATTTTTTGGAACCATTTCGGCGTTTGACACACAAAAAGGTCCAAGATAAAATCTATCTTCAATATAGATATGAAAAAAAACATTGTTGTAGTATTGCTTTTTCTTTTTATTTTGTTCCTTTTTACATATACATTCTATTTGCCAATGCAAGAAAACTATAAAGACATAAACACTGTATTTTCGGCATCGAAGGGAGGAGGAAAACCGTCAAACGACGACGGCCTTCGCTATAATAGCGATAACTACAACGTGGAATATCATGACGCCGTTTCCGATATTGCTACACAAACCGGGATGTATGACTCTGATTCCGGCATTGCATGGGTAGTTGACGCGTATGGGAATAAAATTGGTATTCCCAAATTAAAAGGGCAAGAATATATTACCTATTATGATCCAGGAACGTATACATACGGTGCGTCCACTTATGTTCCCAATTACGAAGATAGTATTTACTTGAGCAAAACATATCGCAAAACATAAATGACCGGCTATATTGGCGAAAGTTTTCGTATCGAATACCCTTTTGTCGTCCGTTTCTTCGCCATCGTCAACGTTTCTTCTCCTTTTTCATGAAATTTTTTATGACAACTTTCACATACTGCCGCCAAATTCGCAGGATGATTTTTATGAAATGTCCCTATAAACCCCTTTTCATCCGCAATTTGCTGCGGTTGTAAATGATGTATCTCTTCTCCAATGTTTTCCTTACATATTTCACAACGCCCGCGAATCTTTTTTGCGTTATACGGCGTTATCGGGTGTGACAATTCCCCGCGCGATCCCGGAAAATATTTATTACGTATCGCATATGCAGTTTCCAAAAACTCTTCCCCCAAATAAAGAGATTTGCAAACCTCGAGTCCATAAATGCGTGGGCCAGAGCCGTCTTTTAATTTTCTATCATATACCAAACAATCGTTTTCAGGTTCATAATGAACCGTCATATGCTTCATGCAGAGTCGTTGTAGGGATTGAATTTCTTCGTAGTCTACAATTTCATGGAAATGTGTGGCAAATATGTAGGTCGACTGTTTTTCATTCAAATTCATCAATCCCGCCACAAATATGCTGAGGGCTGACTCTGTTTCTGTTCCGGAACACAATTCATCCCCCAATATCAAACTGTTAGAATCGGCCATTTTTAATATGATTCGTAATTCCGACATTTCCACCGCAAACGTCGATAGACCTTTAAATAAATTGTCATTCCCCAATATTCTCGAGTAAATTGCAGTATATGGCTTATACTTGAACTCAGTGCAGGGGACAAACATTCCCGCTTGCGCCATGATAACACAGACGCCAAGTGCGCGTATAAAACTTGTTTTTCCAACAGCATTTGTTCCGTATAATAACATGCCATCGCTGGTCTCTTCATTTGCGTTGTGTCCAAGCGCAATATCGTTGGTGACATAAATTTCATTCTGTTGCAAATGCTCGATTAAACAATGGCGCAATTCTTTTGCGTCTACGAATGATTTGGGGGCGGACGAAACAATATGGGGAGCGCAATAATGGTATTCATTGGCCACATAGGCCTTGGTTTGTAAAACATCGAGTTTGGCGATGTATTGGGCGAATTGCTCCAGTATCTCAAACGACGTGGATTCAAGCTTCTCCAAAAATTCATGATACGCCTTCGTAATACAGGTATTCATTTGATCTTTGTAAACGATGAGGTTTTTACATATATCATTGAGTAGAGGAAACTCGATCTCGGAAGAACTCCCGGATGCTTTTGTAAACGCAATTTGCTGTAGTGGCAAGTGCAACTCCGCATCCAACTCGAAAACCCCATTTTTATGTGTTTTCGCAAGTTCTGTGAGCAGGCTTTTTAATGACAGCGCGCGTTTCGTGGTCAACTGTAAACTCGACCCGGATTTCTCTGTATCGTGCTTTTTTATGTATTCCGTATCATAATTGTTCTCCTTCTTTTGCATGAGATCATTGAAGAACTTTTGGATTTTATAAAATTGGGTTTCGCATTTTGTATAGGTGGCAATTGTGGCATCCAATTCTTCCGAAATACCCTGTTTAAAAATATTCTCTTCAAAATAGGTCATGGACGAAATGGTCTTGCATTTTTCCATATAAAAACAGTCTTCCAAAAATTGTAAGAGCAGGGTTGCTTTGTCTTGGATATAATCGAACCCGGAATTGGTGGTTGTGTTCAAAAATTCATCGCATAAATATCCCGTGATCGACGAGGATTCGAATAAACACGTGTTGATCTGATGAATGATTTGGATCGATTTATAAAGATGATAGATCGACGATGGATATAGCTTTCGCAGAATCAATTGTCGAGATATTTTTTCGATGTCGCGCATTTGCGTGAGTTGTTTACGAAATACGTCGATAAAAAACACGTTGTTCTCTGATAAAAGTGTAGAAATCATGTCATATTCTTTGGTCAACCATGCCTCGTCAAATGTGGGGTTCGTCAACTGATCCTGTAATTTACGTTTTCCCATCGCCGAACAGCATTTGTTCAACAAGGACAAAACCGATGACAAATGACCACTTTTTTGTGAGTCCTGTGACATGTCACCAATAATATTCAATTGAGACAGCGTATGGTTTGCCAATATCATGCGATAGGATGTGTTGTTGAAGTCGGGCGTGGCGATTTTACGTATTAAATCGGGGTTGTGTTCTTGTATGAAATTCAACAAATAACAAAATGCTTGTGTGGCGTTGATTTGCGTTTGAAACTCACTGCATTGGTTGAACAATTCTTCGTCAAAAAACGTGGATAGGATTTGTTTTATGTATTTTTGGTTCGCACAGTTCACGACCTTTTTGTTTTCTTTGTCTCTGCAATCAATGCGATGTATCCTTGGTGATTGTATTCCAACGAATTTAATAAATGTTTTCAAATCCTCTTTTTCAAAGGGGGATAAGATAAGCACTTCGCTCGGAGCATAGACCGAAACATATCGTTCCAGTTCGTCGAATGTAGTTGTATTCATATAAAAGGGGGTTTCGTATTGAAACATGGATGATTTTCCTGTGAAAATGTTGACCACGGAAACGCCGTATACAATTGTGGGTCTTATCTTTTCGGCGACGGAATTATGCAATTCAATCCATATGCACATGATGTTATTGGTGATCACTGGTGAACTATCGGTCTCACCTGTCAAGTAGGTTCCTGCAGAATAAATACGGTCAAGTTTACGGAGGATATCCCTTCCCTGTTTTTCCTGTATATAGACGGGAATCGTATACCCGGCATCTGTCAATTTCGGCAAATATTTATCCAATTGGTAATCGCGAAACCCCGCCATCATGATTTGGCCGGTTTTATGGGATACCTTTTTTTCCGAAATATTCAGTTGGCATATCTCAGAAAATTCGGAGATGTGACTGCCTGAAATGGTGCCGGTTTCTTGTTCCTTTATTCCATAAACTTCGAAAAATGCGCCGACTTGTAGGAGAACAATGACTTGATTCCCGTATTTTTTTTGGTGTTCTTTTGTGTAATTCAAATAATCATCATGAATATTTGCATCGGTTTCGATTTTTAGGGGCGTTTGTTTCTTTGACATCTATGATGTAGTATGGTTTTCTGTTTATGTTTTTTATTCGAAAAATTGAATAAAGAGTTGTTTGGATTGTTGGATAGGAAAAAACCAACCAATGTTACGTGAAATGTTGCCCGATGAAGTTCCGTATGACATTTACTCCGAATATGGCTATTTTGTAGATACCGAGAACAATGCGTTTTATCATGGTTTTGATGGTGTATCGAATCGTCTATCCGTTGTGGATCGAGAGGAACCCAGTTTACGAGAACCGGTCGTGAATGGGGATGACAAACAGAAAAATGTTCGGGCGAGGGGGATATTGGTTTGTTTACATGCCTTATCTTGCATTTGTGTGTCGTTGGTTGCGTATCAAATGTGGTGTATTTGAACCAATGGAAAAATAAAACGGGAAGGCTCGTTTTATTTTTCCATGGTCATTGCTCATTTGCAGATTCGAAACGCGACAAAGTTCCGTTTCGCAACTGCAATGGTTTGAGTTTGAGATGGTTACAAATATTTGAGGTTTCGACAAACGGATGGTATCGGATAATCCAGACAAATTGCCGTGTCCGGGACATAGTTTTTTTTTCGAATCGTATCTGGTATCCTTTCAAACGGAATTGGCGTAAATTGTAACCGATTCGCGTCGATACACCAGGTTTCAGGCATTGCGTATCCATTCATCAATACATTCGCTGCCCTATAATACCAAGGATACGCTTTTTGACAAATGTTGGGAAGGTCTTTTATTTTATGGATAAACTCTTTCCATGTTTTTGTTTCGTGCCATAGGGGTGAAAACAGTTGGGAAAGGTCGTCATTGTTGAAACAAAACGTTGGTGGTTTCATGTTGGGATCGGTGAAATTCTTTACGTAGGACTCATATCGCTTTCGATCTTCGGTGTGAAATGGATACGCACCCAATTTGTCATGATACCACGTTTTTCCATTGTGAAATAGAAAATAATAGTGGGCCAAATGCGTTTTTACCTTGGAATTATCGGGTAATATGCATAAAAAATGGGAATTGTCTACAAACGTGATATGGTTGACCGGCGTGTAAAGTTTTAGGATTTGAACCGCGACATAAAACAAGTTCGTTGTGCATTCGTCCTCATCGTTTTCTGTGTATGTTTGTTCATCATTATGAAACCATTGCAGTTCGACCAAGGTGGGATTGAGTTTATTGTATTTGAATTCCACGCTTATATCGTCTCCCCCAATGTTCAGAATCTCATCCGCCGGGCCCTTACCGAAATGGTACATGAATACTGATTTTTGAACGACAAAATTTGCACCGCCCGCCTTTATGGTATAGGTCTCTGTTTCTGGTAATTCCATTTGTGTATATAGTAGATTCGTAGTTTTATGTATTTTAGTGTCGCAAACCATATAAAGAATTTGCGATATGTAGTATTGTCGGGTTATCCCGGCCCATTTTTGCGATATTTTTGGTAGAAATATTCGCGACATTTTGCTTCCGTAGCTCAGTTGGTAGAGCATACGGCTGTTATCCACTGCATTTATGGTAAGGAACCGTAGGGTACCAGGTTCGATCCCTGGCGGGAGCGAAGTTTTATGTTTTAGGTGACTAAAACACAAAACAAAACTAAAACACAAAATATGTTAATCTTCCCAATGATCTATGACCCATTTACGAGCAAATGTTTTTTCATCATAGGAAGCGTGTTTCGACATGTTATCAAAAGCCCAGAGAGGTTGCAAGTTTGTATAATGAAAACACATATGACGTTCTATTTCGTTGTCAAGGTTGAAACTCGCACACGGTCGGATATGATCGACGTGCCATTTTCCCTGGTTTTCCCAGGACATTCCATCCGTAAATTGTTTTTCCAAATGTTCACGCAACGCGTCGATGGTGCACCCAACGTATTCCATAGAATGTTTTCGGTTATTTATGGTATAATTTTTTAACCGATCAGCAACACGGTGTCTCACTATGTATGCTATATAATTGGTTGGATTGCAGTCTTTACACTGAACCCTTCTTTTTTTATGTTCGCATATTGCACTTCCTTCGCATTCTATGCATCTACGTTTTAATTTGTTATGTTGACAAAAGGCATTTCCGCCACATGCTTTACATTCATAGCGAGCAATTTTATGTTCACAAATTTGACTTCCGCCACATTGTCTACAAAGTTCTCTAGATCGTTTATGTTCACACAAACTGCCACCATCACAGTCTTTACAGGTAGTCCGCTTTTTTCCATGTTCACATATTCCACAACCACCACATTCTTTGCACGTGTGTTTTATGCGTTTATGCTCACAGATTTGACTCCCACCGCATTCGGCACATTCTGATGGATTTTTCAAATGTTGGCACTTCAACTTCTTACCATTCCATATGACGATTTTCCCGTTACACATGTATGTTGTATCGACAGTTCTATCCGCTTTCCATCTCGGTAATTCAGTTGCCATTCTATAAAGTAGCCGGAGATTTTTATTCTATAATATTTACGAAGTAATTCGAGAAACGCCTACATGTGTTCGGCCACGGTCGCCTCCTTTTTTTCAATTTTCTCGTAAAAACTACCGGTCTGCATATCTAAACCACCAGTATAGTTTATGCAAAATTCTTTATATTTTGACCCCAATGTGTTCGATGAAATCATGGAACATCTTTTTGTCGGCGGAGCAGAAGCCGTGAAAAATGACTATGGATTTTCATTGGTAGTCAATTGCACAAGAAACACAGATATCACTTTCCCAACCGAATGTAAGCATTGTATTCGTATTGAAATCGACGATTCTCCAAAAGACCATGATAAACTATTTAGTTATATCGAGGAGTCTCGAGTTCTAGATGAAATTCACTCTGCATTACAGAAAGGCGATAAAGTTCTGGTTCATTGTTTTACCGGAGCACAGCGTTCATGTGCAGTTGTTGCGTGTTATCTACTGAAATATCACGCCATGACAGTGAACGGCGTGATAGAATACATAAAAAATAAGAGACCCATTGCGTTTTTTGGCGATGTGCATTTTATACAGGCTATGGAAGAGTGTTTTTCCAAGTATAGGAACGTTGTGCGGTAAAGACAGTTACACTTGCGCCACTGTCGCCTCCTGTTCCTTTCTCAATTTTTCCTTCTTATTCAAATACGCTGTTCTCGCGTATTGCTTCTTCTTTTCCGCCGAAATCGTAGCATAATAATTCGTTGCCTCCTTATATTCCTTCGTCTTTTTTATGATTTCCTCCTTATGGTTTGCGTAATACGTCTTACACCTTGCCGGACAGGTATATCGCTTCAAATGCTCCTTTGTTTCATTCAGTTCGGCCTTCAACTTTACAATCTCTTCTTCGGCGAGTTGCAATTTCGCCAACACTTCGTCCATTTCTATATATTATACGTAACATTTTTTTATATAATTTTACGAATAAAATATATCGGGGGTATATATTATACTATATAGATCAAGTCACATGAAAAAAAGTAACAAAAACATATCTAGGAAAAATAAAAAGACTACAAAAAAACGTGGTGGCTCCATATTATCACGCATATCAAAATTCATGTCAAGTTTGCGTAAAAACAAACTGTGGACCAAAAAAGAACTCGAATCTTTCAAATCCATGATGAAACCTGTCGACACATATGCTATGAAAAAAGGAAACCGGTATTTCATCGAACGACAAGACGGATGCACTTTTGAAACCGGAGTGTTTGACGAAATGATTTATGAGGGTATACAGGAAGGCCCTTCTTTTCGAAAGATGAGACTTTTATACAAGAACAAGGTGGCCGAGTGCGAAGATTTCCCAGCGTCATGGACACTCCCCAAGTATAGCCAAGATGGCGACACGGAAATTGGCCGAACAGGAGAAATCCGCACCTCTCATGAAAACATCTTTTATGAATGGAGCAGGTCCACGGAATCCATTCTGGTCGAAAAAGTAGAACGAAGCAAAACCTTGAAAAAACTTCCCGAAGAAGTTGTTTCGCATGAAATACGGTCGTATATTTAGATATGACGTCAAAAAATTGAATTCCTTTTTTATTTATTTATAGTATAAATAAAAACTCCCCGAGAATGAGCGTTTCTAAGCAATTGGCCATGAATTTTTCTGTACATGGTGTGTTCTTACCCATAGAGGTGATTGATATCATTAAAAGTTTTACATTTGAAGATAGGATTGTGGCGTCTGTAAAAAAACAGATGAAAGACATTGTCAAAGCCATCGATGGCGCTACGATTTCAAGAAAAAATTCTTGTCGATATGTGGACGATACCACTGAAAGTTGGGAATTTCGCATCTGTGACAATAAAACCTCACAATTTCTTAGCATTAAAAGCATGAACTGTCGCGTGTGTGGTGGGTATTCGCCGTTATGCAACGATACATTCGTTTGCAATTGTCCCCAAAACGATGATGAAGACGAAGACATGTATTACGACGAAGGCGATGACGATGATCCATGGCATTGGCAATATTGAGTCTGGACATCTTTCCGAAAACATCTATTACAAATGCCCACTTTTGTCGTTCAAATAATTATACAACAAGTTCTCCGGGTTGTGATTTTGGACTTCGCCGCATATTAACGATGCACTTTCATACATTTTTCGCAACACATCATTGGGTGCCATGGACCCTACTTTGATAAGCCCGCGTTTTATAAGATACGATTTCACTTCGTGAATTGGAACCTGTTTTAATTGTTGTGTTTTTGTCGTAATGTTATTACGTAATGTGCGGTTCGAGACCAGCACCGACACGCGGGGAAACACTTTGGATCTCCCGATTTTATACGTTCGCCGCAACGTCTTTTTGCGTTTCATCTTTTTTGGCACTTTCAATGCCTGGTTCATTTGTTTCATCAATGAACCTGTTTGTTGTGACTGTTCTACGCGGCTCAAACTCTCCTTTATTTTATCCTCCATGCGTTTTTGTGCGGCACCGGCATCCATCACTGGTGCCGGATTTGGGAAAGATTTTTGTTGGGTGGGTATGGTGGACAAGGATGTGTTTTGTGGCACCGGTGCTTGTCCTATCGTTGGGTAATTCTTTCGCGTTTGATTCGCATAGGTTCGATAGGTTGGCAATGCACCACCCTTTAAACATCCCCATGCCGGGGCACGATTAATCTCCATGGTTGAAATAGGAAGTGAGGGCATTGCGAAATTGGCATTTGGTATTTCAGTCATGGAAGGCAATGTTGGCAACGACAATGACGGCATTGTTGTGGAATGGCGTTTCAATGTGGAATTCTGTCTGCGATCGTCATTCTTTTGTGTCAATTCTTGTAAAAATTCTTTCGCTTCTTGAAATTCCGTTTTGATCGAACCAGGCGCATCAGTCGATTTGGAAGCACCGCGTTCTGTATTATCCCCCACAAACATTTTTTTGAGTTTCTCTTCTTGATGTTCTCGGATCATTTTCAATATCGACTTCTTTTTCAATGTGTCCTCTCTTTTTTTCGACAATTCAGATTTTATTTTAATTTTCCCATCGGGTGGTTTTTCCCTCCTTTTTCGTGTTTTATTATTTGAAAAAGAGAACAAGTCCGGGTTTACTGTCAATATTCTTTTTTCACTCATACCATTATATAGAGTTGGACGAAAAGAAATAATGAAAAACTACGTCTTTTCCTAAATTTGTGGCGGTTTACGTATATAGACCATGCATGTAATGCGGGGGCGGGGTTTTCGCCTTTCTATTTTTCACTAGAATATCGTAACCACCATTTATGTCATCCAACGTAATTTTTCGTCGAAGTTCCGTATCTTTTCCATAAATACGTCGCCCATGAAAAATTTTCGTATAGGTCAATAATAACTCCATATCACGACCATAATGTTTAAATGCATCCTTCTTTTGTTCAAACCAGGACTCCTGTAACACGGTCGGTTCGATCACCCAACCCTGTTCCTCCACTTTTTTGATAAAAATTTGTCGTAGTTCCTTTGCATTATAGGGTTCCATGGTAAATCGCCATATAAATCGCGACTCCAAACCCTGATTGGCTTTAAAAAACGTGTGGGTGAGTTCATCTTCATATCCTGCAATAATGACCATCAAGTCATTTTTATGATCACTTAACGATTCGCATAAAATGTCCAAACACTCTTTGGAATAACTATCATTTTCATTACTGCTTGCTAAAGAATAGGCTTCGTCAATAAACAATACTCCGCCCAGACACTCTTCGATCACTTTTTTCGTCTTGATCGCCGTCTGACCCAAATACCCTGCAATCAAATCGTTTCGGGTGACTTTTTTAAATGTATTGTTTTTCAATAGACCCATTTTTGAATACATTTTCCCGATAATTTTTGCGATTTCCGTCTTTCCCGTTCCTGGTGGGCCATAAAACACAGTATGTTTGAAATCACTCGTATCTTTTCCAATGTGTAATTCTTGAATGAAATACAAGAGTTGATTCAATATCGATTGTTTCATGGATTCTAAACCCACCATGTCATTCAGTGTTGTCAATTCCACTTTAATATTGTGCAATGACTTCAAATCTATGTTGTATTCTACCGTTTCTTCATATTCATGTTGTTGAATAATATCCAACAAGTCCGAAATTGTGTTCACAGATACGTCGATTGTTTTTTTCGTTTTCGGCACAATAATCGGTTTGAATAAAAACGTAGCATCGTGCTCTTTTTGCCATGTAGAATATGCAGACTCGACCTGCGTTTGTGTCGATATTGTGTTCCAAATCGATTTTGAATAGTTATCGTAAAAAAAATTATGAGACAGATCGATCGTCGTTACTGATGGCGATTTTCCAGTAAACGGTTTATCTTGTAACTTGTTTTGCAAAAAATGTTTCTCAATGATGCTATTCGTAATAATGAAATCGATATGTTGGTTGTTTTTTTGCTTGCTATGTAAATCCAAATATTCCACAAACTTTTTGGATTTTGGTTTTTTGGACATGTTTGATACTCTAAGGAAACGTATGCGAGTATATATAGACCATTGTTTATTACAATTACAAATGTAATTATTTGAACGGAATTTTGCGGTCTGTGAATATCTCTTGGACAAACCGCAAAAAATTGAAATGAGAATAATCTTATCGTATTGTTGCAATTTTTATACAATACAATGGATGTTTCTGAGTTTAAGGAGGAATATGAAATGAAGGCAACCGTCCATGCGGATGAACACTGGGCAAAGACAATGGGCGTGATTGACGAAAAGGGTGCGTCACACGATTTGTTGAACCCGCCGTTGAAAATAAAACGCAAGTTGAAACTTTCCACGAAGGACACGGTTCCGGTGCCGGCACTAGCGCCAGTGCACGCATTTTCATTGAAAGAGGAGTTGCTAGGAAAAAAGGAGGTTGAACAAATGGATCCGGCCGCACCCGATGAGAAGGCTCTACTTGAACATTTGGGCGAATACATTGAAGAACCATTCCATATTATTGAATCCTATTTCGAAGGGCAACATTTGGAACGGCTGGTCCGCCACCAGATCGAATCTTATAACCATTTTGTGAATTATCAAATCCAGCGCACGATCCAAATGTTCAACCCTGTAGTCATTCGCTCGGAGAACGATTTCATTGCCGAGAAAAACAAGTATTTCCTTGAAGTGTTCATTTCATTTACCAATTTCAAATTGTATCCGCCGCAAATCCATGAAAACAATGGTGCCACCAAAATGATGTTGCCACAAGAAGCAAAACTCAGAAACTTCACCTATGCGTCAACCATGAGCGTCGATGTGAATATCCAATATGTTGTTCGAAACACCGAAACCATGGAGACACCCAAGATTATCGAAAAGGTTCTACCGAAGATCAATATTGGGAAACTGCCAATCATGTTAAAATCGGCGATTTGTGTGCTTACGCAAAACAAGCATATCCAACATGAATACACAGGAGAATGTTCGATGGATTCTGGTGGATATTTCATTATCAAGGGATCCGAAAAGACGGTATTGGGACAAGAGCGTGCCGCGGAAAACAAGATTTATTGCTTTGATGGAAAAAACACTACCAAGTGGAATTGGATGGCCGAAATCAAATCTGTCCCTGATTTCAAGTGTATTTCGCCAAAACAGATTGAAATGATGATTGCGAATAAAAATAACGGGTTCGGACATGGTATCTTTGTAAATATTCCTCGTATCAAACAACCCATTGAACTCTTCGTTTTATTTCGCGCATTGGGCGTGATGACGGACAAGAAAATTTGCGAATATATTCTGTTGGATATTTCAGACAAGCAACAAACGGATTTGTTGCAAGCATTGCAAGCGTCGGTCATAGATTCGAATAAGTATATTACACAAGAAGATGCTCTTCGGCATATTACGGCAGCCGTTGCGTATACCCCGCTCAATATGGATAAAGAAACCGGAGCGCGTAAAAAGCGCGAATTTACGATTGATGTCTTGAACAATGACCTCTTTCCACACTGTCAAACATTGGAGCAAAAGTTGTATTTGCTTGGTTATATGGTAAAAAAACTGTTGTTTACCAGCCTCGGATGGATGCCTCCGGATGACCGTGATTCCTATTTGAACAAGCGCATTGAACTCACCGGCACGCTATTGAATAATCTTTTCCGTAATTATTTCAACAAACTCGTGAAGGAAATGCAAAAACAGATTGTTCGTGAGATCAACAATGGCTCCTGGCGTTCCATGGAAGACTATGAAAATATTGTCAATATGACGAACATTTATAAAATTATGAAGTCGACCACCATTGAAAACGGCATCAATCGTGCACTCGCCACCGGTGATTTCAGTATCAAACAGTCAAATAGCAGTAAGGTGGGTGTGGCGCAAGTGTTGAATCGACTTACATATGTCTCGAGTTTAAGTCATTTGAGACGCATCAATACACCACTTGAAAAGAGTGGTGAATTAATTGCTCCGCGCAAACTACATACCACGACGTGGGGCTTCTTGTGTTTAACCGGAGACACAGATGTTCTCATGTCAGACAGATTGACCACGAAAAAGATAAAAGATATTGTGGACGGCGAATGGGTGACCACTATTCACCCGAAAACATTGACGCATGAACCGTCAGATATACATTCCTTCTTTTGCAAGATGCCAGATCGATTGTTTGAAATCACGACAATCAATGGCAGAAAGGCGAAGGCCACTGCAAATCACCCATTTCTTGTGAATAAGGACGGAACACCCGAATGGCTAAATTTGGAAGATCTAAAGGAAAACGACAAATTGATTATCCGTCATACTGTGAAACATATTGTAGATACAAACACAACATTGATAAACATAAACAGCAAAGATGTTCTCGACCATTATAAGATGGAATTGATGGAACATAATTTGCTCGACAAGAACATTCCTGTTTGCAAATTGAAGATCCTGGCTCGTTTAATTGGTGCATTAAATACAGACGGCCATTTGCACGAAAGGATAGATAAGGATAAAAAGTATTACGCATCGTCGTTCTTCGTTGGCGAAGAACATGACGTGTTTCAACTCGCAGATGATATTGCAAAATTGGGGTTCGGAAACGTGTCTATTCACCGAAGAATATCTAATTTTGAAGACAAAATTGCAGGCAGAACTACTGTGTACAGAACTTGGGAAGTAACCAAAAGCGGAGCATTCTCCTATTTACTATTCCTACTTGGAGGGTTTTCTGGGAAAAAGACGAATCGGGAACGATCTATTCCTGCCTGGCTAACGAGCGCGGAATTGTCTGTGAAGCGCGAGTTTCTGTCTGCATTTCAAGGAGGCGATGGATCGAGGCTTTCGTATCAATCTAAAAATAAACGGTTTACGCCTAGAATTTCCGTAACTTGCCAGACCACTGACAATGAATATTTGCAAGACACCATTCACTATATGACACAAATTATAAATATGTTCCAGGAATTTGGGATACAATCAAACATCAACACAGTAGACGCGGGTGAGAATAAAACTAGAGTGTGCATTGTCTTTGATAACAGTTCGGAAAATTTGGAAAAATATGCAGATACAATTAACTATACGTATTGCGACGAAAAACGTAGAGCATCGGCGCCTGTTGTTGAACATCTAAAAACAAAGGAGTTTCTCAAAACTCTGGGTCGACCGGAAACCAATGCGTCCATCTATGAAAACTATATGAAAGACAACATATTGGACAATGGCTGCATAAGCGTCCCGATTTTGTCGATTCGCGAAATTGAACCGGAATTGGTCTATGACTTTACCACGCGGAGTGACAATCATTCGTTCGTCGCTTCATCTTTCGTCTGCCATAATTGCTGCGCGGAAACTCCCGAGGGGCAGTCCATTGGTGTAGTCAAAAACATCAGTTACATGGCGCATGTTACAATTCCCACAAATAGTTCTTCCCTCTATGATTATGTCAACCCCCAAATCATTCCGCTAGCGGGAGTCGACCCGCGGGATCTTCACAATAAAGTCAAGGTTTTTGTAAATGGTTGTTGGCTCGGTGTCACGAACGACCCGTTCGCATTATATCGTGACATGAAGGATAAAAAGTATAGGGGGATTGTGAATATCTATACCTCTATTGTGTTCGATATCAAAAATATGGAGATTCGCATCTGCAACGACGGTGGTCGCCTGACAAGACCCGTGTTGAAAGTTCGTGATAACAAGGCGATCATCACCAAGGACATTATTAAAATGCTCGAAAATAAGGAAATTAGTTGGAATGATTTGCTCACGAATTGCAAATTGGACGAATCTGTCGTGGAGTATATTGATCCCGAAGAGCAAAACTTTGCGATGATTGCCATGAAATGCAAGCATGGCTATTTGCAAGATGACTCCTATAAATTTCAATATACCCACTGCGAAATCCACCCCAGCACAATTTTCGGCGTTTTGGCATCCTGTATTCCTTACCCTGACCATAATCAAGCACCTAGAAATACTTATCAATGTCTGGGCCCAGATGAACTCGTCTGGATGGCTGACGGATCGAGAAAGGCGATTCGCGACGTTCAAATTGGCGAAAAGGTCTTGACTTTCCACCCCGAAACCCTAGAAATAACGGAAACGGATGTCATCAACCAATTTGTTCGTCCCAATGAATACCCTATCTATAAACTAACAACTGTAACTGGTCGTGAAATTATTGCAACAGAAGATCACAAATTCATGACAGACCAAGGTTGGAAGACGGTTGGTGAGATGAGAAACGATGCTTCGTTAAAAATTGGGTGCGAATTCAACCCAACAGATAAAAAGTTTTCGTTTATGAATATTGAATCCTTTGAAAGGATGCCCGATGGAGAAATTTCAGATATCGAAGTAGAAAGCGAAAACCACTCCTTCATTGCAGCCAACGGTGGATTCGCTAGCGCTAATTGCGCTATGGCCAAGCAAGCCATGGGTATCTACGCCACCAATTACGATCAACGCATGGATAAAACAGCGTATGTATTGAATTACCCAACTCGACCCCTCGTCGACACTCGACTCATGAACTTTATTCATCTCAATCGCATTCCTTCTGGCACACAGATTCATGTTGCGATTATGACACACACCGGATATAATCAAGAGGATAGTGTCCTTATCAATAAGGGTTCGCTCGATCGTGGCCTATTTCTAGCCACAATTTACCACACCGAAAAGGATGAGGATAAGAATATTATTCGCGACGAAATTATTCGTTGCAACCCCGATAAGACCAAGACCAAGGGGATTAAATTCGGCAACTACAGCAAACTCGACGTGAATGGGTTTATTCCCGAGAATGAACTCGTGGAAAATCGCGATGTTATCATTGCGAAGATTATTCCGATCAAGGAGAATCGCAACGATCCCACCAAAGTGATTAAATATGAAGACCAAAGTAAGACGTTTCGCACTACCGAAGAAACCTATATTGATAAGAATTACACAGGTCGAAATGGCGATGGATATAATTTCGCCAAGGTTCGTGTCCGCATTTTGCGTAAGCCGGTGTTGGGTGACAAGTTCAGTTCACGCCATGGGCAAAAGGGTACGGCTGGCAACATCATTCCGGAGTGCGACATGCCCTTCACGAAAAATGGGCTCCGCCCGGACATTATTATTAATCCACATGCGATTCCATCCCGCATGACGATCGGACAGTTGAAGGAGACACTTCTCGGTAAAGTGTTGATTGAACTCGGACTGTTTGGTGATGGCACCAGTTTTGGTAATTTGGACGTAAAGACCATATCCGAAGAACTACAAAAGTTGGGGTATGAGAGTTATGGAAACGAACTCATGTATAATGGTCTCACCGGCGAACAATTGGAAACGAACATCTTCCTTGGGCCCGTGTTTTACCAGCGATTGAAACACATGGTGAATGACAAGCAACACAGTCGCTCCATTGGTCCGATGGTGAATCTTACGCGCCAGCCCGCCGAGGGCAGATCACGCGATGGTGGTTTCCGCATTGGTGAGATGGAGAGAGATGTTATGATAGCACACGGAATGTCGAGATTTTGCAGGGAGCGTCTCTATGATGTGTCGGATAAATATAGCGCGCATGTTTGCAAAAAGTGTGGCATGATCGCCGCCTATAACGATGGTAATAAAAACAAAATGTATGCCAACGCCGACTTTTCGATTCATTTGTGCAACACGTGTGGAAATAAGACGGATTTCGCCAAGGTGGATATCCCGTATGCGTATAAGTTGCTATCCCAGGAACTCCAAACGATCAATGTGGTTCCTCGTATTATTACGGAATAGGTTTAGCGATGGAATTTGTAATTACAAATGTAATATTTTTATTTACAAATTATATCCGAATATATGTATACAATGACCGATTTTTTTTCGAAACACATTCTCAATGAAAACAATAACAAAATTATTGGCTTAGCACATCTTTTATTCGCAATATTCATTGCGTTTTATGGAATTGTATTTAAAAAAATGTGGTTTGATTATGTTTATATCATATATGCGATTTTAGTATTAATAAGTTGGACTTATTATAATGGCGAATGTCCTCTTACTTATTACATAAAAAAACAACAGGATAATTCTTACATTGCGGGTGAAGAATCAACGGATATTAACGACATGTATTTATTGTTTGGTTCCAAAGATATTATTTATACTATTATTACTATTACTATAATTTTCAACGTAATATCCGAATTTATCGTATTGAAACGAAACAATTACCCCGCTTATATTTATTTTGCATTGCCGTTCTTTCATTTTTTATACACACTATTGCTGAGAACTCAATCGAAATTATATGAAAACCCAACCTTTTTATTTTTACAAAATGGGTTCAGGTATATTTTTATTGTAGTTTTCATATTTGTTTTTTCAAAAATTATATACAAATAATATATAGAATGGAAACGTTAGATAAAATCGTTTGCATAAATTTAAAGGAAAGAACGGACAAATACAATGTTGTAAAAAAAGTATTTGAAAAAATAAATTTAAACGTAGATTTTTTTTTCGCAGAAAAACATAAAACATCGGGAAGAATCGGCTGTTTCGAGTCGCATATTGAAGTAATTCAACAATGTTATAATAACAACTTCAAAAATGTTCTCATTTTCGAAGACGATGTTGTGGATACACCCGATTATGATGAAAAAAATTTACAGAATGTTTTATTGTTTTTGAAAAACAACAATTGGTGTGAATATTTTCAATTAGGATACACTATTTTGCCTCATGAAATTGTTTCTTATTTTTCGTCTAATAATTTATATAGACAAAACATTATTCAATATAATGGGAACTGCACACATGCCTATATATTAACTCGCCCTGGGATGGAAAGAATACTTCACACGTGGAAAACTTGTTGTTACGAAAAAGAATTGGATTTGGATATTTATTATAAAGAAATTTTTGCAAAACACGGAGCATCCGTGTGTCCTATTTTATTTGACCAAAATTTCTGCCTCGACAATAATAACGAGAAACCAACCACTTCATATTACAGCATAATGAGAAGCGTCTCTTGTTTTCAATACAAATATTCTTTTTTGTATGTTTTATCTTACATACGATGCTATATAAAATACATTGTTTTCTTATTTTTATTATTTTTTTGCACATGCATTGTGAGACAATTTCCTCGTTTTTTTGAAAAAGCAAAATTGCTCGCTACAAAAAATCTGGTGAAAATTGTTTAATCACAATCGTTTTTTCATATTCGGATAAATATCCCAAAACACATGCCATGTCCATTCAAAATAAAACCCGGGCATGCGGCCATATTCCGATTCCAGTATCCATGTGTAAAGTCGATTATAAAAATCAAGCGGGTATTGTAAAATACGGTGTTTATGAATCAAAAACTGTGCTCCGCCTCGATATCCATAGAACCAATTCGCACGCGGAAGATTCTTCATAGGACAATAGTCTTCCAAATACGTTTCCCACCATTCACATAACTGCTCATACCGTTCATGATCCGTGATGTCACTGTCGAAATAGGCGTATTCATTTACATTGTAATATTCCAAATTTGAATCCAATGCCTCCTGTAAAAGATCTACGACGGAACCTCGGTGATGCCAAGCAAATTCTTCGTCATGTATAAAATAATTCCATTCGGGAAGCGTGTCGTAATGATCCAAAATATATTTCAAATACGTGCTTGCCTCATTTCCTTTGTTTACAGGCACATTATATGGGTTTTCGGGGTTTTCTTTGTCATATACAAGCACGCTTACGTCCTTGTAAGATCGTTGAAACTTTTCCGTCCAATCCGTGTTTCTTTGATATCTACTTACAATGATATTTATATTGGATTGCATCTTCGACATGGTTTATGTATTCTTTTGCCGAAATATTTTATATCTATTTTCTCCGATACAATATAAAACTATATACAAATGTCCAAACCCGAATCCTTTACAGAAATTAATGATGTTCGGCTGGCTGTCGATTTTAAAAGTGTGACGTTCTCCAAGTTCAAAAAAACCGATGTCCGCTCTCAACTGATTCAGAGTATGAAAAACGGGAAGCTTGAGCCAGCCTGTTATTGGTGCGCCGAATTGGTTTGCGCTGGCCACTTCATGGAAATCTGGGAAATTATATTGCACTATGCCGGGAAACACATTCATTTAGGAAACCCCAAAATTGTCAGTTATTTGGAAATGCGGTTTACGATATTCAAAAACATTGTCACCCAAGGACAATTTTTGAATGAATTACAGTTACGTAATAATGCCACCATTCGCAAATTATTCGCCGAAATTGTCACTGTATTAACATTATCGAATCGCAAACACAGTTTTGAACCTCTTAAAATTAACCGCGAAGAAGAGTTTGACATGACGCAAATGCCGGAACGATTGAAAGCGCCTTCGGTCGAATATGCTATGCCAATCATTAAAAAGGAAGATCCGAGAGAACTCTTTATTGCTGTCAATGAATTCTGTTACCATTTGTCTCCAGAAACAACAACAACGATCGGTGCCTGTTACTGGATCGAATGGATGATCGATTTTGAAGCCATCTGTAAAAAGAAGAAAACCCCGTGCGTTTGCGATAGGCGAGTTGATGTTCCCGTTGAAAAAAAATTGCAGGGCGATGTCATCTGGATTTTATGGGATGCCCTTTTTTATTATTGCGAACAAAAAAACAACCCGTTTATTGACAAACTTATGCGCGGTTTGCGTGCCATTTTTTGCATAAAATATACGACGGCGTCTTGTAAAAAACGCCGTTTTTTGTTGTATTTCGCTGTTGCATTATTAAAAGAACCCGTTCCGACGAATATTGATTTGATATCTGTGCCGAATAAACAGGTTCTCGAGAATATTCTATCAAAAATTGATCATGTATACAAACAAATTAAGAAAAATGAGGAAACGCCGAGAACCGAGTATTTGTTTTCGGGGTTAGAACGCGAGAATAATTTCGATAAATCGATGCGGAGATTGGATGCGTTGAACGCCGCCGACAATTTATTTTCGAAAACGAATTCGTAAATCTCTGTATCCGCGCATAGAAACTACATAAATATATTGTTGTATACACAGCATATATTTATGGCTATACCCGATTGCACCTTAACCACAGCATGTTTTTGTTTAAAAAATGAACATGATGGTGCACGTTCTCTTTCTGAAACGATAGATTCCACCAATTCCCTCTTGAAACTCCCCCTTTATTTGGTCATTTACGGCGATGCACAAACAATTCCTTTGTTGAAAGAACGCCGCATCGCATATGGATTCGCGTCCTTGACCGTATTTATCGAAACCACATTGTCGTCCTTGTGGAGTTTTCAATACTTGGAAAAAGTCCGTCGAAATAGAGAACTTTACTTTCCATCTCGAGATGCGAGAACAAGCGCCGAAACACATTTGGTAACGTGTAATAAATTCACGTTCGTATTGGAAACGATAGAAACCAATCCATTTCAAACTACTCGATTCGGATGGATCGATGCTTTTCTGGGGAAAGATACCGTGAAAATATGTGAAAATTACGAACCTCGCATTATTCCGTGGACATTATCCAACATTTCCGAGATGTTTCATATCCAGGTTCTCAATGTGTGTGATAAAAAATACAAACTGGTGGAGAACAAACACGAATTTTATAGTCAATATCAATGGGTTGTGTGCGGTGGTTTTTTTACCTGCGGAATGGAGATCGGTCACAAGATATTGTCACGATTGAATCAAATCTTTGTAGAAACTACGAACATGGGATATGGGCATGGTGAAGAAATGTTTTATCTGGAAGTTCTCGATGAATTTCCCAACGAGATCTCCACGTCCTATGGTGATTATGGGCAGATGCTGAATAATTTTATATACCCTTCGCGCAATCTACATTATATTTACTATTTTATATTGAAAAAATATATGGAACGGGAGTATTGGCGGGAAGCATATACTTGTTCGACCGCATTGGTAGATGCGATAGAAAACCATCTTGTGAATGAAACGCCCGAACTTATTGCGCATATTCTTATCGATCATTATATTTCTGCGTATTATTATGTTCCCGCGCAATGCAATGCCATTTCTAAAAAAATAGAGTCTGTGTTTCTAAAAAATCCAGAGTTGAAACGCGTCTTTGATGCCGAACATTATCGCATCGAATGGTATCGTAACTCAATACGAGAAATCTATGGACAAGCGTGCGACCAAGCGTGCGACCAAGCGTGCGACCAAGCTGGCGACCAATCAAATAAGCCGAAACCTTAATGTTTGTAATTACATTTCAACGGTTGTGATCGCAACTGCATTTATGCAGTCGTTTATATAATGAAATTTAAGAAAAATCTATCAGTCATGTATATATGGCATCGCTTGTCCCCCAAACCTTTGTGCTCTATAGCAAACCGCGGTTCATATCCTTTCCTGATGTAAGCGCAGTTAGCACTACTTTTGAAACAACAAGTGATGTTTTAGTTCCTCCGTTATCGGACGGCGAATACACAGCGGTTCTTAATGACACAAACACGGTTCTCCATTCCGCAGGAGAAGTGAAAATGAGTTTGTATACAGATGCAAGCGGCACTGTTTTTGCAGTCGACTCGAGTGGAAACCCGATTGATAATAAATCTGTTATCACCACGATATATACCTATCCCTATACCGACGCAAGCGGAAATGCACAGGCCGGTTATTTGACAACGTATTTCAGTGATGGCACTTATTTTGGTAATAATGATTTAAATAACGCGGCATATTGGTATACATTTTATGGTCTGGATCAACCGCCAAAGCAATATACGTAGTCAGGTCGGCGACTATCAATAAAAATGAAATAGACGTGTGTTCGATTTCATTTTTCATAATATGGTCTCTTTTTCTAAAACGATCCAAAACTGCTACCCAACATGGCATTTGCAGGAGCAGGTCCCATCGACATCATCTCTCCCATTCCACCGTTACGACCCATCATATTGTCGTATCCTTCCAATGGCCCGGATTGACGACTTGTGGCAACCGGCCCCGGTGGGAAAATTCCAGTTTGCACATGGCTATTATCTAAATAATCGGCTTGGCTAGGTGTGTGTCTAGAAACAGGTTGGCTCACGCGAACACCATTTTTGACAACTTCTTTCTTTTCACTCGGGCCATTCCATAATTCATTCAATCGATCCACTAAAATGTTCACTTTTATGCCTAATTTCGTTTGTATGCTTAATACAAGAATCAAAAACGCTAAAATCACGTTTGTAAGACTCAAACTTTCGTATTTAAACCCGCTATACGTGGGAAAATAAGTAATCGCGCGATGAATCAATATAATTCCACAAAACATCATGGTGAGTTGAATAAAGATTTCGACTAAAAGTTCCAAACTCGATTTCTCGGGATCAGCCTCTGGTAAAAAGCGTTGAATCAACTTATTCAATCCGACCACGGGGAGAACACCCATCAAAGAATATTGGACGACATTTAATATTTCGGCTTTCCCTTCTTCTGTGGTTGAAAATACGTGGTTTAAAAATGATTTCTTTGTAATATCTTTTGTTTCTTGTAAAACTTCCATGATATAGAAATTGATTAGAAAAAATAATTTCAATACAATGATTTAGAGAAATGGTGATACTAAATGTATTCTATAGAGTTTGATACGAATGAGCCAAGCCATTGCATCTGCCAGAAATAGACGCGCGTTCAATACACCCAACACCACTGTGCCTGTATCGGCACCGTCTTCCCAAGGACAAGCCCAGCCGAATGTCAACACGCAAGGTTTGACGTTGCCACAAGTCATCGCGTTAGTCGACAAGCGTTTAATTACGCTAGAAACGTTCATGAAGGAAACAAAGACACAACCCGTGGCTACTTCGGATGACAATATCACATTGACAAACTCGATTCCCATCCCCGAAATTCTGGACGAATTTAACAGTCGTTTCGAGATTTTGGCGCAGGAACTTGAGACCATTAAGGATGTTGTTCTGAAACTCCAGTCTTATACCATGGAGGTAAATAAGATGCTAGTGGATGAGCGTGTTCATGTTTTTTCTGAACTTGGGAATCATAGTTCGAATCTTACTGGAGAGAGATCCATTACCATCGATCGTGAGATTGCGATCGATAACTCCAGTCAGAGAGAATCCACCAGCATGGACCTACGCGGGCTTGTCAGTGAAGAATTGCAGTCGACGCTTTCGTCCTTATAAAAAATAAATTCGGTAAAACTATACAAACAAACATCACATTATAGAGTAGACAATATGGAAAACAACGCGGAATTAAAAAACAAAATACATGAAATTAAAAACGCTTTTTACGAAACATCGGGTAAAAATTTGTTGTTTAAAAAGAATCAAAAATTTGAATGCGCAGACACGATATCAAAATCGATTGGTCTAGACGAAATGATCAAGAAAACGTTTTATGTTTTACCCAATACGAATAAAGTATATGCCGACTATTCGGTTTTCAAGCTCTATGCCACGCCCGATACATTCGATTATATTTCCACAACATTGCTTGATTTGTTGAACATGGTTTCTTTGTCTGGAAGTTATGAATTGCATATTAATTTAGAATCATTTACAATATCCGCTTATGAAAGATACAAACAATTTATTACTATCTACTGCAATAAATGTTTGTCTTATGAATCCTCGCGATCTATTTCTATGTCAAAGATGATTATTTATAATACGCCAGTGTTTATAGATTCTATTTCCAGAATTTTACGGCCAATGATGCACCCCGATGTGCCGAATCGAATTACGTATTATAAAAAAAGCGAAAGCCCTCTTCTTTTATTGCAATTGTTGACTACGCCACCATGACCACGTTCAATTCACAGATTGAACCAAGACAACGAAGAAACATAGATCAATATATCCGATTCAAATGTCATCGACGGCGAACTGTCCTTTCCGCAATACATTTCGTTTGGATCAGGCCCGATATATGGTTTCTCCATACCATTCTCTGTGTTCGACAATAGTCGCCATGTCATTGTTCGAAATGGATAATCGGGCGGAAGTTCCAGAGCATATACCAGGTTTCGTTCTACCAACAGATCGGGGATGTCTACGTCATTGTGTATCGCCGTAATCGTTAGTTTCATTTTTGTATAAAATTCTTCGTCGCGTTCCAACCGAATATTTCGGAGAACATAGCGATCTGATTTTGTATATCCAAAATATTCATGCATTTTGGATATATCACAGCCCATGCTGTCAAATGCCGCAAATAGGCGTTTCATATAGGAAATAAACCTCATTGTTTTGTTTGTTGTCGGGAAAGACATGTCGATGTTTTCGTTCAATTTTTTACACCTTTTTCATTTGCAATGAAAAAAATGGATTGTCGATCACAATGTGGATATGGGATGTGTTTCTCTATATGATAATTTCGCCGCCACATTTCAATGCATATTTGTGCATTTTTTTCACCACTCTTGACATAAATTTTTCGTAACTTTTCTTAATACACTCGAACTCGGTAGACGATGTCATTGTTCCGATTTTGAATCCGAAAAACTCACGCCGAGCATTAATTCGATATTTTAAGAATTTTGCATGAATTTTTCTCTCGATCTCACAACAGTGTTTCGACTTCACAACGCAAATGGGTTTAAAATTTTCCGGCACACTTGTGCAATTCAAGCCCTTTACCCTGTTTTCGATATCAAACGATTTATGATGTTCTCCAATTTTCAATTGAAACGGCAGAGATTCATTTTCCATGACATAGGTCAAACCTTCTTGTTCGGGAACCGCGGTTTCTTTCTTTGCGGGGATGGTTTTCTTTTTTTGTAAAAACTCGGGGATCGTCTTTTGGATCGTTTTTTTTACGCTCGATGCCGCCTTTTTAACTCGGTCTATGAATCGGCCCATATTTCAGCGACTGTTCGTTTTATTCAAAACGTTGAATTTGTGACGACTCAATTTTTTATCCGAAATGCTACACGTTTTGAAAAAAATTGATTTACACAGTTCCGGAGTTGTTCAGTATAACCCAATCCAAAATGAGAATTGTTTTGAAAAACGCAGCAAAGGCCGAATGTTTCTGCAGTCTGTTTCAACATATCAAGTTGTTTTCAGATCATATCAATATTATGTTTGAGCGTAGTCGTGTATATATTCAATCCATGGATTCAAGTAGAGTGAGTATATTTGAAATCGACTTGCCGGCCACATGGTTCGATACCTACGAACTAGAAAATCCAGCAACGATTGGTATTAGTTCGTCCATGCTATTTAAAGTGTTGAATACGAGAGACAAAGCGCAAGAGATGTGTTTTATGGTGCAAAATGAGGATCCAGACAAGTTGGAAGTTCATTTTACATCCGATAACAAAAGCGTATTTGATAAGCATTTTGAATTGCCATTGATGGAATTAGAGTGTGATGTCATGGATATCCCGGTCACCGATTCGCAGGCCGAACTGACATTGCCATCTATGAACTTTGCAAATCTAATTGCGCAATTGAGACTGTTTGGAGAAACATTGGAAATCAAATGCGATGAAGAAAAAATAGAGATGTATTCTCTAAGTTCTGAACTCGGCAAAATGACTGTGGATATTGACATCGACGATCTCACGGAATATTCGATCAACGAAGGAGAGAGCATCAAACTCTCCTTTAGTCTAACCATTTTACAAAACATTTGTATGTATTCAAAGATCACAAAGGAAATTGAGTTAAAACTGACAGAAAATTTCCCATTGAGTCTTACCTATAAGTTAGGTGAGGGTGGGGGTCGTATGTCCTTTTATTTGGCGCCCAAACTACAAGACGATTAGAGTTGCGTTACAAAAAACATAAATATATAGATGACATATGTATATGTCCGCCATTTTCAACATCGTATTGTTTTTTATTGTATTTTTTATTTATACACATGTCGTCCATCAACTCAAAAAAAGCGAGGATTTAGAGATATATGAAATGGATTATGTTTCGAATGCGCATTTACAAGAAGTATGTGATGTAAAACAACCTGTCTTGTTTGAATACCAATCTATCGCGCCATCTTTTTTTGAACAATTGACCCTAGACCACATTTCGGAGGTTGGTGGGGCGTATGACATAAAAATAAAAGATGTTCAGGATTATTGGAAGTCCGATGAGAGCGTGGATTACGCCATTCTTCCGTTTCACGCGGCGGCCACACTGATGTCGTCCGATACTCAAGCGAATTATTTCACAGAAAAAAACGAAGATTTTGTAGACGAATCCGGCCTGGCACCCTTGTTTCAGGAAAGCAATGAATTTTTGAAACCCTATATGACCCTGCAAACCAAATACGATGTTTTGATGGGATCACGAAATGTTCATACGCCATTGCGGTATCACACGGAATACCGTAAATTTTTATTCGTAATGTCTGGAAAAATAAAGGTGAAAATGACACCATGGAAAAGTGGGAAATATCTCTATCCCATTCATGATTATGACAACTATGAATTCAAAAGCCCGGTTGATGTATGGAAGCCACAGCGCAAATATTTACATGAAATGGATAAGATTCGATTTTTAGAATTTGATATTTCCGCTGGACACGCGTTTTATATCCCCCCCTATTGGTGGTATAGCATCAAATATTCGGATAGCACAGACAATCTGTTGTGTGGAATCACCTACAACTCGATCATGAATTGCGCCGTAAACATTCCCAATTGGGGGCTTTATTTTTTGCAACAGCAAAATATTCATAAAAAACTTGTCAAAACAATTGATCTTGCGCAAACCATAGTCGACGCGTCGGCACAAGAGTTGGATATCGACGAGAACTCCACCGAAAAAACGGTGGCTGGGATAAAAATTATTGATTCCGCGATAATAGAACAACCTGTCTCGGTAGAATAGAGAGAGAACTTTTAGTCATTTGATAACCGCTCCTGGTGTTTATCAATTGTCACCGATTTTAATACATTGCTCACCACCTTTTCTATATTTTTTTCCTGTTGTTCCACTGTTCCGCCCGTAGAATTCATTCCAATTTGAATATATTCATTGTATGCCTTAGAATCCAAGATTAAAAAATCTGGGTTCTCCTCTGCCCATCGCGACAATTGCGCCAGGTTTTTTCGGGCAACAATATTTACCAAGCGCTTCATATTCGCTTTATCATCACTCTCTTTTTCCCATGTATTCGCATTCTTTACATATATAATCTCGCGCTTCGCGTCCGTGCAGTGTAATGGTCGTTTATATATATCCACTTCTCTCAATTTGTCCAATAAAATGGTTGTAATCCCTTCCACAAACCCCACTTTCCCCGTATGCACAAGGTCACTTACCTGCACATGTAACGTATTAATAAAATCAGCCAAGTTGAGTGCATTTTTGCACTTTTCATTCAAGAAAACATTCAGATTAAATTGATTGTTCACTGTATTATTATTGGTGGTATTGTTCGTGATTGTAGGTGTCGTTTGTTTCGACATTTCCATGAACTTTTCCATGAACTTTTCGGTGAAATTTTCGGTAAAGTTCTCAATAAATGCGGCATTTTGTTGATTGTTTTGACGAATGACCTCGGACAATATCTCTTTCATCGATTCTTTCCCCGTAAGTTTATATTCGGCGGGAGAGTCTGTTTTCGCAACCGGAACCTCTGTGCAACATTGTTTGTGTTTCCATAATGCCGCTCTATTTTGAAATAGTTTATCACAATGAGAACACGTCGCGCTTTTTGATATGTTTGTTTTGTGTTTTGCAGTCAATTCGTGTTTTTTAAAATCCGTCCGATTATTTGTATTGTATTTGCATGCGTCGCAGTAATATTTCGATGTTTGTATTGTATTTGCATCGACACTCGATACCTGTTCATCTTCCGAACCCATACTTTCCTGCGCGGACAAATCACTCTGATTGTCCCAATCTTCTTCATTTCTTTGAGAACCTTCTGTGTGTTCTCGATATTCTTGCTCTTTTTGAAGAGCGTCTTTTTTATCATTACACACACATCTTGCAATTTCAATCATGTCCCAGTTCTCCCAGCCTCCATGATTAAGAATGGTTGAGTATATTTCGACCAAGTCCGCGGACGTTGTTGATGCATTCCACCCCTTTGTGCAGGCTGTTTTATGCGTATATTTACGTTGCACAAAATTGGTAGTATGTCCAATATATGTCTCTTTTATAGTATCGTCTTTACATATAAATTTATAGATAATCGTATTTGAATAGTCAATCTCACGCTTTGGCATATCGTATACTATAGGGCGACAGATAAATCTTGTGATCTTATCGCATTATAAGATTTTTTGGGATCTTATCGGCGATTTTTGGAAACAACTGCATATTTTCTCTCATATGTGTCAGATGAAACCATTTATGCGGTGATGGTTGGCATGAATGAGTCTAAAAATGGGAAAAAAAGTCGCTAAACGAGGGGAGATTGCGACAAATCTTATAGCGGGTCTGATTTTCAGATATTTCTTGAAAAAAATTATGCAGTCACGTGAAAATTATTTTTTCTGATTTTACTGCATTATCGAGTAAAATCGATTTTTCATATTTTTCTGTTTAGAGAAAGTCCTTGAGATTTTGAAAATGGACATTTATAAATGTCCAAAATCGGATTCCTCGGACACTTTCTTGTTTTCGATTTTTTGATGTCTCTAGAAAATACGTAAAAATTGTGTAAATATAATTACGCCGAACCTCTCATATTCGGAGCGACAGTGATTTGATCCGCGGTATTACGGATGACTCGCAGCATAAGTATAATCAGTCCAATGACCATAATATAGTTGAAAATAAAGCCCAGAAGCATGGTAATTGTGTGTGAATGGATAGGATGTATACATTCTACAGGCATTCAATTTTTTCTCCATATACTATATATTGGTTTCGATATAGTATACGATGTATAAATTCACAAAACAAATTTTGGTTGCTGCGTTTGTTATGCTTGCATTGGACTTCTTGTATTTGTCCATCAATAAGGCGAATTTTGAGAACCAGGTGATTGGTATTCAAAAAGTGGTCATACAACTCCGCTATACGCCCATGATCCTCTGTTATGCATTTTTGATTAGTGGGTTGGCTTATTTCATACTCCGCCCACATCGCTCCGTTACGGATGCGTTTTTATTAGGGGTATTTGTCTATGGTGTGTTCGATTTGACCAACAGTGCCATCTTCAAAAAATGGTCGCCCTATTTAGCAATGATGGATACCTTATGGGGTGGCATATTGATGGCGGCAACTACACAAGCGGTCTATACATTGGTATAGAGTAGTGCACGTAACTATAACATAGTTCATTTCTATAAATTCATATCCATCATATATCGTATCACGAATGTAAACAATACAACATGGATACCAAACCCAAATAGAGTAGGGCACCCATTTTTAGAGACAGTCGGTCCGACTAAACTTTCCAAAAGAAAATAGGCCCATGGGTTGAAAAACAGCAATGCCACAACTGTGGTGTAAAGAGTAAATCTCCACTTGTCATAATAGGTAGGAGACGCCATTATGTATATATAATAGCATAGTAATATAATATTTATACAAGTGCCATGGATTCCTTCTTTTTATCGATCACCACTGCTTTCAGAATATTGGTAACCACCTTATCAATGTTCTTCTCCTGTTGTTCTACGGTTCCGCCCGTAGAATGTAACCCGATTTGAATATATTCATTATAGGCTTTCGAATCTAACACCATAAAATCGGGGTTCTCCTCGGCCCATTTTACAATCTGATCCAAATTCTTTTTCGCAATGCGATTCACCATACATCTCACCCTCGACTTATCGTCGTTTTCCTTTTCCCATGCGTCCTCGTTTTTTATATATACCACTTCGCGTTTCGCATCCGTGCAATGTAATGGCCGTTGATAGACATCCAGTTCTCCCATTTTATTCAACAAAATGGCAGTAATCCCTTCCACAAACCCCACCTTTCCTGTATGTACCAGGTCGCTCACTTGGACTTCCAATGAATCTATAAATTCCACCATATTCAACGCATTTTTACACTTCTCATTCAAGAACACATTCAAATTGAATTGATTGTTGACTGTATTGTTATTCGTGGTATTATTGGTTATCGTAAGGGATGGTGCAGTAGACATCTCCATAAATTTCTCCATAAATTTCTCCGTGAATTGTTCAATAAATGCCACATTTTGATGGGTGTTTTGTTTCGCAACTTCAGATAAAAAATCATGTATCAAAACCGTGTTTTCGGCGGGAGGGTCGTTTGTCGCAGACGGTGTATCCAGTGGATGTGATTCTTTGCACTTCTTTTTATGTCGCCAAAGGGTTACTCTGGAAGAAAAAACCCCACTGCATCTTATGCAGGCATGTCGGATTGACACTGATTGATGGTCACTTTGAATATGGTCAGGGGTTTTTTTGGGGTTTTTTTGAAACAAAAGTGAAACATTTCTCCCATGTTTCAGAGTTTTCTCATGACGTATAAAATCTTTCTTGTTACCAGTTATGAAGCCACATGCTTCGCAATTATATCCGGAATTTTCCGATGCAGTGGGGTTTTTTGAAACAAAGTGAAACATCTGAGATATCTAAAGATAAATGTCCAAGAGATCTGGCCGCCCCCTCAAAATTGTTGAAAAATTTATGCAGTCACTCTAAAATTATTTTTTCTGAATTTACTGCATTATCGAGTAAAATGAAAAAACACGATTTTTCTGTTTAGAGAAAGTCCTTGGGATTTTCATTTTGGACATTTATAAATGTCCATTTTGGAATTCCTCGGACACTTTCTTGTTTTCGTGTTTTTGATGTCTCTAGAAAATACGTGAAAATTATATAACCAAATGACAATTTTTCGAATATATAATAGGTAAACACCCCCACAATACTCAAACCTCCATCTTCAATACCAGCCGTTTCTTAGGCCGCGGTGGAACCTCAATTTCAACGCCAAATCGGTCGCAAAATTCCACGATGCTAAGTTGACTCACACTTGGGTCACCAATACATCGCATTTTTACATCGATTGACTGTTCATCGGGATTGTATGCCCATTGGTCATAAAAGTTTTCTTCGGCATCTTCATTTGGAAACGTCACTTGTTTTGTTTCGTGACATAGTTCACCAACCAAGCGGTCTTCCCATATGGGAGAACGAGAAGCATAATATAACCAATGCTTTACATAATACTCATGCATGATGTCGTAGGACAATTCAAATTCAAACAATCTTGATATATTACTACGGATTGGATATCTACATGCAGACGACAAAATACGATAAGAGGGCATGCACCCCGGCACCAATGTTTTATATTTTTCAATATAGTCATCGTTAACTACAATGTTCATTGTTTTTTTTATAGACGTATTCGGCTGTTCCAGTGGTTTGCATTTTACCTGACATATGGTCTCGACAAACGTGGATACGTCATACGACTTGTGTATTAAGGACACGACAATCGACGCAAAACACCAATCTAGATTCGGGTCTAGAGTCCATTGATTCATCATTTTACGAAGAAACACCGAGAACGTAGGATTTTGCCCCCGATAAAACATCTCGTATATGGATTCTATAAACTGCATAGACTCTTCTTGAAATCCCGAATGATAGAGTTCATACCCCCAAAACAATGCTTCGTCGAGTTGTCGCTCCAACATTGCAAATAAGAACGAGTGTTTCACGTTATATTTTGGATAAAGATAACGGGTGAATACCAACGTGGATTCGTCGACCGTCATGTTGTGGGTATAATTTTTTATCAAGACGTAGATCCTGATAAAAAACATTCAATTTTTTGTAGGTTTTCGCAAGCCCAATGTTATATAACAAATAATGTAAACCCTTCATTCTCATTCGGTTGTTCATAATTTTTTGAATACACTGAATACGCTATTTTCGGGACATACTTTTCGTAATTTCTTAATTTGTTTCGTTTATACGCTATTTCTAATGGCGTAGACACATGAACGCATACAACTTTATAATTGTATTTTTTACCAAGTTCAATATATTCTTTCCTTTTTTTTGAAGAACTATTTGTGGCATCAAATACAATAGATTTATTATTTTCAATATGGCCGAGAGACGCTTTTATCATTTTTGTGGACGACTTATAGAGATCACCTTCAATATAAATAAAACATTCGTTTTTACATATATTTTTTGCAATCGTGCTTTTGCCCGACCCAGGATAACCCATCATGATAATGATTTGTTTCTCATCTGTTAAAGGTATTGTCGGTATTTCTGTAATTTCATGTTTCACATGAAATACCTGTTCTGGGCAGTAACATGGAACACCTATATTTTCGGCGAACACTTTATCGCTATCTGAAAAGTCAGATTTTCTACCAATTGCGTCTCCAATAAAGAAGGACTTTTCCTTGTTCAGTTTATGATCCCTAATGAAAATGTTAAATAATGTAGGGTTTGGTTTATAATCACATTTATCTATCGCAATAACTATGAAAATAGGAATACACAAAGAAGTAGCAACAAGTTTTATCTGTTCATGTTTCCACGCTTTCGATTGGTTTGTAAATATCACTATCATAAACCCATCTTCATAGTATTTTTTAATCTTTTCGGGAATGGTAGGATATAACCATTCCCAGTCATCAATCGTGGACGGAAAGGTTTTCCCATCTTTTGGGCTCACAAGTGTCCAATCATAATCAAATGCTGCCATTTTTTCTCTGTGAACAGCATTGTTTACGTTATAAATTGTCGGGAACATGTTTTTTTGTTCTTATAATAATACTAAAAAGTTGTTCAATTTTTTATTTTACTCCAAATCTTTCATATCGTTATTGTTTTGATCCGAAAAATTATGCACGAACCGCTTATAAAACGACTTGTATGTATTTTGTAACTTGTCAAATCGCATATTAAATTTCCCGTCCATATATCTCATATCAATGTTTTCAACAATGATTTTATCTTGCAACATCGTCTTATACATCATATTCTCAGTAACCATATCTCCAAGCGGATTATTCCAAAAATTACGATACGTCTTGACGAACAATTTGCTCTTGGTTTCGGTAATGGGTAGCGCAAACGTAATCACAGTGCTGACCAGATCGCCAAACATGACACGTGCAACAGTAGTATGGGGCAAAATGAACTCGTTTTCGATACGGAGTTCTTTATATCCAAATGCCTTTCGGGCAATAGATTCGTCGCCCGCCTCATACAGATACGATGTTTTATAATGGTAGGGACCAACCAATCGTGGGGGATGTTGCTCCGTAGGCGCAGGACGCTTGGCGTTCCCAAAGGTATGAACGAAACCGATGTGCATAACATCCAATGAATTTTCGCTTAAAATCCGCGAGTAGCAATTGAAATCCATATTTAAAAACACCACGGAATCATTTCGCGCAATTTCTTCTTCTACAAAAAAGGTTTCGACAAATGGGTTTCCAGTAACATTATCGATTTTGTTCAGACCACTATATGTGTTTAAATATACCCACCCATTTTTCTCAACCACATTATATTTGGTAACATCGTAAACAGGAGATGGGCGAAAACAAATACCAGGCACTTTTGTTAAAATACCGTTCTCATCAAATTCGTATCCATGGTAAGGACAAACAACTTGATTGTTACATACCTTTCCTTTCGATAATGACGCGCCCTTGTGAGAACATACGTCATCGAGTCCAACATAAGATTGATTTTCGTTTTTCCAAACCACATAGTTTTTATTCCAGATCGTTGCTTTTATTGGTTTATTGATTACAAAATCTGAACTTTCACCAATAACATACCACTGTAAATCATATTTGTTCTGTTCTGTCAATTCGCGATAATCGAGTTTAGGGTAATCAATGATTTTGGAAGAAGGCGCCTGATTCGACCTGTCAAATATATTGATTCCTGACTTTGAAAATTTATGCAGGAACGGAATAAACCCATGAGAGAACCCACAAACAAAAATAGCAAAAAAGAAAGAGATTTGGTGCATAATGGATAGATGTTTTGTAAAATAATCTCTATATATATTATAGAGATTATTTCCATAACAGCCTTCTATAGTATGACAAGTAAAACAAAGCGAAACGCGGGACGTAATCAACGTAAAACAAGAAGAGTGCGGGGTGGTGAAAAGGGGGGTCTCATGGAGAAAGAAGGCGCGAGCAATGCCAGAAAATCTTATATTGTGAAAATGTTCCTCGAATTGTTAACCATGGTAAAATTGTATCATTGGAAAACAAAGTCCTATGCTCAACATAAAGCAACGGATGAGTTATATAGTAAATTAAACGAGAACATTGACACATTTGTCGAGATTTTATTAGGAAAAGATGAGTCGCGTATAAAAATGGTGGAAAAAAAATTGCGACTTTTGGACATGGAAAACCTTTCGGATTTTAAATCACGCATTTACGAATATCGTAATTTTTTGGTAAAAATTAGCACCTTTTTTCATGGGAAAAAAGACAGCGATCTATTGAATGTTCGCGATGAAATATTGGGCGATTTGAACCAATTTTTATACTTATTGACATTTAACAAATAGGTGACCATCCCTTCCCCTCTGTTTTTACGTGGCATAGTTGGACAACATCCCATGTATCGTAGGAAGATACCTAAGATCCGAGGGATATTTTCCGTGACATTGATTGTAAAGTTGAGAACCAGGTAACCCTCGCTTTCGAAATATAAGTTTCCGAGAGGCAAACACTTTTTTCCAATGTCTCTGGACAAGGCGTAACCAATGTGTTTTCACCAATGCGGTATAGGTGCCAGTCGGTAAAATATTCAACTTCATAATTTCAATCTTGGGCCGAGAACAATGAAAGATGCTATATTCTTTTAAATACGTCAATACATTTTGGAAAGGGTGACGAAAGAACGACCGGTTCGATATAGAATTCACAAAAAGAATCGTGTTTCGAGACAGATGTAGGTTACATAAGCCAATATAATACGTTTGGTTTGTTTTTGTGCTCTCCATGTGAAAGTCATCTTCTCTATAAATATTGTCGATCTCGTATTCGATGTCATCGTCCAATTCAAACTCTTCTTCGCTGTCAGTTTCTACGTCGGAATCCATAATTGCGAGCCGGTCATTGTCATCCATTTCTACCACGCGATTGTCCTATATGCATGTTTTTGTATATATACATAAAACCCCGCCGAGGTTCAATTTTCTACACCTTCAAAAAATCCAGCGATGGATTTGAAATCCGTTTCGCAAACCATATCTGAGCCGTATGTGAACAATAATGTCCAAAAACGCAATAGGCTGTCATGATATATTTTTCCAATCGCGTCCATTTGCTCGGGCAAAGACAGATGGGGTTTTGCGGTCCAATGTCCTTTGTTCGGATAAAATGTGTCCAATAACGTTTCATAGGTGGATTTTGGGTGACGATGGATAAGTTCTCGGCATACGCGGAAACAAGGTCCGTGTCCGAATTCGACACCTACCCATGTATCTGGCATTTTCGCCCCATTTCCATAGACCATTTCGAAAAAGTCCATAATACCATAGGCATTCATGTCACCTTCTGTGTGAAACCGTTTATAGGAATTACCTTGGTATTCGATGTCTTCCGGAAAAACCTTGGGCAACCCCACAAAATCCGGGTTCTCCCCATACACTTGTAATTTTAAATGCTGTCCTATATTCAAATATTTGTATTTGTCCAAAAACAAAGGGAAATTTATACTGTCATCTAAAATGCGGTCGTTAATATTCGATTTCGTGAAATAAATATGGTCCGGCAATTGATCATAGTGTTTCACAATATGATATAAAAATGCATAATCGCACCGACCAATATCCGGAACTTCAATCAATCTATATTTCGGTGTATCTTCGACCACACGTTCTTCGGCATCCAAAGGCATTTCCGGTTTTTTTGAATAAATATGTATTTTTAAATCATATTGTAACGCGAAACGTTTTAAGATGTCGATATCATAATGAAAAGAATTGGGGGAATTCGATGCGGTATCATTGAATTTTACAGAGGTTACGATTTCCATGAAAAAATTTATAATCTATCTTTTTTATAAAATCAATGTGGTTTTATATATTTTACTCTATATAATGAGTTTGAAATTGTTTCAGAGTGTAAAAATCATTGAACGTTGGATCGCATATTTTAGACAATATGAAATAAAAATATCCCCCCTATAATATAAAGAATGTCATCCTATGATGCGGCAATTTTGAACAATAGTCAGGGACCTTTTCACCGCAGTAGAATTGAGACGGAACGTCGCGCAAATCTAATGAAAGAAATGCAGGAACGCGAAGACCGGAAAAAACAACTGGAGGAAAAATGGGCAGCAGAAGATGCAATAAAAAAGGGGGAGAAAGATACCTGGAAGACGGTGGGTAAATCGTGGTGGGAAAAGGGCGGAAAAAGTAAAAAATTGTCTCAAACGAAAAAAGGAAAAACTTTACGTAAAAAACGCAAGCCCTGTAAGAAATAATTGACGAGTATAGCACAGTTAGTTCCGTCGAATCTATATACAAACATTTTACCATAATAATTATAGCAAAATGTCGAATCATTTTTCTATAGGATAAAAAATATCGGCGCCGCGCAACATGCCCGCATTAGACATACAAACTTTGCGAAGTGGCCACATATTTCAAGACCAACCCTTCAATTTCGTTTAATTTATATAACACATCTACCCTGCCTGCTTGCTCACAAACAGAGACCAATTCTCTGGATATAGTAACGAGTTTCAACATGGCCTTTGTAAAGTCCCCAATCGAAATTGACTTCTCTGCAACTGCAGTCTGAATAAAATATTTACATTCTGCTTCCGTGGAACATCTACACCATTGCATAGATAATTCAATCATGTCAAATAAAATGGCATCTTCGTATTTTAATCCAGATCGGATATCTCGTTCCAGTTCATGGCGTTCATAGTTTTCATAGAGGACCACGATTTGTTCGATGTTACGTTTCAACTGTAAGTCGGAGATCAAGGGACGGCTCATCTTTTCATCCTCCGGTATCTTGATATCTGTGAAACAGGACAACAGCCCCACGAATTGTATCGAGGACAATCCTTCGAAATAATTGGATTCTACCATGAATCTGGAGAGAACCAAGGGATGGACCTCTGCAATATTGGAGGCGATTTTCCCAAGCGTTGATAATGCATACACATCCTCCTCTCCAACATTCTTTGTTATAAATCCATCCTCTGTTAAGAGATCGCAGACCAATTCCGTTTGGTTACGAATATAAGACTCCATATAGGATACGGTAGCGTCGCATTTTTTTTCAGCGACTTCCAGCTCCAAATACTCCTTTACAGTTGCCAAATCTTGCGACAACGACCGGTATTCGTCGCGTATGGCCTGCATTTCTTTTTCCGCATCCTTTCGCTTTTTATTCACACTTGTTTTTGCAAGGGTTTCGAGTTCCAAATAGCGAACGCAGATCGACTCTGGAGTTCTGTTCATACGTATACCTTCGCGCTTTTTTGATATTTTTTCACGAACAGTCACCAATTCGGCGTGTTCCACCTGTATCGATTTCTGGATTTCATTATAGACCATGCTTTTCTCAGAGAATCGATGAAACCCGGTGGTCTGCCCGTTTTTCAAAAGATTCAGTATCAATCCATAAGATATATGATATTTGGAAACGAGGGTCTGTGGAATGCCCGACATCACGGATTTATAATCCGTAATCGAAGATAGGTCAAATAGGTTGTTACAATGCACGACATAACCAATGGTATCTAGTCCGCGACGACCAGCACGCCCTGCTGCCTGCGAATACTCATGTGCATGCAAGAACCGCTCACCTTGTTTATCATATTTTTTCAGATTGGTGAAAATCGTGGTTCGAATCGGACAGTCTAGACCGATACTGAAACTATCTGTGGCAAACAACAGTTTAATGACGTTTTTTGATATCATCAATTCTACGATTTCGCGAAGGATCGGAATCATACCCGAATGGTGAATGCCGATACCGCGTTCTAAAAGAGCCACCAATCGATTGTATTCCGGTAACTGCAAATACTCTTGGTAATTCGGGAGTTTTCGAACAATGGACTCACATTCCCTACGCACTGTATATCCAACCTTACTATCATCTTCTAGCAAGGGCACTGTGATTTCTTCAGCACATAATTCAACATGCTTTCTTGAAAATACAAAGGCAAGTGCCGGTAACATGTCACGATCTCTCAAATATAGGGCCAATTGGTTCAATACATGTTTTCGTTTGGATTCTGCTCGGTTTGTATCGAATAACCCCTTTATTTTTTGGATCGTCCGAAACCCGGGTTCTTGGAACTCATGCGTAGCCGTTTGAAGCGGAATCAGCGTGTTCGTGTTTTCTCGGATATAGGCTTGAACTTGTTTGTCTTTTATGGATTTGAATATAGATTCCGTGGTGGTCAAAAACCCATAATGCGAAAGCGGAACGACACGTGTTGTGGTATACGCCCAATATACTTTTTTTAACTCAGAACCCGAACCTTGTTTTTCGCACCACTCCGCAAACCCCACTGGATTATCAATGGTGGCAGACATCATTAACAATTGGACATGGGATGGTAACATCAATATGGCACGTTCCCATGCTTCGCCGCGATCCTTATCATTGATATAATGCGCCTCATCCATAATTAACACGGACAATTCATTCTGCACGTCGATTTGAAACTGAAGTTGCGCCGTTTCCGATGCGGATTTGTCCATGGCGGTAAATAGATAATTGGTCATAATTTCCATGGTGCAAATTACGACATCGGCGGACGGATTTGTTTTAATATCTCCGGTGCAAAGACCGAATGAAATATGAGGAAACTTTTTGGTAAATTCATAGAATTTTTGGTTGGACAATGCTTTTACGGGTGTGGTATATACGACACGTTTCCCTTTCCCCACAAAATATTGGATGGCAAATTCGGCAGGAAGAGTTTTTCCGGAACCTGTGGGCGCGGTTACCAATACATGATTCCCTGAAACAATACCTTCAATGGCATATTTTTGGAAATCACTAAGTGGGTAGGGAAAGGTTTCAAAATGGCTGTCATAGTCCGATTCCGCAGGATAAGGTTTGTCGCAAATTACGACCATATTACGAGATTCTCTAGATGGAATACATAACTCGGTGGCGTGGACATTCAATTTTTCAACGTTTTGTCCAATAACCCAAACAATTTTTGCAAAAAGAAAAACGGGAAATTCTTATCAATCAAGTCGTCATAACTTACGGTGCCGAACCATACGGCCGTAAAAAAAGGCGTATAACAAAAGGCGTCTTGCAAATCTTGTTCGTAGTCATCATACGAATACTGTGCAACACCATATTCCATGAGTTTACAATAGTAATAATTTTTAAATATAGGGTAAAATAGGTCGAGTTTGTCCATGTCAAAACTTTCGATGATAAAAAACGCCAGGTCTTGTGCCCCTTTTCCGATCATACAGTGTTGCCAATCTAAAAATATGGGTTCATTATCGTTATCAACATCATAAAAAATATTCGGCGATTTGATGTCTCCATGAACAAGCGTTGTGTTTTTTAGAGACAATCGTTCCTGAATATCCAAAAAACGATTTTTGACTTGTAATCCGAGTTCAAGTTGTCGCGGCGTTAACAATCGTTCCCATTTCATTACAAAGGCATCCCAGCATGCGCATATATGATCATAACAAAAGGGACGAAACGTGGGGTCCATCGACGTTTTCAATTGTGGAAACCCAGATTGCAGGGGGCGATTCCAAAACTTGGCGTGAAATTTGGCCATGTGATCAATAATTTTCAACGAAACATTGATATCGGACGTATTTAAATTTAGGTTCGGAACAGAATTTCCAGTAGCATACAAATTTTCTAACAATACACCCACAGTTTGCATATCCGAATTCTTTACCATACTAATGCATTTGGGTATACGAATCGATTTGACATACTTGGCTACATTTTCATAAAAATAATATTCCCGTTGATAGAGTTGAAGCCGAGTCGCCATTTGTGCCAAGGATGTTTCGTTCGGGTTTTCAAGTTTTAATACACAATCGACCCTATCACCGTTTGTTTGGGTAAGTGTTACGCGGAGAACATCGGCAATATATCCACCTTTTAATTTATCGGAATCGATGTGAATCGACGCGCAAACAAAATCAACAGATTGCCGAATATAATCCTCCAATTTTTCACTTGTGAGTCCGGCATATTGAATCAAATCTTGCATATCTATTCCAATGTAATTGGGAACTGACATGTCTACACCGGAACTCAGCAATTCATCATGTGAATACATTGTTTCTATGCCAAGTAAACATTTGGGGTATGCCGATTTGCCACTTAAAATACCGGTTTTGGAATCCTCGAAAATAATGGAGCGGGAATTTGGAATATCCAACTTTTTCATCGCAGTAACATAGGGGTCGGGCAAAGGTTTCCGTTGCGAACAGTCATCCGCCGATAAAATAAACTCAATATACCTGTCTACACCAATATTACGGACAATAGCCTCTGCTACGCCACGGTTACAATTTGTTACAATGGCGATCTTGTGCCCATCCCCCCAAATGGTTTTAAAAAACTCGAGAACTCCGTCTACCACCCTGATTTTATCTACATGTTTCAAAAAAAACGCGTCTTTTGTTTCCGATAAGGCGTGTAAATCAATAGATACATTTGGCAATAATGCGCTTACTACATAATGATCATTGTTTCCTTGTATGTATTTCGCAAACATGTCTCGAGAAAGATCGATTTCGTATGTTTTTAGTATCTGATGCCATACTTCAAAATAAATATCATCTGTAATGACCAATGTTCCGTCCAAGTCAAACAAAAACGCATAGGATCGATCTTGATATGCCCTTAATTCCAATGGTGTTCCTATGGAAAAAACAGATCGGGGGTTACAGGGCGACCCCATAAACCGATGTCCCGCGCCTAACATTTCATGTATCACACATGATGTGTAGGGCTCGCCATTATATACTATGTTGTTTTCGATAACATATTTACAATAGGTCATCAATTCGCGAATGTCCGCAAACCCATATGCACCTGTGTTTGCAAAATTCGAAATCTTTTGTTTTTCTGCGATATCTAGGATCGTGTGTGAAGCATCCATCTGAATATAGGAATAGATAGGTGGTTCATTTATTTTTTCCGTGTAAAATACCATAGAATGCTCGGTATTACGAAAGGTGTCGACGATGTTCTCGGTGTATATCGTATCACAGTCTAACAATAATGTTTTTGAATGAATTCGATGGGCGGGCCACTTTTGGAAAATAGTGGATATCCCAAAATATACCGTTTCTGCTGCACCTTTAGTCTGTTCATCGAGACGAATAAGGATCGCACTTGGATACCGACCTAAGATATCTTCTCGGAATTGATAGTCGTCCAAACATTTATTGTAAATGAAGACCAAGTTATCATCGGCACCTATCGATAAATGATCGATGACATTTGCGATCATCGGTTTTCCATGAATCGGAATCATCGCTTTTGGCAAGGTATACCCTTCTTTTGTGAATCGTTCTCCTTTTCCACCCAAGGGGATGATAATGTTCATTTTATATATTGTATTCTATATAAAAAATATAGAATAAAACATATGCAGTATTTATGTTGTTTTTTGCGCACACCAGTTTTGTTTTGTTAATCCTGCTTCGCCAAATAGTCTTGTAAATAAAACCAAATATCCGAGCAACCCGGTTTCCAGTTCACCAAATCACACATATCTCGATTCAATAAATACACGGAATTCATGATGCTTTGATCTTTCCCGATGAAACGCCCGATCGATATAAAATATTCCAACATTTCATAATATTTGTCATGCCATTGTAGCAACACCTCTTTTCCACCACCAAACATCGTCCCGCCAATGCGATTGGCATATTGAAAAAGAGGAAGGTCCTCCAAACGTTCACATCTTAATTCATCGGGCGTAAAGGGTTGGACGGAAAGCATGAGCACTTTGTTGACATCCATATCGGCAACGCGACCGGGGTCGGGCCAATGAATATATTTCGTATTGGGAACACGGAAACATCCGATGTCTACCCATAAAAAATAGTCGCTTTGAAATGGGTCGAGTTCGATCGCGCGCTTCAAAAAATGCGATTTTTCACTCCAAATCATATATAAAAACATATTATGACCGACACGTTGCTCCGCATCGAGTTTGTAATGCTCCATAAATGCGCGCGAATAACGGTAGGTATAAAAATCGGTGAACGTGGTTTCGATAATACGGGTGATTGCCAGTTTGTCGGTGCGCATGGCTTGTATCATGGGAACGGACCGGGATTCACAAAAGATCACCATTGGATTATCAATCGCCAGCATATTTTTCATCCAGGATACGTAGGTTTCATGAGATGCTTTGGCGATTTTCAATTGAAAATACCCGGTGACGATTGTTGTTTTTGACATGTCTCGCCCGGTTTTATAAAATCTATAGAGAACCTATCCCCTCGATTTTATGTCTTTTTTGGGCAAAAAGTATAGAAGGTTCTCCCCTAAGGTCTTCAGAAACCATGAAACTTGTTCTTGTCGCCCCCGGGTATAAATCTTTTCCTCCACAGGGGTGGGGAGCCGTCGAAAGCATTGTGTGGGATTATTATCAAAACCTGAAAAAACGATGTGTCGACGTTCACATTGTAAACACGACAAATCCGAACCAAATGATATCCGAATGCAACACCCTTTCTCCAGACATCGTTCATATTATGTATGATGACCATATCATCATCGCGCCTTATCTTCAATGTAAAAAAATATATTACACCAGCCATTATGCATATATTACACACCCGACATTTCAAACCAGTTACCCCTGGTATTATAACAATATTTTTAAAAAGGTGATTGAATACCAAGATCGGATTGTAATCCATGCGATTAGCGCACAAATCGCCGACGTATATAGACAGCATGGATTTCGCGGAACTATCAACATTGTCCGCAATGGAGCGCGCGAAGATTGTTTCCGATATGCTAAGGTGCCCGCGTATCCACAGAAATCCGTATATGTTGCCAAGGTCGAATTTCGCAAGGGCCAACATTTGTATCAGGGTATCCCAAACATCGATTTCGTAGGAAATTACCACGATTCCCCCTTCGATACCCACGCCAAAAATTACCTGGGTGAATGGGACAAACCGACCCTTTATGCAAATCTAACGGATTATGCAAACCTTGTTTTATTGTCGGATGGCGAGGCCGATCCCTTAGTAGTAAAAGAGGCACTGATTGCCGGCCTGGGTGTAGTCATCAGTGAATGTGCCAGTGCGAATTTGGATTTGACCAAGCCTTATATTACAGTCGTGCCAAATGAAAAACGAACAGACCTAGACTATGTAAAACGCGCGATTATTCATAACCGCATACAAAGTCTATATAATCGAAGCGCAATCCGGGAATATGGATTGACCACATTTGCGTGGGATAAAGTGATCGATAAATATATTGAAATAGTATCGATATAAAATTTTGCATATATAGGAGAACATAGATATGCAAACCGGAAAAACCATGAAAATCGCGCTGATTGGACCCGGTATAATGCCTATACCACCGCCAGGATGGGGAGCCGTCGAAATTCTCATTTGGGATTATTATCAAGAACTTACGAAGCGAGGGCATGATGTTGTGATTATAAACACGAAGGACACGGTGGATATTATAAATCAAGTCAACGCCGGCGAATTCGATTTTGTTCACTTGCATTATGACGTGTATTATCACATATTACCAAAACTGAAATGTCAGAAAATCGCCGTTACGAGTCATTATCCGTATATCGACCAGCCCGAAAAACACCGACAAGACGGGTATAGCGCCGTCTTCGAATTTCTGGTAAAACAAACCCAGTTTTACAATTTCGTATTGGCGGACAAAGACTATGCCATGTTTTTGAAACATGGCGCGAATCCAGCGCGCTTAAAAAAAATTAAAAATGGCATCGATAGTTCTCAATTCGCGTTCTCGATTTCACCGCGTCTTCAAAAATCGGTGTATTTGGGAAAAATTACGGTTCGGAAAAACCAGAAAAAATATCAGTCGATCCCGCAGTTGGATTTTATCGGAAACTTGGAAGATTATAGTTTTGATATTGCGAATGACAATTATTTGGGAGAGTGGACCCGGGATCAAATTCATAGGCATCTCACTCAATATACGAACCTATTATTGATCAGCCAAGGGGAAGCCGATCCCTTGGTTGTGAAAGAAGCGTTGATTGCGGGGTTGGGTGTGGTTGTGAATAAGTCATCGAGTGAGAACTTGGATACGTCGTTGGATTTTATTACGGTGTTGGAGGAAGATAAGTTGGAGGATTTGGTGTATGTTCAAAACAATTTGGAAGAGAACAGGAGGATTTGTCTCTCGAAACGGCATGAAATTCGGGACTATGGTGTTCGCACGTTTGATATTTCCAATGAGGCGAATCGATACATAGAAACAATTGAAGCGGTCGAGTCGTCAAATGTCTAAAACTTTTTATTTAACAATATCTTTGTGAAATAAAAACTATTATACACCCTTGAAGATTTATAATGGGACGCCCGACGGGCGTCTCAATAGAGATTTAAGGGCAACGTTGCCGATAAATCAATTAAAAGGCAAACCGCCACAAGGAACGGTGGCGGTTTGTCCCATTTTAAATGTTCATCGGTGTAAATCATTTGAAATGATCAACGGTGCAATATTTCAACGGATGAAATATATTCTCGATTCAAAATGTCGGGCATATGACCTCCATTTGGGCCTTTTCCGTATTTGGGGGTTTTGTAAATTTTTTCAACATCATTTATATTTTTTATTGCGAAAAAACTTTCCGTCAATACATCATTATTTATAAAAAACAAATTAACACCTTTTTCATTTGCATAAACCAAGGAGTAATTATATTTTTTACCCAAATTATAAAATGCCAATATGCTTGCTCCAAAATAATTACCATTGAAATTAGTAGCAGTTTTTAAGACAACCTTGTCTTCATTTGGTAAATGTGTTGCATTATATTCACATACAAATACGCGAGGTTTATAATTCATCAATATTTTTTCAAGAACATAAAAATCATGCGAATCGATATCCACAGATAATAAATCTAAATTTGTCGGCACATTGTAAAACTCAAATAGTTCGATTACATTTTCAGTTGTTACTGTATGTTTGAACAAATTAATATGTTTATTCTCGCAATTCATATCAAATAAAATGCCGTTGAAATTGGCGTATTCTCGCAATGCTCGTGTATTGCACTGTGTTCCATTTTCAGCACCAAACTCTAAATAAAACCGATTTGTTGTTCCGAATACATTGAATATTTCAAACAGAATACCATCTTCACCGGATTCTGAATACACAGTTCTCTCTTTGTGTGATAAATCAATTTCCAATTTGTGTTTATTATCAAAAAAAGCAAGCGTGTTTCCATCGTTTAATTTATAAAAACGATATCCTAATTTTGATAAGTAATCTGATACACTTGGTGTTTCAAAATCTATAAGCAAACTTTCTTTCATTTCTTCAGAAACTGTCTTGTCTGTTTGTTCGAACCAAATTAATGGCTTAAATTTTTGTATGGTTTCATTTGCCCCCATAAGAACTAATATTTCAGCACCTTCGACATCCATTTTAATGTAATCACACTTTGTTAAATTCAAACTATCAATGCTTATCATATCTACAGATTCTCCGTTTTTCCCCAATCCAATTCCGCCATAATTTAAAATTTTATCTGTATCATATTCTACTTTACAGTTATACCCATCATATAACATTTCACTCATAGTTGTATTTAAAATTTTATGACCAACGGCACAATTATAAAGGGTGCAATTCAACAAACCATTATCGTTGACGTTTTTGTTCAACAAATGATAGATTTTTTTCTGAGGTTCAAATGTGAATATTTTGCAGTTTAATAATTTGGAATATAAAACGGTATGCGTTCCAATATGACCTCCTATATCAAGTATAGTAATTTCTTCATCGTTTTTTTTTAATACAGGAATAATATAATCCACGATAAGATTCTCCTCGTATATTTGACCATTCTTCAACATGGACTCGAAAACAACGTCGTTTTTATAACATGTAAAGTTTCCATATTTTGTTGAATATGTATTCATGGTCGTTTTTCAAAACTCCAATACTTTACAGCCTTGAACATGTAAAGTAATGCGTATTTAAGTAGTTTAATCCGTTTAATATTGTAAAACACAGTTTACGGCGGACTTACACAGATGAAGATTTATACCATTGATCACTATAATTTTTTTGGAAATGTTTTTTATTGTAAAAGGAATACAAAATAGTCACGTAACTTTCACGAGATATTTCAATTCCTCTGGCATGGGTAGTCCATAAAAATTTTTATATTGATGTTGCACGGCTACTATCATGTTTTCAATAAAAAAATCTTGGTGTCCCATGTATGGGCCAACGTTTTTTTTATTGAGAGTCAATAATAGCGAAAAAAACACATCTTGACACAGTTCATAAAATCCAATTTCTAACCAATCACGAAGCAGTTCTTCCACCCTAGTTTTGTTCTCAAAACTTTCTAACAAAGATTGTTTTTTAAAAACACTACCCCCGTGTCCACTATACCGATACTCTTTTTCTTCTAGAAAAGGATAGTTTTCTTTGAGTTTTAAAATCGTAAAGCGAGAAAACATATTGGGGCAAAATCCATTCAAATCATAATGGAATTGTTCCTGTATTTTGTTTCGGACGAAAACATCGTCTTCTAACCAAATGACGTAATCTTCTTTAATCAATATAAATGCAGTTTTCACTCGTTCTATTAATCGATTCATATTTTCAATATGAGAACCGGATATAATATCCTGATGAGTAGATATAAATTTGGCATTTGAATTATCGTGTATGTATATACAATTAAAACATTTTGCCATTTCGCTATAATCATAACCATTGTCTGAAATCAAAACAATAGTACTATCGGGATAATGGGATCGAAAACTAAATAAACAGTGAAACGTGGCGTAAGGATTTTTGTGACATTGGTAATATGCACCAATCGTCTGACAATGTTCCATTAGAATGGAAAATTAAAAAATCTTTATATCTATTTTTCAAAAATCACGCAATGTTCCGTGTGGGTTTTCATTTTTTACATTGAAATTTTACACCGATAAATCAATTAAAACGGAATACTTTATTTCCTGTTTATACCATGAATAAAATCAAAACGTTGCGCGTGTATGTTATTTTTACACAAACAATGTTTTACAAGAACTTCCCCCATAAGAAGACAACCTTCATCGAGATATTCTATAATTCTGTCATATATACACATATATTCTCGAATTGAATATAAATTTCCTATTGAAAATTGGTCATTATATCCAGACCAATGATCGTAATAAAAATCTTTACCATTGGGTATGTATAACGCGTCGTTTTTTGACAAGTCCAATTGTTCGTATTTTAATTTTTCCGAATATAACGTGTCAATTCTGTGATTTATAATCACATCATAATTTTCACCTGTTTGTTGAATATAATTTTCAAAATCGTGAAAAACGCGAGACCTGTTATAAAACATAGACATGGTTGTGTGCCGAATATGTCGAGTTGGGTAATTCGAAGTATCTACACATTGGAATGGTTCATTGTTAAATATTATGGGTTTGTAAAGTTCTATAAACAATTTTATATTTTCATCCAAGTCTGGACTATGACTTACAAAAAAGTCTGCTTCATGATTTTGAACAATATTTTCAATTACATTTTCATATTGGTCTCGAATCGTATCGTCATTGGTATCATTCGATATCCGACCTGCGCATAAAATAGCAATTTTCATTCTATATAATATCAGAACTTCTTTATTTCTTTTTTTCACCGATAACTAGGCGGATTAATTTTTCGTTGGTCCAACGCCGCCAACAAATCTCGAATACGATTCAAAAACGTATGTTTTTCACGAACAATCATCATTTGTTCTTTGATCAAGTCATAGTTTTTCAGTTGCGATAAGGCATCGTAAAACAATTGGCGCTCGTCGTTATTATAGACCACCTTTTTTTCTAATAATTCATAGGAATGTCGGCTATTTGTGATGCCCAAATGTCCATAACTAATAGACTTTAAAAGCCGGCATGCAATATATCCATTTTGTTTATGACATGTTCCCGTTTCGCCCATGGCGATTTTTCGTGGATCACCGGAACTACGAAAATCCGGTGACATAAGCGACTTCATTGTATATTGCTGAACGACATCAAAGGACAATGGGTTACGCCAAGGATCATTCGTGACAAACTCTATTCCGTTTTTAATACATTCTTGGTAAAAAATGGCGATTTCCTTGGTATTATATTGATTGGCACTACCAAACCAGTAAATACTATTGTCTTTCGGCGTGTATATATTTTCTTCCAAAATCTCATCCGGTAACAAATCTGTCGCCCAGCACGTATAAATGCATTCATATTCCATAGGAATCGGTGAGGCATGAAATTTTGCAATACCCCCATTGTCGTGTAATTTTTCATAATAAGTACAATCGCTTATTTTTACGCATTTTGATTTGTCCAATACATAATTGTAATTGCAATCTTTGATTCCATCCACCAAATAACGGATCTCAATAAACCGTTTCACCTTCCCAATGTATTTTTCGGGATTTCGCGCAATGTGAACGAAATAAATAGAAGATGCTACAATCGGAATCTGGGTATCCGCATATCCCTCGGTAATAAAAAGACAATCATTAAAATCAAAATCAGCCGGATAATTCGTATCGTCAAACCAATGCGTATCATAACCCAAGTGTTTGAAACCTTTTACCCAGCCATAATGAATATAACTATGCGTATGTGTATGCAGGGGAAACCCCCAAATCACAACTTTGGAAAACATAATAATCTGTATATGTATTGTTATGTTTATATTTGTATAGATAGAAACTTTATTTTGACATCCTACAAAGACATGATTTTGAAAAGTGACAAATGTTGCCCATAGACATTGTCGACAAGTGTAAAATAATCGGGATAGTCTTTCCACACCATCGCTAAGGCCAATTGCTCATTATTCACATTATTTTTAGCCAACATTTTTTCATGAAACACCGTTTCCACCAATCCTGCGATTTTCAATACAATGTCTTTCCCTCCACCAAACATCGTCCCATATACCAGGTTCGCCGATTTCCACACAAATTCATCATCGATCGGATAATATTCCAAATCATGGCGTTTTTGAATGATAAATTTATTAGGGTTTTGCTTTAAAAACTCATGAATCGCAGGGGCAGGATAAGACACGGAAACATTTACATCCATGAAGAATCGAGAACATCCAGCATCCATCCAAAAAAAACTCGTGCTTTGGAACGGGTTCTCTTCGATGGCCATTTGTAAATAATGAAACTTGGAATATTGGATTATATTATATTCTGGCAAAACACATTCCACGCGATTCGGGTTTGCAATTTTCGATTGATACACAGGGTCGTCCAATATTGTTTTCATAGCATCGCGGTATTGATGGTAATAAGAGTCTTTGAAATCGATGATTTTTAACATTGTGTTATACTGGGTCGGGCGATGTTCCATAAAAAAATCCCGGAATTTCTCTTCGGTGACGATGTATAAGTTACAATTCAACTGCAATGTTCGTTTCAACCATTCTTTATATTCCTCAACGGAGCGACCATCCCCCCGATGTTCTCGCCCAATATCAAAAAAGGCGGTAATTATGGTAACTGGATTTGTCATGATAATAAGAATACATATTTCCTTGCCAAATTTTTATATCCTTACATTTCATATATTAGATACAACCCCATTTAGAAAAGAAATGATGCATGGCGTAATTGACGGAATATGTTACGGACAAAATGAGAGAACCGACGAACTCAATCATCGTATGACAGAACGCCAATTTCCAGATTCCCCCCTACAACCCAATTATGATCCTCGTCCGGTTCCTACCAAATACGCTCTTTTTCCTATGATTAATCGCCGAACCTCTATAAAGGAACCGGCTCTCCCTTACCCGGACTATAACTCTAGCGTGTTATTCAACCCCGGTTCGACCGCCCCGCGCTCCGGATTTTCCGTCGATACCGAAACGACGTTGCGAAACCAAAATTTTGCATTACAACATGGTGCGAATCAAGGTGTCTATATCCCGGCATCGGATAGTGATCTTTATAAAATCCAAATTGTGTCCCGCCCGAGCATTCAACCCAACCCCTATTTGTTCGAAAAACAAACGTTTGACGCACAACCTCACCCGAATGTAGCCAATACGTTGATCGGGCGCGACACTTTTTTTAATAACACGCGCACACAATTGCGCAATTCGGTCTAGTCCAAGTCCCCGTTTTTTGTATCTCTAGTTTATAGATAGATATACAAATATTCAATACTATAGATTACCCATGTTCTCCTATGCCTATGCCATTTTAAATTCCGAAAATCCAAAATATATGCTATTGCAACTGTTGTTTTTACTCGCGGTTCTCTATTTAGCGATGGTGTGTTATAAAAAATTGGTGAAACCCTTGATCACGCAAGAAGGATTTCATCAGGAAGGAGCCTATGTATTGAAACGAAACATGGATGCCTATGATGAGTTTTATGCAGATGTCTATGACGAAATCCATGATACCGAAGACCGGTCGAAGGGCGCGCTTCTTCAAATTTTGAACGCAACTGAGCCGACCACCGCGAACAGCGTATTTTTAGACGTAGGTTCTGGCACTGGATATGTGGTGGAACAATTACGTGAAGCAGGATATCGTGCTTATGGTATCGATAAATCGAAAGCGATGGTCGAATATAGTGAACAAAAACGACCCAATTGCGAAACAAAATGTGGAGATGTTCTCGATCCTATGAGTTTTGAGAACTCCACGTTTACACATGTGTTATGCACGCATTTCACAATTTATGAAATCGAGAACAAAAACCAGTTTTTCCAGAACTGTTATCATTGGTTGATGCCGAATGGGTATTTGGTGATTCATATGGCGGAGAGATCGAAATTTGATACTACTATGCCAATTGATAACAAAGCGAATTTATGGAAACCGTTACAGCGTCTATATGGTATTCGTCCCGTGGAAACCCATGTGAACTTTTCCGATTATCAATACGACGCTACCTATAAATTTCCCAACTCGGATGTTGCAGTATTGACGGAAACCTTTACAGATAAAGCCAGGCAACATGTTCGGCAAAATGAGCATACCGTCAACATGGAATCGATAGATACGATCTTGGAATACGCAAAACGAAACGGGTTTCTTGTGCATGCCAAACTGAATATGACAGAATGTGGCGGGGCGGACAAACATCAATATTTATATGTGCTTGAACGGGCCATGTAGACATATAGTGGGGTAAAATACAAATACATACAAATGCATGTATTTGTTACATAAGTTATATTACATGATCAGAGGTTGGTTCGGTCGCCAATGAACGAGAGCGTTCATACTAAAGTGTTTGCCGCAGGTCAGCCTTGGGCTTTTACCGCAGGTCAACCACAGGCTTACCATTGGTCAACGAAGGATCCGCCCAAAACGATGCCGTTTTGGAAGGTGGCAATGCCGGTGAAGGTGGAGGCACCAGTCACGGCAAGGGTGTTACCAAGCGTGGCAGCGCCCGTGACGTCGAATGTGGTGGAGATCTTGGCGGCACCGTGCACATCCAATTCAGCAGTGGGCTTGTTGGAGACAACATCCCAGTTGCCACCCACGGCACCAACACCGAGTTTGCCCATGTTGTCCATCAACATGGTGATACCCGTGCTGTCGGAGAAGGAGGCAACGGGGTGAGCGCCCGTTTGGGTGACCTTCAAGGCGGCGGCAGTGCCGGCGTTGGTCACTTCCATTTGTTCCGTGACAGTTACTTGTGTGTCGGTCTTGATGAAATCGCCCAAGAAGTTGACGGAGCCGTCAACGTAGAGTCCACCGCGAATGTGAACGCTGTTATTGGCAGAGCCAGGGGCAATGTCCAAATCACCCGCCTTCACGGAGATGGAGTTGGGGAAGGCAGATCCGATGTAGTTGGGTCCGTTAATGTAGACGGAGTTGGTGGCATCGCCCACGCGCAACTTGTTGGCGATTTGGACGTCAGCACCGAAGGAGGCATCCAATGCAACAGACATCTTGTCGCTGAAGGAGGCGGCTTGGGCAACCGAGAGTTTGCTGGAAAGAACGGTGTTGCCGGCAACTTGGAGGTCGTTTCCAGCGGTGATCTTGGCATCCACGCCAAGGGTGGAGTGGAGGGTGGCGGCGCCAGTGAGTTCAAGAGCATTCGAGCCAGTGATCTTGCCGGTGACGCCAAGGGTGGACGCGAAGGTGGAGGCCCCCGTCACGGCAAGGGTGGAAGAAAGGGTGGCGGCTTGGGCGACCGAGAGTTGGCTGGAAAGGACGGTGTTGCCAGCGACTTGGAGGTCGCCCCCAGCGGTGATCTTGGCATCCACGCCAAGCGTGGAGTGGAGGGTGGTAGCACCCGTGATTTCGAGGGCATTCGAGCCCGTGATCTTGCCAGTCACACCAAGGGTGGAGCCGAGGGTGGTAGCGCCCGTGATTTCGAGGGCAGCAGAGCCGGTGATCTTGCCGGTGACATCAAGGGTCGACGCCATGGTGGAGGCGCCAGTCACATCAAGGGTGGAGGTGGCCTTGAGGGGGGTGGAGATCAAGAATCCAGATCCAGACGCATCATCGGCGTTGTTGCCAATGACAAGTTCCTTGACGGTGAGTTTGCCGTTGAAGACAGCGTTACCTTCGAGGGAGAGGGCCCCGTTGAACGACACGTCTTGCATGACTTGGAGTTTCTTTTGGACGTACAAGTCGTCAGACATGGACACGTCACCAAGAACGTAGAGGCGGCCATCAATGGTGGCATCGCCCTTCACGAAAAGGGATTTGTTGATGTATTCGTTGCCATCAATGATGACGTTTCCGCCCACGTTGAGGTTACCACCGATCTTGACGTTTTGGCGGAAATCGGCATTGCCACCAACGATGATTTGGTTTCCGACTTCCAAGTTGCCGCTCACGTTGCTGTTCACGGCCTTCAAGTTGTTGGAGACGGATTGACCGTTCGAGATGGCATCGAATTGGCCTTGGATGTTGGTGTGCAATCCGTTCAAGTAGGAAAGCTTGGTGACGGGGATGGTCAAAGGGGCGGCATTGGCATCGCTGTCATCAGACACCACGTATTCGGCGGCGTTGATTTGGAATTTGGGGGCATCCGAACCATCGAAAAGTTCGATGCCCTTGTTGTTACGAACGCGAAGACCAGCGGCTTCAGTGCCACTGATATCAAGGAAACCCTTCAAGTAGGAGGTGCGAAGCTTGTTCGCGGAGACGGGGGCAGATTGCCAGGTGGAAGGCGCAAAGGACATGGTATTATATACTCTTGGTATATAATATTTTATACCGAAAAATATAATTTATGAGCGGACAATAAAACAAACGCGCAACAGAGACGTCTGGTGAGAGGGTCAAAATTAAACGCACCTACTAAAGCCCAAATTCAAAATTCACCTAAAGATTTAGTTCTGTCAATAAACTTATTTACATTTTTGAACGCATTGCTACAAAAACACAAATTGAATTGGAGGCGCACCGTTGCAATATCAAATTCATATCCAGCAAAGAGTTGATGGATGAACATTCCTAAATATATGCTATACCTACCTACGCGCGCTGCATTTGGTAAAATTCAAATCCCTACAGATACTAGACAATGCTTCATGTGTTCCTACCGGCAATGTTTCTGTTTGGAATGATACTGTTTGTATATATCAAAATTCGATATCCGTTTTGGAACAATCAACCTGTGTTTCATACGTATGACTATTGGCGTTTTTTTTACACAGAACCCTTTATCGTCTACAAACATCAACCTATCAAAACAAAATTTTGCGATTTTTTACACGTAGAAACCATTCCTTATTTAGAAAGTTCGGCACAACATCAAGCCGACATGGCCGATTTGTTACAGTGTTATTATATCGGGTCAGAACGCATTTTACACACATTATCAAAGGAGGACTTGCATGCCTATTTTATAGGACACACCGAGCCCGCCTATTTGTCGTTTTACAACGAAACACACTATCATGAAAAAATAGATCCGTCGTATCAAATTCTCCCCCTTCGTAAACCCATCGGCACGGTGTCATCACGCCCCGCAACCTTTTATCATAGACCAACGCAAAAAGACATAGTTTATAGGAAAATGCCCGCATATGTAATCGATTTTTTATGTGTTCAGAGAGATCGGGATGCCAAGAAAATTAACCGCTCTCTATTGCAAACCCACGAATACAATCAGCGTAAAAAAAATCCGAACATTTCAATTTCGATTGTAAAAAAAGAAATCGATTTGTTTGGGGGCGTGGTGCCGTTTCTAAAATATCAGAACCACTTGTTTCATTTGCGTCCTATTCATGTCCCAAAATTACCAGACCATTTTCATATACAACGTATTACACATCAATCCTCACTAGATATCGTCGCCGATGTTTTGCATCATAAACAAGAAGAGGTGAATAGTGATCTACAGGCGATGGTAATTCCATCGATGGCTTCTATCGCATCTTTACTTCAACGAGAACTTTTGTATATTTATTGTTTACGCCAAAAAGACCGAATTTATGGGTTGTATTTTTTGAAAGACGTGAAGTGTCAATATGAAGACATTGGCGGAAATACGCTTCAGTGTATGGCAAGTATTATGCATGAGAATAATACAAACCTTTTTTTCCTTGGGTTTCTACATAGTTTGCGGAGTCTATTGAAATTGCGCCCTTCGTATAAAATGCTGTTTATGGATGAAACGGGTCATACATCTATTTTATTAAAGTATTGGAGAACAAAACACACGCCCATCTTTTCCAACGAAACGGCATACTATTTGTATAACTTTATTTACCCAAGTTCTCCGCTATCCCCGGAAACTTGTCTATTTTTGATATAGCCGATAAATTTACACCCTTGAACATTTCAAGGGAAACGTTGCCGATAAATCAATTGAAAGGCAAACCTCCTAAGGAGGTTTGTTCCATTTCAAATGTTCATCGATGTATTAACGCACGTATTTACCAGTTCGCGAAAAAGAATCCACGACATAAATAATAAACACGCCCAAAAACGTGTAGAGCACGAATTCTTCAGTAATATTACTTGTTTTCTCATTCTGTTGTTGCTCCAACAAATGAATCATATAATTGATTTTATCCATCACTTTATCGTCCGGGGCACCATTACCTAATCCCATCTTTGCATAATAAGGAGCATTCGTGTTTGTCCACGTAGGTGGTGGCACATAACTTCTTGTATAATTGCTTAATCCACCAATTTTTGTATCATCTGCACCATACGTCATAGTTGGGGTTTTATTCGAAATAGAAGCATTCGCATAGGAGGGGGGTTCGGGGATGTATTGTTTTGGTAAAATATCGGAAGGGGAATCTTTTTTCACTTGAACTTCAGGTAGAGATATAGGTGTAAATGCACCAAGTTTATTATTTTCAGGTTGTACATCGACGGCTGTGATTTTGTTTAATAGATCATTGATGCGAACATTTCGGTTATCCATAGATGTTTGCGTGTCAGATAGGCTATAGGGTTGTAAGTTTTGATAGGATTCTGTGTGTCCATCCACGGATTCTTCCGAATCCTTGGCAAGTTGAGAAAATGTTCTCTGCTTTTGGGTTTTGCGAATCGTAGATACTCTTTTTTTGGTAGTATTTTGGTTTGTGTCATCGTTGTTCCATAAAGATGCCGATGTTACTAAAGAAGACATGGTTTATCTTTTATCTATATTTACAAAATCGGCACATTTTATTTTGAGCGAACAATGGCAAAAAAAATAAGTGAACAATATAAGATAAGAAGATGGAAAAAATTTCGAACGTTTATAAAATCGCACAGTTTATTCCCATATTGCTGTTGTTTTTTTTTATTTCCTATTCTGAAACAATGATGTTATTTAGCCATTCGAGTTTAGGAAAATTGTTTGCCGTTGGTATCATTCTTTTTTATACGTATTTGGATACATATATCGGGCTGGCCATATGTGCAATGATCCTTCTTTTCTATCAAATGGATACTATGGAACATTCGCTAAATACTTTGACCACTACGACAGAACAGTTTGTTGAATATAATACGGAACATCCTGAAGATACCAACAATAATGACACCGAGGTTCAAGCCACATTTCGAGAACAATATTGTAAAAATCAGAAATTGAATTATAAAGGGATGGAGGTGAAACCTGACATGGCACAACACGTTTTTCCGGAATTGAAATTCACACAGGATAAGTGCAACCCGTGTTTGACCAGTTGTAAGTTCTCCATTATTGAGTCGAAATTGAAAACACACGAAGCACTCACGCCAAAACAGTCGAAACCCTAATTGCGCTAGTTTTTATGAGCCCGTGCGTTCTATTTTTTCTGGACATAGTGTAGTAGTATGGGAAAACGTGATTCTTCCAAATCGAATTCAACGATTTATAAATTATTTAGTTATGCACATGATCATATACAAGCGATTAATAATAGCAAAATATTTGCCGGGTTAATGATCATTACTTTGAATATTGTATCGAAATTTGTGAATATAAAATTAAGCAAAACAATGGAGGCGTATTTAAAATTTACCTTTAGTCGACAAATATTAGTTTTCGCTATCGCATGGATGGGAACGCGTGATATCTATATCGCTCTGTTTATTACGATTGTCTTTGTCATTGTAACAGAATTTTTATTCCATGAGGAAAGCATGTTTTTTGTTTTCCCGGAAGAATTTCGAGATCGCCACATTGAAATGTTAGAAAACGAAGGAAGCGACAAAGAAATCACAGACGAAGATGTTCGAAAGGCGACGGAAGTGTTGGAGAAAGCGAAAAAACAGAACAAAATGTCTTTGGAATATCAAAGTTACGCAATGAAATAATATCCATATACTATAGATAAGCACCACTATCTATAGTATGAATCGAAACATCAATAAATTATCCATTCGATTTCTTACAAATATACCAAACAAAAAGGAGATTGTGTTCACGCGAAAGTTATTATACCACCCAGATTTGAAATCGTTGGAGGAGAACCAATTGTCAGAATACCCCTATTTAGTGACGAATCAAATGTATAAAATTAGCACACTACGAAGCATGCGATACATAGACCGCGTCGCCTTTTTTTTCAATGAAACAAAAATGTTGGGAAACAAAGACGCATTTATGGTGGATTTCATTGACGAAACAGATATACCTGCTATAAACGAATGTGTTCGCAACAATATTTTAGCAATGTTGGAAGCGCTTTTCCCCACAAAATATCCACACACAAACGATGTGAAAAACTCATTCGATATTTTAAAAAATTCCCCCACCGAATTGCCTGGAAATCCAAATGTCATCCAATATTCTTATTTAAAGGAGGGTAAAACATACACATTTCGCAGTCTGATTTGGTTAAACGACCTATTAAATCACCCGAGTTATAAAACATTGATGAAAAACTATGCAGAACTGGATAAAATGGTGACTTTGAAAAAAAATACGTATGCGTCCACCGAATCAAGGGTAATCGATGAAAAAATAAAAAACGTGGGGGGTTTCACGAGTCGTGCAATGGATGCTTTAAAAAAAGTAAATAAGCCAACACAACAAATTATCGGGCTAGTTCTCGTTGCAACCGTTTTAAAACATCTATGCGAGGCCACTGTGATTTCGTCGTATTCCCAATTTATAGATATCGTAATGTTGGATATATTAACAATTGTGCCAAATTGGATTACGGAAGAGAACTTGAAAAAAGCAATGAACCAGAAAATAAGCAAACAATTATTTGAGCGCGTGGAAGATGCATTTGGTGACGCCAATATCAGCACGGATCCTCCGAAAATATTGAAACTGAAAACTTATAAAAAGGCACAAGAAATTTTTCGCGACTTTTTATTTGATGAACAAACGAAAGAACCAACTCCGACTTTGACTATAAATGACCGAACCATTCGAGGTGACATAAAGGATAGTATTTATGACACATTCAAAACAACCCTATTCGACAAATCATTCGACTCTATACTTCAAGAATATAATGCGTTTCAATCTCTCTACGAAACGTCACTCAAAGATAGCAATTTAAATGCATATGCGAACAAATATCCAGAATATAGACAATTTATAATGACATTACAATCTCTCACAGAACCGCGCATGTCTTCGTCAAATGGTGAATTGCAAAAATTATTGAATTGCGAAACCAAAGATACAGCGATAGAACTCTATTCCTTGTTGAAACATGTGTCTGGATATTATTTCAAAGGAGAAAAGACGCTTGGTTCGGATCCAGAAGTTACGGAAAAAATAATGGAAAAAATAAACGTTGGTATGACGACTGTTGCGGTTCGCAATGAAGGAGAACCTCGGTTCGTCATTTATGTATTGGGTGAGTTTTTTGGTGGGGAATTAAATGACGATAAAATGAAGGTGCTAAAATGCAAAATCGAAGGCGAACGATTGGGCGACCAGTTGTTGGCATTGACTTCGAAAACAAACGTTCCGCATCCTTGGGATATGAATAAAAACCCCGCGTTTTTAGATGTAGATACCATGAAATCTTCAGAATCGGTATCTAGTGACAGTGGTAAGGAAAACAAGTCGGTAAAGAATGTCACAGTAGAAGTTCGAGAACAGGGGCGCGCTCTTCCTGCCGTCTCTATAAATGATATAAATGCATGGTTTTTGAATGAAATTAAAAAAGATAAAAACAAGACGTATGTGGAAAAGATGGACAAACTGTTTACAGAAAAAAATGTGTCCGGCGATGTTTTGTCCATCGACAATCTTGTGGATTCTATTCAAAAAAAAAATCCTGAATTATATGCACGTTTGGCAGATTTGGTGAACCAACAATATGCATATTCCAGTGAAGTGCGAAAAAAACTAAATGCTCTTATGTTAAAATATAATGGGCAGGTCAAATTACTTCAAGATGATATTGCTGAACAAAAAAAGAAACTCGCCGATAGTAAAACCTTGGAAAAAATGGGCGCAGACCTCATTATGTATCAAATCTATGAAATCGTAGCAGAGTTTTTATTTGAAGTGGAGAAGAAAAAAGAGGGAGTCACGATGTCGGCTGGTTCTGGAAAGGGCATGAAGTCCCGGTCAAAAAAACGCCGTGTTTCGATAAAAAAACATCCTTACAAATATACACGCCGTTATCGATAATTTTTATCCTTGGCCATATTACTTCTTTTTGTTGAATTTTGCCTTTCCGTTTTCGAAGACGCCAATCTCGTCACCTACACTTTCGTCGGTTTCAATAGCGTAAATGATGCCATTTGTTGCATTGGTCGTATAATAAGGCTTTCCCTTGATTGTTACTTCAAATACTTCTTCGTCAGACTCGGCATCCTCAACTTCCTCACCAGCTTCCTCTTCTTCCTCCTCTACTTCCTCTTCTTCCTCCTCCTCTACTTCCTCTTCCTCTTCCTCAACTTCCTCCTCTGCTTCATCCTCTACTTCCTCCTCAACAGCTTCCTCCTCTACTTCCTCCTCAACAGCTTCCTCCTCTACTTCCTCCTCAACAGCTTCCTCCTCTACTTCCTCCTCAACAGCTTCCTCCTCTACTTCCTCATCAACAGCTTCCTCTTCACCAGTTTGCGCTTTCTCTTCCCCTTCATCAGCTTCCTCTTCACCAGATTCGCTAGCCTGCACTGCTTCGGTTTGCGCGTCGTCTTCAATTACAAATACAATATTGGGTTTATTTTGATCGGGCTGTTCAATATAAACAACTTCATCACTGTCCACGAGTGGTTCGCATTGCATAGGAACATGGGATTGTGAACTCTCGGTCTTAATGGGGACAGATGCGTTGGTTTGTGTGTAATGTGCGCATCGAAACTCGGGCAACGAACGAATCAAATTACGCAACGCCTTATTTTCCTCGCGCAGAGTCTTACACTTTCGAGAGAGTCTATTTTTTTCAGAAAGAAGTGTCTTTACCAACGGCAATTCCATAAGAACCGCCATAGTATCTCGATGCAACATTTCGGTCGACATGATAGAGTAATTTTACAAGCAATTTTCATGTTTCGTCAAAATTCAATTTTATGCCAAGATGTCGGAAATAAATCGTTGGTAGAATGTTGAATGCTTGACCCGAACCATACTGTGGGGTAACAAACGATCTTCTTAGGATGTTGGTTAAAATACCCACCCCACCAACTAAACGTGCTATTTGCTATAATATTGTGATCGCAACAACTCATGAGCAACATTTGCTTCCAGTCACAGATAGAGTGGTCTATCGTTTTAAAATCGACGGCGGGAAATTGGGAAGCCAATTGTTGAACAAATGCCAGCACGTCCTCTTGATCTTCCTCTTCGAAAAAACAAAGCACTCGAATACGCCTGTCGTCGGACATGTGTTTAAGAATGTAGTTCAGTGCCATTTTATAGTATTCATATGGCATTAGTGGATGACAATGTTGTAAATTTTTATAATCCCCTCTGCGAAAATGCATACTTACGGTAACAAGTTGATCTGTCGATACGGTCGAATCGACCGGTGCAGTCGGTTCAAAAGACGCAGTCGGTTCAAAAGGCGTAGCCGGTTCAAAAGACGCAGTCGGTTCAAATAGTGTGGGGTATTCTCGACGAATATCCTGTTGCCATTTCGATAACCGAATAAATGAAAAAAGTGTTTGTTTTTCCGCTTCGAAATATTTATAACTTTGGAAATACCCATTCAACATAATTTGCTTTTCCTCTCGAAACGCGGGTATATCGGAATAAAGAAATCCCGGTTCCTTATAACAGGGAAATGTATATAATAAATCGGAGGATTTTCCACACCCCGGGTTTATCGTCGTATACGAACGCAAGGGTGATAAAAAAGAATCCCAGTAGGTAGGTCGGTGTTTCCCGGTGGTTAATATTTCACTATGTGGAAAAATCATTTTACGTCGTTGCCGTAGAGAATAAGCAATTGTAGTGAATATTTGAAATAATTGATTGCCGAGTCCACCCATTAAATGACAAGAAACTATATTTATACCTTTTTGCATTTCCAATGCAGAAAAATGGTATGATGAATCCATACCTGAAGTGTATCTGTAATGTATATAATAGTATTATGCCAAAATCTTTATGTGGATTTCGACTCCCTTTTGTATTTTTACAGAAACGTAAAAATGCAAAAACTAACCTAGAAACCAAACGTTTCCTTCATAATCGTGGTTTTACTGGGCCCCTTCTGTTTTTCGCTCTGTCGTTTTACTTTATAAACATGCGAATTGTTGTTATTCTGCGCCGATTTTCCGCCATAAATGTTTAATACAAAATCGTCATTGTCCTCGTGAAGTTCTGGCAATATTCGCGTCATAGGCTTTTCAATCACCATCAGCATGTGTTCTGTTTTCAATAATTTTCTATATTCTTGAATACTCAAATTTCCATAGAATTTTTCCAATAAAAAATAGGGGTTGGGCGCGGGCTTAATGTTCTTCTTATAATTATAAATTTTACTATACATTTGATTCAACAAGTGATAACGTTCAAATTTCGTAGAGTCGTCGATGTTTTCTTTCATCAAATATCCAACCGCGCATTCTGGTCTACAAAACGAGCCATAACCACACAACTGCCCGTCCACTTCATATTTTGGTATGTAACAGGATGGATTATCATATTCATACGTGCACCAAAAACAGGCCGACTTTTTATCTTGATTACTGTTTTTATACAGTTGCAACTTCAACTTCTTCAACTTTGACGATACATCTTTCATATTAATATCGTCGTCTTCGTCTTCTATGATGTCATTCTTTGTTCCATTCTTTGTGCCATTCTTTGTTGCTTCATCCGGAGTTTCAAGTTTTGAATTACAGGCTGAACATAATTGAGTTGTTGTGCATTGTGATTGCGCGTTGGATTCGGCATATGCATAATCCGCATTCGTCTTCATCTTTTCCTTCTCTGCGAATAAGTTCACACTTTCCGAATCATACGTAGAAAAAGACTTGTTTTCATCCATATTGTAAGTCATAATATTTGGAGGAATTAATGGATTATAAGACATAGGATCCGTCACCAATTGATTTATTTTCGCATTATGATCCATCAAATCTTGCATCGAACATTTTAAATGCAGTATGATATTGGCGACGGGTTGGGGTGAACTATTTTTTTCAGGATCTTTGGTGATCAATTTGCCCCCCTTTGGCTTTCTCCCTCGCTTTTTCGCAACTGTTTCTACTGGCGGCTGTGCGACAATTTCGGGCTCTTCGATAACGACTGTAATATTGTTTTCAATCTCGGTCGGTGCTGGCGGTGTCACATCATCGCTCTTCTTCTTTCTTCCACGTCTCTTTTTCAATGGCTCCTCCGACATGTCCTTGGTTATGTATACAAGTTTGCGAAATTCCTTTATGTCATTTCGAAAAAATGTTTTCCTCACCTATACATACCGATGTGTTCGCAATGGCATAACAGTGTCTGCATAATGGCAGATAAATATCAGATCCGATCAAAACCTTCTCTTTTTCATTACTTATGCGATGTGAAAATAGCGCGGGAAATGAGCAACCATTTGCACATTTCGACGTAAGTTTTGTAATACTATCGCTAATTGGTAATAGATCTAGTATTTCACCGAATTTTTCACGTCGAAAATCACCATCTAACCCACATACATGCACCGTTTTTTTCGAAACTTCTATCATGGAAAGAACAGATGTATAAAGATCGGGAAAGAATTGTCCCTCATTGATCAAAATAACGTCCGCGCTTTCATAATCTCCATTGACAGTGTTTACCAAATCACATAGTCTATCTGTAAACAAACAAGGAATCATTACGCGATCATGTGTGGAAAGCATAGAATCATGATATCTACGATCCGCGTCATAATTTACTACGAGCACATTTTTACCTTCATTTTTATATTGATAATAAAGTTCAATAATGCGCGTTGTTTTTCCTGAAAACATCGGGCCCACAATAAGCCCCAAATAACCTGTTTTTGTTGACATTTCTGAGTTTTATGAAGTGATGTAACACAACCCTTTTATTCAATTTTTCAGAAATATACATAAACACTTTTTGTGTTTCATTTATAACACATGACGGCGCTTCCAAAATCTGGAATACCATGGGTCGAAAAATATAGGCCCACCCAATTTGATGATATTGTGCTCGATCCCACGAATCGAAACATATTCAATAACATGTTAGACACGAATTATTTCCCCAATCTCTTATTTTATGGCCCACCCGGGACAGGAAAAACAACAACGATTATTAATTTGATCAATGAATATCAGACAAAATACAATCAAACCAATAAGGGTTCCGTTATCCATTTAAATGCATCCGATGAACGCGGTATCGATATCATTCGTAATCAAATTTATCAGTTCGTGAAATCCAAGAATTTTTTCGAACTCGGACTAAAGTTCGTTATCTTGGATGAAGTGGATTATATGACAAAAAATGCACAACAGGCTCTTAAATATTTATTACAGTCTTCTTGTTATAACGTCCGTTTCTGTCTAATTTGTAATTATATTAGCAAAATTGATGAGTCTTTGAAAAACGAATTTATCTGTATTCGTTTTAACCAATTACCCAAACCGGATATCTACAAGTTTATAAAAACCATTGCCGAAAATGAGAATATTGCATTATCGGATAAAGTGATTGACACAATTCAAAAAACATATCACTCGGACATTCGTAGCATGATCAACTTTATTCAGTTGAACCAAAACATTGTAGAATGGGAGTCAAATATCATAAGTGATTCAGTTTGGGAAAAAATGCATAACATGTTACTGCATAGTCAGTCCAAGGACATTATTTTTTATATACATGAAATGAGCATTCAATATAATATTGACAAAAAAAACATTCTCAAACAGTATTTTGATTTTGTGTTCGTTCATAAAAAAACACATATTAACCCGCAGTTTTTGGATGTTGTGGAAACCATTAGTCATTGTAATGATTCAAACATAGGTCATGTCCTCCAATATTTTGTCAAACAGTTACAAAAAATGTATGGGTCCGCGTAAAATTGAATATTTCGAAACAACATAAAGAAATAGGTAGAATCCAAGGAAACAGAATTTGGAAAACATACATGTCCGTAAATGATGAGTGGGCAAATTTCTTGAGCAGTCAAAACGCAGTGTCTACTTCCAACCGATGTGTCGGCGGTCGTCCTACAATCTCTGTAGACAATTCAATCAATACAAAAAAGGGTGTTTGTGTTGATAATACGATAAACAATGATGGTGATGTGCCGGTTTGCGAGGAGTTGTATATTTCTACAAAAACAAAGGTTTTGTTTTTGAACAAGGAAATTGATATTTATAATATATTTTGGAACATTCCTGTACTCGAATATTGGAAACCCGAAGAAGGTGTTATAAAAAAACAAATGAAGATTGTATCCAAGACACAAGAAGAATTTCAAGAATATAAAAAGAAACTTGACGGAATTGGATACTATACGGAAAATATTATTAAACAAATCGATAATCCAACTGCACGGCGAATAAAATTCAAAGATGAGCGCAAAATCACAGTGGGTGTATCAAAAAAGGATATTATGAATTGTCGCGGGAAGGTGAAAAACGCATTCTACAATTGTTTCGCGATGATTTTGCGATTCAAATATGGTAACGTAACCGAAAACAAAACGATGTTTAAGGAGATTCATGTTAAGATATTCAACACTGGCAAATTAGAAATCCCTGGTGTGTTGGATGCAAAGTTATTGGATATCGTAAAGGAAATGATTTTGCAGATCCTACAGCCCAATATCGACACGCCCCTCGAATTCATAGAAACAGATTCCGAAAACAATGTTCTTATTAACTCAAATTTCAATTGTGGATACTATATCAATCGGGATATTTTGCACAATATTTTATTAAGTGACAAATATAACATAGAAAGTGCATATGATCCATGTAGTTATCCTGGAGTAAAATGCAAGTATTATTTTAACAACAACAATGGGTTCGATGAAACTCTTCAAAAAGGCAAAATTCTACCCGAAGATCGGGCGCTTAAACTTAGTGAATTGGAATTAAATAAAAAATACACGGAAGTTTCCTTTATGATGTTTCGAACCGGGAGTTGCTTGATTGTTGGTAATTGTAGTGAAAGAATACTAAAATTTGTGTTTGAATTCATTAAAAAAATTCTTGTAGAAGAATACAAGAATATTCAAGTGGCAAACGAAGATACGGCTGTGAAAATAAAGAAGGTGAAACTGCGGAAGAAGACGATTCTAATGTCGGCCGATTATTATAACAAACATATGTAATTACGTCGGCTGTTGATACATCCAACGCACAAACTCTTTCATGTTTCCGTCATCGAATTTTTCTCGAAAAACGGGTTCTTCGATATAAAATTTCATTAAAAAATACTCATTCTTATCCAATTCTGAAAAAAACGATCCACTGCGGGCACGTTTCGTTTTTTCTCTTTTTTCCAAGATTTCCTTTAAAAGTTCTTCGTAAATATTATAATTCATGTTCATCTTGGTTTGCAACACTTCTAAATAATCCATCGTGGATTCCATGTGAGAGATTTGTTTTAAAAATCGTAGTAAATAAAGGTTGCATATTTGAATGCGGTGCTGAAATTCAATGTTTTCGTTTTTCCAGTCGAATAATAGGTTCGTTAATTTGGATATCTTTACGAAGGTGTTTTGATAATCTCGTTCATCAAATTGCAATACGGTTTCATTCAATGTCATGATATTACTCATAGTTGCCGAAGATTCATCGTCGGTTGATCCGTCAAATATGCAAAAAATGGTTTTTTTATAAACAAACAAGATTGCATCCAAGTGATTTAAACTTTGTGATAAATTTGATTTGTGAATCTGTTCGATGTATTCTAAATAATAGTAATACGTTTTTTGTGAATAGTAATACGCCTTTTCAACGTTTTTTGTTCGAAGTAGAACAAATTCAAATACACGGTGTAACGCATTTATTCCGATATATAAACTATGAACGGGATAATTTAGTTTTTGCATGAGATCAGACTGTTGAATTAAATGAAAAAATTCGTTCATAATAGCCACGTATTTTTCCACCACTTGCACTTGAATGGACATCCTTTCGGATGATTTTTGTATATATAATGCTAATATTTTTGTGCCGGAGTGAAATGGACAGACAAACTCTTCCGATTGGTGAAAAATAACGGTTCGCAATCTATATTTATTTGTGCAAAAAGGGTATAAAGTAGAAATAAACTCTATACCATAATCTACAAATTTTTGTAAAAAATGAGCGCCGCACCTTCTGCACCCACCCCCACTTCGGAGTCCATTGTATCCACGCCCAATGGATACCGCCTTCCTGAAAACAACACTCTTCAACATGCTATCAAATTGGCGATTGTGGAAGACAAGCCAGTGATGATGGATTATTGGACGAATTCGTTAGACAAGACTGCTCTTATTGGTGTAAAGAACAACCAAGAGAAGTTATTGGTAAAAAGCGAAGAAGAATACACCAGTCCTGTGTCCAAAATTTATAAGGTAGGAAAAGAGTATATTGTAATTACTGAGAACTCGATTTATATTGTGGATGTCGAAATCCCTACGAAACGTATCAGTTCTTAAATTTTGGTCGATGATGTAGCGAATAAAATTGAAGTTGAACAATATTGTAAACTTGAACAATATTGTTTGAAAAATATGGAAACACAATTTGATCTTATTGATCGAATGGGTGAGGTCGCATGGCTTCGTATGATTTATGAGATTCAAACGCAAAAACTCATAGATGCGATGATCCAAAAGAATGCGTTTGAAATTAAAAATAAATATTATAAAAACAGGATTTCTGAATTGCAACGTGAAAATAGAAGACTGGGGTCAGATCGCGCGTATCATATGAAACTTTTATTTGCAATTCAACAGCAACTTGCATGTTTTGCATCAATTTCGGGAAAAACGGACATGGATATGCTTTACGATTCAATGCATACGTTCGAGCCATCCTACCGTTATGGTTCGCCAAGAATCTGTGCATAAGGATCATATTACATATTACAATATCTTTTCCAATTCGACAATTTGTTCCGGCGTCAATGTTTCTGGAAATTCAACATCAAACACAATAATTATATTTCCCGTTCTATTTTCCCGTTTCATTCCCATGTTCGGAACCACCTTTTTATAATTCGGTTTGATGATCGACATATTGCTTTTGTTATTTACGCATAGGCGTTTTCCGTTGACATGCACCATTTCAAAAGAAAATCCACAAAGTGCCTCCTTTAACGAGATTTTTTTATGATAGATCAAATCTAACCCCTCGCGCCTGAAATCACTCGTGTTCTCAATATGAATGACCAATTTCACTTCGCCACGTAGTTGTTCGTTCACAATATGTCCTTTGTCGCTTAACACCAATGTCTCATTTTCATCTATGCCTTGTGGAATGCTTACATATACGGTTTCCTTTTCCACATTGCGGACATCACCGGCCATTACCCACCGTTCGATTTCAATAGGTATGTCCAGACCTTGGTAACTTTGTTGAATGGTAAGATTGACTTGTTTCACGATCGGCTCGGGGCGTTGTATATGCCGAAATTCTTGTCCATTGTGGAAAACGCGGATGCCGGGCATACCAAAGCCCGGCATTCCACCAAATGCCGGGTGATTGCCAAATATATCTGCAAATAAGTTGTGCATGTCTGGCATTCCGTTCATATGATGTGCAAAATGCACCCCCCCTCCACCAAATCCAGGAGGCATGTTATTTGCCGGTTTTCCATATCGCAATTCGTTGTTATATTGTTCTCTCTTTTCGGCATCACCCAAGTTCTCATAGGCCTCATTGATTTGTTGAATTTTTGTTTTTGCTTCTTCGGAGGGATTGCGATCCGGGTGGTATTTCAAAGAAAGGTTTCGGTAAGCCTTTTTAATTTCACTTTCACTTGCATCTTGTGATACACCAAGAACATCGTAGAAATTCGCCATTTGTATATAAAATATTTATTATACATAAGCACGCTCCATTTTTTTATGTGTTTTTTGATAAGAACAATATTATATATTATCAACGCATTGATTACCAGGGCCACCACCAAGGTTTATAAGTTTTTGCGGTTGTGCTGGCCGGGTCGTCGCTGTCCTCGTCTGCACTATCTTGACTCATTGTTTCTGACATGCGAGCATGATCGTCTGGTTGTTGGGTCTCTTCCGTGGGCAAGGTGCGAGAATAAACGGATTTCGGCGGTGAACGCGTATCTTCCGTGGGCAAGGTGGGAGAATGAACGAATTCCGGTGGCGAACGCGTCTCTTCTTCTTCTGTAAGTTCCTCGATTTTTTTCCTGTCTTCATCTGTAAATAAATGTTTCGCATTCATACTTTTTATGGTTCTGTAAGGATTTTGCTTCAACATATCCTGAATCGTATGTTTTGTGCCACCATCGGCCAATATTTCATCCACGTGGTCTTGATTTTTTAAATCTTCTTGATATGCCCATACCAGTTCATTTTTTACTTCTGGGATAGTATCCAAAATTTTGTGATAGAAATCGATGATCACAGCGTATTTGTCGACCATTTTTTCCGGAACCGACAATACTGTCTTCTTTTCACAATCGTGTTTGAAAAATTGGATCAGCAAATAGAGTGACCATGTTTGACAAAACACATCAGAATCATACATTTGTGCGGGGTGAGTGGGCCTTACGTAAACGACCTCATATTTCTTGCTTCGAAAAAATTTGCCCACCGTTTTTTTCGTAATTTGAGGTTCATAAATTCCTTCTTTCCCATCCGCTGTTCGTGATGGATCAAATACATAAAGTATTTTGTTCGCATTATCTACATAAAAACATTGGTAGTGTGTTTGTGTGTCCTGTTTCCCGTGCTCGTCGAGATCGTCAAATAATATGTTCGACGCAGTAAATACAACATAGGGTTGTATGGTGCGTATTTTTTCGCAATAGGCCAATATTTGTGATTCCTTGTTTTTATAGAGCGATGGATCCTCGGCATCGCGAAATCCGTCAAAGGTTTCGGAATGGTCAAGGTTTTTGATGTTGGGGACAAATTGTTGAAGAATCGCCTTTCTCACATGTTTTCTACCCATGACGTCACGCATAGATCGTAACGCCCATTTTTTCGCAAACAATACGTTTTTTTTCTCCGGTTGGTAGACAGAGCGTTTCCTTTTTATTCCTCCAAATTTTTTTGTTCTATTTTTCGATACGTTTGACCCGTATGTATTGGATCGATTTCGTTTTTGTGTATTGGGTTTCATAACGTTTCTATAGAATAGCGATATATTTTTTCGAATGTAAACAAAAACAACATAAACGGTCGTCGTCCTAATCTATCATCAAACCATGTCTCAATCTACCGTTTCTCCGCTACAACCCACATTTATAATAAAATATAAACCCTATTTTATCGACGACTTTTGCTTAGACCCTAAATTGCTGGCCTCGATAAAAACTCTCTTCGAAATCGATTCCTTAAACCTATTGTTTATCGGGAACTCCAATTCCGGAAAAACAACACTCCTATATGCAATCATCCGTGAGTATTATAAACTCGGCAGAAACGCACCCTTTCCTGAAAACAATATTCTGTTTATTAATAATCTAAAGGAACAGGGGATTCAGTATTTCCGAAATGAAATGAAGACCTTCTGTCAATCCCATAGTTCCATCTATGGGAAAAAGAAATTGGTGATTATAGATGACATCGATAATATCAATGAACAAAGTCAACAAGTGTTTCGTAACTATATTGACAAATACAAACACAATATCCATTTTATTTCCGTATGTTCGAATATTCAAAAGGTGATTGAAAGCATACAGTCACGGGTTCATATTTTACAGATTCACCCACCGTCGGATACGCATATTCGCGCAATTCTACAAAAAATTGTGACTTCGGAACAGATCGACATGGACGATCCTGCGAAAGAATATCTATTGAAAGTTTCCAACAAATCGGTGCGCATATTGATAAATTATTTGGAAAAAATGTATATATTGAAACAGCATGTTGACTTAGAACTATGTAAAAAACTTTGTTCGAATATATCCTTTCAACAGTTTGATGTTTATTTTGAAAAACTTAGGGGTGGCGATTTGGTAGGAGCCATTGATATTCTTTATCGGATTCATGATTACGGATATTCGGTGATTGATATCTTGGACTATTTTTTCTTATTTTTGAAAATGACCACGAGTTTGGAGGATGAACTGAAATACCAGATCCTACCTTATTTGTGCAAATACATCACTATTTTTCATAATGTGCATGAAGATCGCATTGAACTTGCACTGTTTACGAATAACTTGTATAGATTATCACAACAGGCTCCCATGTGCAAATAAACTATCCGAAAACAGTATAAACATATAAATGTAAATTAGAATAATTTATATAGAAAACCATACTATGTCTGGTGATAATATTACGTTTGAACAAATGCCGGATTCGTCAACGGGCATTCTACATACATCGCCCAAAGTGTTGTCGGATCCACCCAAAATATCCATATCATTAACGCCTGACGAAGTCGATTCTGTTGTTCATGCAGTCATTCAAAATTACACCAATCGCACGAATGCCGGATTTGATAAATACGGAATGCCATTTGATCGCAGTGATATGTCCGTGATTAAATGGATGCATAATGCACAGGAAGAGTTAATGGATAATATTTTATATATTGAAAAAATAAAGCAACTCTATATTCATAAAACCCGCGCATTGGCGGTTTTTTTAGAAGAACAACATGCCAGGGCGGAAGCATTAAAGAAAGATGCGTCAGAATCACGCGGGTGAAATTTTTGGTGAAAAATATAATGTGCGAATAGTATAACGAACGTAAGTATTTCATTTCTTTTTTGACCATGTCGTCGCAGATATTTAAAAAACCAGTGCCGAAAGAATTATTGTTTGAACTTTTGGATAAAATATCGTTAAAGACGGAGAAGTATTATTTGATTGACAAGAATGCCTTTCGTAAATTGCAATTTTATAATCTTCTTCCCGATTTTTGTGAGGCATTGAAAGAATATTATCATTTGGGGAAACGTATGTATATTGAACGCAAACCGACCTATAATTCGTTTATTACAATTGTTCGACAAATTTGCAAGTGTTGCAGTATTATGTATACATCACAAATCAAATACAATGAATCCAAATATAACATTGATTACTTTATCTATTTTTAATGCGCTACGTTTAGGAATATATCCATCCCTACATACTACGATAATTCGTATTACCATCACTGTAATATGAATTCATACACCCCCGGTCTTTTTCATTTTTGATATAAACTATACCCCAAATTCGTAGTGGACGACGTTCCCGCCGGACCAGTTGATCCTGTATCTCCTTTCGATCCTGTTGCGCCATCGTTTCCAGTAGGTCCAGTTACGCCTTGAACGCCTTGAACGCCTTGAACGCCTTGAACGCCTTGTGTTCCCATTGGACCAGTGTCACCTTGTGTTCCAGTAGGTCCAGTTGCGCCAGGAACGCCTTGTGTTCCTTGTGTTCCAGTAGGTCCAGTGGGCCCGCTTGTTCCTGGTGATCCAGTCGGCCCTGTCGGGCCGACTGCGCTAGCACCACCAAGTCCGGTCGGACCAGTCGGTCCAGCAGGGCCAGCCGGACCAGCGGGACCAGTTGGACCACCAATGCTTGGTGATTCTTGGCTTTTATCTACCATGCGATTTACATCGTCTTGTGTCAACGCACCATCATATAACGTAAAATTATTGATCAATAATCCATCATTTGCGCTATGCCATGGATCGCCAATATACATCAATGTATCGCCATTTCGTTTATAAATGTTATTGAAATCTTTATTGCACACGGCTTGCTTATTGATATAAAGTGTAAAATGGTTGTTATCAAAGACGAGCGTGATTAAATAGGGTTTTTGAAAAGAAATATTGGGCGTATAATCTAACGTGTTTATACCATCGTTCCCATTATCGTCTGTTGAAAATCGTATATGCATATTTGTGGTGTTATCTGGAAAAATCCACATCGCGGGAATACGTTGACCCTTATCACAACAATTTTGACCATCTTGTGTAAAATGGAAAACATTGCGCCACTGGTTATGACCACCGTTAATTTGCATAAAAAAGGAAATGGATAAGTTTGCATATTGGGAAAAATTCATGTCACGCAAATACATGCTATAGTCATTCACCTTTAATTTATACCAACTCTCAGATACAGCATATGTCCACTTTTTCAAGTTTGGCAAATTGACGGCTTCGTTCATTTTCGCCATATACAAAACGCCCAAGTCATCGAAATTTTCAGAAGACGTGAAGTATCGATAACATAAATAGAACAACACAAGAAGTAAAATTATGGCTAAAATCAAAATGATGTATCGACGTTTGATAGACATAATTCGAAATGTTTTTATATATACTGCAAACATTTTTACACAAAAACCTAGACTCTGGTCAATACTGGATCTCGATATACCCGAAAAGTGTCTGGTATATTATGCGTAAACAACACGGTGTAAAAACGTAATAATTCATTATGATAAATTATGCCAACATCTTTAATCATATCGGAATAGGTAGCGTATCCATGCGCCAAATAATGCAATGCATCAAAGGATTTATTTTCCGGGTAAAATCGTTGTAATAAATATTCATAGGTCGATTTGGGGTGACGACGTATCAACTCCCGCGATACGGAAAAGCAGGGGCCATGTCCCCATCGGTTCACTTTTCCAGGAGTGGCGGGGGCGTTTGGGAAAATATGGCTATACCAATCGATTCCGGACTCCGCATAAGATGTTGCGCGAACTCCATTTTTATAGTCGATTTGGGCTTTGTCCCAGTCAAAAGATTCAAAATGTGTTCCGACTGTCATATAGTCATAGTTTCCGCATTCGTCCAATAATTTCCAAAAGGGTATTGCGTTATCCTCCCAATTGCATTTCACAAACACCGTAATGTCATCTAAATTGTCATAGTTTTTCACAATATGATATAGGAATGCATAGTCACAGCGACCTATATTCGGTATTTCGAATACATGATCATGAATGCGATTTTCTTGACCAACCAGAAGTCGGTCGTTTTTTTTGTATATCGTATACGACACGCCCGATGGTATTTTTTGAATCCATTTCAGTTTGAATTCATCTTTATATGTGCTTGTTACAATATGAACACCACGTGTCGAATAAAACTTGGGAAATCTATTTGACCACATATTCCATCCTTGCCCGCGTTTGCTAGAGTAGAACATCGAATAAAAACAATATAGGGCTGAAACGAATATAAGAACAAGAAGTAGAATACGAAAACACAATAAAAGTGTCGTTGTGTTTGTATATATTGAGACTAAAAATAAAAGTGGGCGTTTATCCGAGTTTCTTTTGCGACAGAGATACGAAACATCAATAAAAGTATAGTAGTAAAATATAGTAAAATTGTATTGGTAATGGAAACATTCGTTAAAGAATGGTCGGATATACAAAACATCGTAATCGACAAACCATTCAATAAATTCATTTTGGATGAACTGCGCGCGAATGAACAAGACGTGTGCGAAATACTGGATTCCAATTATTGCGAAAAAACTATGCATTGCATTCTTTACAAAAATAAATGTGTAAGTAAAGACAGAATACAACCCATACACAAACCATCTGTTACGATAACATCATCTACTTATAAAATTAAATTTGAGGTTATAGACAGCATGTATTTAGGAAACGTTCAACTCACTACAACAAAGGTAGATTTATATTATTGCATGGTACGTTCTATACAAACGAACGTAATATATATACTTTTTTCATCGGGAATTGTATTGACAAAATTGGATTTACAAGAGAATCGCGAACTGAACGATCGATTATATATTTTGCTAGGTAAAATAATACAAAACAAACAATATGTCCATGTTTTGACCGGCCATTCTATGGGGTGTGTGTTGGCATTATATACCGGGTATTTACTGTTTTCCAAATATAAAAACGTGTTTACTTCCAACATATTTGTTTTGGGGTCGGCGGGTGCAAAATGGATGTTGGAGGATAATCATTATGTTTCGTATGCAAATCTACCAAATATAAAACTATTTTTGAGTGGTGAATTGAGACATAGTAAATCGAAATGCAAAATGTTATTAGATTGTTATGTGAATGAAGGTTTTGGTCATGCATATAGGCCACTTACTGTAATATATAAAGATACAAATAAAGAAAATGGTGAAATTTATGAAACGCCATTTGACGAAATAAAATGTCAAATCGAATACCCAGATAAAAGTAATTCACAGTGTCAAAAATTTCATCAATGGGCTTATTACAAAAAATTATTACAAACCATCTACAAAGATGTATTTATTGCTCGTGTAATATCTAGTCGCGCAAAATCGAAAACAAGGCGAAGCAAAACTGAAAAGTCTAGAAAAAGTATTCGATTTGACAGTGAACTATTCTGACGCATTTGGTGACTTGGAATGAGAAAGTATATTTCATAAGAAATGGAATAAAATGTTGCTATTTAGTATATAGTATACAAAAACAAAAAGAGTTTGATGTTTAGTTCGAAAAATATATCTCATTATGTTGTCGCAGGGGCAACGATATTGGTAGCAAGTTATTTTCTAAACAAATACAAGCAAAACTTTGAGACCAATGATGAATATGACTTGATCAAAAAGTATTTATTAAATGAATCGCCTCTCTATGGGTATAACCGACCGAAACTTTGGATTCATACGAAATATGAAATCAATGCCCGAAAATGGAAGGATTTTTATTCGCGCAATAGCACGGACTTAAACCAGCCTTACTTACATTTGACCATAAAAACAATTGTCAATCATTGTGGCGATGATTTCAACATTTGCTTGATTGACGATGATACCTTTAGTAAACTCATCCCATCGTGGGATGTGGACTTGGCGACGGTAGCCGAACCTATGCGCGCACATTTCCGAGAACTCGGTTTAGCGCAATTGTTATATTATTATGGCGGCATGGTCGTGCCGAACTCCTTTTTATGTATCAAAAACTTGAAACAACTCTATGACGACGGTGTGTCGTCGAATAAACCGTTTGTATGTGAGGGCGTGAATCACACCCTGGATCTCTCTACAAAAACGCATAAGCAGTTGTTTTCACCCGACACTTATTTTTATGGAGCGAAGAAAAACGATGAACACATTTTGGAATGGGTAAGGGAATTGAAACGTCGTAACGCGTCCGGACATTTTTCTTCGGAACCCGATTTCAAAGGAGCGTCGAGTCAGTGGTGGTTGCATGCTATTCGCGGAGGGAATGCGAATTTGGTGGGGGGCGAATGGATAGGTGTGAAAACCACGGACCGCAAACCGATTGTGTTGGAAAACTTGATGGAAGAGGAATATTTGGATTTGCATGGTGGTGTATATGGTATCTATATTCCCGCGGATGAGATTTTGATTCGCCCCAAGTTTCAATGGTTTGCGGTGATGCCCGGAGAACAGTTGTTGAAAACGAACTTGATTGTCGCGAAATATTTGATGGCATCCTTGATTGATACCAGTGATGAATATAAAAAAGCGAAAGAGGGGCGAAGTGTGGTTGCGATTTAGGGCATCGCGATGTCGAGAACATAATATATTCCAACCATAAACTCATATAAAATGTTTGGAATATATTCACAAAATGAGTGATTCAATTTCCCAAGTTTCCACAAACACGCCAGATATCGTTCAACAAACGATAGGTTCTCTCCAAGACTTGTTTGAAAAGTATAAAGAGGATTCCTATATGCTTTCTAAAACCCATCACTATGTCGTGAAACAATTGCCCACCCTTCTCGAGAACACACAAAAAGCCCACCAACAGCGTCAACTTCGCATCGAAGAAATGACCAATGACCAAGACGCCTTTATCCAGACCTTTTTAAACAACAACCAGTATTTTTACAACGCATCCACAGAAAAGTTTTTCTATTACGACGGCGTTCATTACCAATTATATGGCGAGGACGATATTTTACACCATGTTCTCACCACGATTACAAGAGAACGTCAATTGATGTCCTGGAAACAAAGCACGAAACGCAATATTATGAAGCGTATCAAAGAAAACTACCCGCTCCTTAAGAAGTCCATCCCCGAAACCGATACCATCCAATTCGTCATCGATTTGCTCTGTCCGATCTTGTTCTCCACGCGCACCGAAGCCAAGTATTTTTTGACGATTCTTGGTGATAATATTTTCAAGAAAAACACGTCGATTATACACTTTATTCACCCCGATTCCAAACACTTTATTCGAGAACTCAACAATATGTGTCAAATTTATGTGGGTCATGGCTCTTGTCAAACCTTTAAACATAAATATCATGACCATGATTACGGGACTTGTCGGTTGGTCCGTATCCATGATTCAGTGCGACACGAACATGTGTGGAAATCCACGATTAATACCTATATTTTAGATATCATTTGCGTGGCCTGTCACTATTCCATGCGATATCAATCTTCCGATAATTATGTAGAAACACAGTCGAGCGACGAGGTTCTCCAATCCAATGTATTTTATTTGAAAACCACGGAACCTGGCCAACTTGTGGATTTGTTTATCCGTGAATATTTGATTCTGAGCCGGAACCGCGAAGGTAGTCTAGGGTCCGAAAGCCCGTCGACGTCTACACAAACACGCAAAACACATGTAATTACATGGAAAAATATGCAGTATTTATGGAAGAGGTTTTTAGATGCCAAGTATTTGCCGAATGTCATCTTTTTACAGACGTTGAAAGGGTTGTTGGTAGAAAAACTCCAAGACAATTATGAGGAATCCTCGGATATGTTTTTGGGAGTGTCGAGCAAGTTTTTACCGGCGATCCAGCGGTTTTTACAGTTTTGGGGGGAGACGGTGGTGGAAGATGAAAGCGAAAGTCATTTTGAATTGGATGAACTCTTGCAATTATTTCGAAAATGGTCGGAGAACAATCATGAAAATATCCCCCATTTGAATGAAAAACAAGTGTTGGATTTGATTTCTTATTTTTATCCCCATGTGGAAACGGAGGATGGCAAATATATTTCCAAAATTCGGAATGCATTGTGGGATAAGTCGATGGATATACAAATCGCGTTGGACAATTTCAAGGAATATACGATTGAATTTCAACGTGGCACGCAACAACGGGTTTCCATATTTGATGCGTATCAGTATTATTGTAAATATTATAATAATGCGTCGTTTCAGGGGACATATACACTGATTGCGAGTAAATTTTATTTTGAAAAATATGTCATTGAGAACTTGGCGGAATATATAGCGGATGACAAGTTTTTGAAGGCCGAATGGTTTGCGGTGTAATTTTCGATAAAAGTGTATGACTACGTATTTCAAACCTGCGCAATTTACACCTTTGTGACGTTGCCTTTACACCTTTGCGAATTTTAACTGGTTATCAGCAACGACCCGTTAGAACGCCCATTTTATTGGACAAAAATAAGAAAACCCGTAAAATATAAATAGTAGGATTTTCAATTACAACGGACTAAGTTGTTTGAAATGAAATAGGTATACAATAAATAATGTCGCGTTTTATATTTCAATTATTACACAAATTAAAATTATATATATATATATATATATAAAATGGCATCTTTCGCTAATGTCGAACCGATTGGAAATGTTCCCCCAGTAAAACCAACCGAAATGTTTATACCTATTCCAGAAGATAAATTAAGAACAGATCAAAAATATTTAGTTGAAACAAATACGACGTTATCAAATGGTGAAACTGTAAGACGCAGATATAAAGGAGTTTTAGATACATTAAAAGTTGATAACTGTTATAAATTTAAATATTTAGAAAATCTTAATAAAAAAAAACGTAAAGAAACAATACACAACGCGATTTGGAATGGTGATGACGACGAAACATTTATAAAAATATATGATGCGCCTGCCAACGGAGATATATTGACATTAGAACAACTTAAAACTATGGAAGAAATACAACAAAACGCCGTTATAGGAAACAATTATTACGTAAGATTTGTTGGACCAGATGAGAAAACTGACTCAACAAGTAGGGATGCGTTTTGTGGTAGATACGATGGAGTGGATGAAGACAGTGGTGACCATGTTTTTTCAAATATAGTAAAAATTTCAAATTTAGTAAAAACAAATACGTCAATTTGTTTGAACGACAAAACAACAAAAGCCACAACAACAGTAACTTTTTATTATAGAGCAGATGATTTAAATCAACACGACCGAGTAACAAGAGTAATGAACACAGTTATTCCATATGGATCCTTCGGAGGTAATAAACGTAAAACAAATAACCAGAAAAGAAAAAGCAATAAACGTAAAACAAATAGGCGCAAAAGCAATAAACGCAAAGCGATTTGTTAATATGATGGTATAAACAAAAATTTTGAGAGCGACCAAAGAAAAACTATATATAAAATCTCATGTAAAATAGGAGTTTTAAATGAGAAAAGGTGTAAATGTTCATCGGTGTAAATGTGACGAAATATTTATAGAATCGAAGGCAACGAGTTCAAAAATCTCGTCTTTTTGGTAGTGCTATCATAGGTCCCGACGCAGTGTGAACTATTGAAGTCGTATAGGTAACCAGTTGACTTATGTAGTAAATAATCCTTTCCCTTGTGTGAGTGCCGCGTTACAACAATCTGATGTCTCTTGCTGTAGGGCACGATGACGAATGTGTTGCATAACTTGAGTTTTCCGCCCACCAAATCTCCAACCGGGTCACCGGTCGTATTATCAAATACATTACCCCTATCATCAATGTCAACAACAGATCCCTTGTAAACGACTGTGCGTTTCGGTTCGCGCGACTTATCGTCCGCGATCAATCGGTCGACAAAGTCTTCCTTAATGCCAGATGTTTTGAGTTTGCGACGCGACAACTCCGCCTTCAATTGAATGACTGTAAGATGAGAGTAATTCGTGTCGGCTCCTTCTTCCGACCCAGTGATCTTGGTTTTTGTGTTTGTATTTTTTTTCGCGGACGCGGTGGTCTTCTTCACTCCTGACTGTTGCTTTGTATCTTTTCCCATAGTTTCAGGTTGATGTGACTGTAGATTCTTAAAAATTATCAAAAACGACGGGGAGGGTTTTTGCTTCAATTTTTTACAGTAAACATGTTCTCATCACCGATCGCAAAACTCACGCGTTTCATCGTCTTTCGGCCTCCCGACTTCTTGGGTGTTTTCTTCACATAACCGAACTCCCCCTTTTTGGCAAAATAACCGTATTTTTCTAATCGGCGCTCCTTTTTGGCCGTCACGTGTTTCACCACACTTACTAAACGTCCATGTTTATTCATGACAATATCGTCTTTTGTCATACCATATTTGGTTTTATACGCAGTGCCGTTCCATACTTGTTCACGTGAACCAAACAACTGCTTATATACGACACCTTTTATTAAATAAGTTCCGTCTTCGCGTTTTTGGGGTCGTTTTGTCATATATCTGGTTTTATATACTAGATATATAAATTTTCCTACATCTTTTCCATGGTTCTCTTCGTATATTCGAAAATGTGGTTATAGGACGCACAATGCGCTGACTTTATCCGCATACGCTTTACCGCATACGCTTTATCCGCATACGCTTTATCCGCATACGCTTTATCCGCATACGCTTTATCCGCATACGCTTTATCCGCATATGCTTTACCGCATACGCTTTATCCGCATATGCTTTACCGCATACGCTTTACCGCGTATGCTTTACGCCTTACGGGTTTTGCGCGATGCCTTCTTCACCGTTCCAAATTTCCCCTTGGTAGCGAAATATCCCGCCTTTTCCAAACGCTTTTCGCGCTTGGCGGTCTTGTGTTTCTTCGCCGACACAATTTTTCCCCATTTGTTTTTGATAAGATTCTTGCGCGTTAAACCACCCGCGGTGTGGTGAGCAGTGCGGTGCCAGACCATGGCGCGAGAACCCTCGGCCATGGCAAACGTTTTTCCGTTCACTTCATACATGGTATATAGAATAGGCGGAGAAATATTTTTTCTAAATAAGGTTAGAAAAATATGGACCTTATAGTTTTGGCATCATGTTATACGTGGTTGTTCCATAAGGAATAATTCCACGTGCCAATAATTGCTGTTCTGTGGACGCACCGTTTACTTTGGAATAGGTAGTTGCTCTCGCGCGTTGTGCGTAGCGCATTTTTTGGCTGATTTGGGGATTGTTTCCACCCGTGACAAACTTATTATATTCTGCCGGCGGGCAAGCCTTATTTTTACACATATTTAATCTTGAAAACATGAAAAACTTTTGAATACTATACAATAGTGCCGATAAATTCGCGGCGCTGATAAATTTATGGATTTGATAAATTTATTGCGAAAAATTGAATCCAAACGAAACCACGTTTTAGAATGCAAACTCTTGTGTCTTTCTTCCTAAACATGACCGATTCCGCCGATTTGTCCAAACAATACCAGCGAAAAACCGATAAACAACATATTTTGGACAACCCGGATACGTATATTGGCTCGGTGGAAAATGTAGACGCACAAATGTGGGTTTATGACGACGCGTCTCAAAAAATTACACTCAAAGACATTGAATATGTGCCTGGCCTGTATAAATTGTTCGACGAAGGTATTGTCAACTGCCGTGATCATGTCATCCGCATGATTCATTCGCCTATTTTGGATAAGCGCTATGTGTCCTATATCGAAACATCGATCGCCCAAGACGGAACCATTATGATGGCCAATGACGGAAATGGCATTGATATTGCGAAGCACCCCGAATACGACATTTGGATTCCCGAAATGATTTTCGGACAGTTGAGAACATCGACCAATTATGATAAAAACGAGAAGAAGATCGTGGGTGGTAAGAATGGTTTTGGGTTCAAACTCGTGTTGATTTGGTCGGAGTATGGTAAGATCGAAACGGTGGATCACACCCGTGGTTTAAAATACGTCCAAGAATTCAAGCGTAATTTGGATGAAATCTGCCCACCGGTCATCACCAAGGTCACGGGTGCAGCGGCGAAGCCATATACCAAGGTCTGGTTCAAGCCGGATTATCGCAGACTTGGTGTGCCTGGCCTCACCCCAGACATGCTCGCACTTCTCAAGAAGCGTGTCTATGATATTGGCGCAGTTACCGACCATACGATCAACAAGATCAAGGTGGTTCTGAATGGCGAGAAAATCCCCGTGAAGAATTTCCAAAACTATATTGACCTCTATTTGGGCGGGAAGGCGGATGTGAAGCGCATTTACGAAGAAGGCTCGGAACGCTGGGAATACGCAGTGGCTTTGTCCCCAACACATGAGTTTATTCAAGTGTCATTTGTAAATGGTATTTGCACGTTCAAGGGTGGGAAGCATGTGGATTATATTGTCGGACAAATTGTGCGTAAACTGTGTGATTATATCGAAAAGAAAAAGAAGATCAAGGTGAATGCGGCGGCGATCAAGGAACAAATCATCTTGTTTCTGCGGTGTGACGTCGAAAATCCGTCGTTCGATAGCCAGACGAAGGATTTTATGAACACGCCCTCTGCCAAGTTCGGGCCCACGTGTTCAGTAAGCGACGGCTTTATCGAGAAGGTGGCGAAGATGGGTGTGATGGATGTGGCCTGCTCGTTGGTCGCAGCCAAGGAAAATAAGTTGGCGAAGAAGACCGATGGTGCAAAGACCAAGAATGTCCGTGGTATTGCGAACTTCATTGATGCCAACGACGCGGGAACGCCAAAGTCCAAGGATTGTGTCCTCATTTTGTGCGAGGGACTATCGGCCCTTTCGGGCATTGTATCCGGGCTTTCGAGTTCGGATCGAAATACGATTGGTATTTACCCCCTCAAGGGGAAGTTGTTGAATGTTCGCGGAGAAAAGGCGATGAAGATCTCGGAAAATAAGGAAATTGGTGATATCAAGAAGATCCTTGGACTCGAGACGGGTCGGAATTACGCCACGATCACCGACGTAAACCAGAATTTGAGATATGGAAAGATCCTATTTATGACCGATCAAGATTTGGATGGTTCGCATATCAAGGCCTTGTGTGTGAATCTATTTCACAGTGAGTGGTCAAGCCTGATCAAGATCCCCGGATTCCTTTCGTTTATGAACACGCCCATTCTTCGTGCGAAGAAGGGAAATGTGGTCAAGTTGTTTTATAACGATGGTGAATACAAGACATGGAAGGATAGTCTGGGCGCAACCGGTATTTCGGGCTGGACGGTCAAGTATTTCAAGGGTCTTGGCACCTCTCAGTCGGCCGATTTTAAGCAGTATTTCGCGAACAAAAAGGTCGTGGATTTCGTGTATACCGGACAAGGTTGTGATGACACGATTGATAAGGTGTTCAATAAGAAACGCGCGGATGACCGAAAGACATGGCTCGAAAATTACGACAAGGAGGCGTATGTGGACACAAACCAGGCGAATGTCCAATATAACGCGTTTGTGGACAAGGAGTTGATTCATTTCAGCACCTATGATAACGCGCGATCTATTCCCAACATGATGGATGGACTCAAGACATCGTTGCGCAAGATTTTGTTCTGTGCATTCAAGCGTAAGTTGACGAGCGAAATCAAAGTGGCGCAATTTTCGGGATATGTATCGGAGCATTCTGCCTACCACCATGGCGAGGCATCGTTGAACGGCGCGATCGTAAACATGGCACAAAATTTCGTCGGTTCGAACAACGTGAATCTATTGTTACCGAACGGACAATTTGGAACTCGACTTCAGGGTGGCGACGATTCTGCGTCAGAGAGATATATCTTTACACAACTCAGTCCGGTGGCGAGGTATATTTTCCCAGAGGCCGACGATGCCATCTTGCATTATTTAGATGACGATGGGACAGAAGTGGAGCCCGAGTGGTATGCTCCCATTCTTCCGTTTGCGCTCCTAAATGGCCAACTCGGTATCGGCACTGGATTTTCGACAAGTATTCCGTCCTATAACCCGAAGCAGGTGATCCAGCATTTGAAGACGAAGTTGGCTGGTCAACCGAGTGCGGGGACAGAATTTGTCCCGTATTATGAGGGGTTCAAGGGAACCGTCGCCAAGATTGCAGACAAAAAGTTTCTTATCAAGGGCTGTTATGAAAAAGTAGCGGAAGATAAGATTCGTATTACCGAACTTCCCGTGGGAACATGGACGATGCCCTATGTTTCATTCTTGGAATCCTTGGTGGATGGACAAGTCGACAAGGCTGGTAAAAAGAGCGCTCCTGTGATCAAGGATTTCACCTCGGTATCGACAGAGGTTACCGTGGATATTCTAGTGACCTTTCCCAAGGATAGGTTGCGTGAGTTGGAGACGATGGCCGAAGATTATGGATGCAATGGTGTCCATAAGTTGTTGAAGTTGACAACCACGGTAAGCACCACCAACATGCATATGTTCGACGCGAAACTGAAGTTACATAAATACGATTCAGTCGAAGAGATCATCGACGACTTTTATGGTGTGCGATTGAATATGTATCAAAAGCGAAAGGACTATTTGGTGGTGGATATGGAGAAGAAACTCGTCAAGTTGTCGAATCGCGCGCGGTATATTCAGATGACTCTGGAAGGCACGGTGGATTTGCGCAGAAAGACGGCCGTGCAAGTGACCGAATTGCTCACTGGTCTCAAATTTGCGGTGCTGGATGGAGATTATAAATATTTGATCAAGATGACGATGGATTCCGTCACTTCGGAAAATGTGGCGGCGATTCTAAAGGAGAAGGCCGACACGGAAATGCAGTTGGAGACATTGAAGGCTACCACCTTGGAAAAAATGTGGCTGACGGAACTCCAGATGTTGGAAGTTCAGTATGAAATCTACAAGGGGAGACGCGAGAAGTTGCAGGAAGCGACGAGTTCGGCCACGGACAAGAAGAAGGTCGTTGTGAAGAAGGTGGTGGCGAAGAAGTAAAAGTCGTGTTGTGATGTATATGTATATAATGTTTTTTTTGTCTTGATACTGTGGTGAACTTTGGTCACAGTATCAATAGAATTGTGCATTTATTTCTTTTGTTTGCGTGTTTTGGATGCCGATCTTTTTTTACTACGGCGAGAACCACCTACAACGGACTTTATTACTCCAGAAAGCAGACTCGGTTTTTTAGCCTCTAATGCTTTACCTGAGTCTTCAATATCTTCTTTTATAGCAGCATTTATAGCTTTCTTGTCAGAAGGATTAATCCCGTCCAATACGTATACGTTTACTACAGTGTTGAAATCGATCCATTCTCCTGTTTTGTTATAATAGTTTACAAGTTGAGAATACAGATTTTGTTTAATATCGTAAAAATCGGAAGGAATTTTGCAACTGCTGAACGTGTATTTTTTACAAGATGAGATAAACTTCCACCTAGGGTCGTATTCCTTCATTTCAACATCAATGAATTGCAAATACTTGTCTTTGAAATTGTTGTTAATATACGTTGTCAATGCAACCTTAAGCAGTTGTTTATCCACAGCGGGTTTGGTAGGCGCTGTCGGTTTTGGCAATTTAGCAACGACGGTTTTCAATAAACTCGTAAACATTTCCAACTGCGCTTTGTCGACATCTTTTTGCGCGAGAGTTGTTGTTTCGGCATACATTGGTGACTTTTTTGGATCTATTTTATTGACTATTTTCGTTTTATGATCTAGTAATATATCGTATCCACTTTTGCCTTTATTATTTATTTTTAATATACCCGCTTCATCCAAATTTCCCGCCAAATATTCAACAAGTTCTTTATTCACGGGTTGCGCGTTACATGCTACTATAAACGCAGTGTTTCCTTCATTGTCTTGTTTATTTTCAAGAATATTCTTTCGAATGTTCTCGGTTTCGAAAATGACTTTCACCACTCCTAGATTTCCATTTTCAGCGGCAACGATTAGCGGTGTCTTTCCGGACTCAACATCAACCGCATTGATGTCCTGTTTATAATTCAGAATCATTTTCGTCATGTTGTCGGGAGAACCATCTTTCGCGACGGAAAACAACATATTCTTAGCAGCGTCAGGTTCCGTGTTTTTTTTAGTAACAAAAATAGCGTTCATTTCGGCTTTATAGTCTTTCGTAGCAACACTGGGTGTCGAGTCGGTCGATGTTTGTATTTCTGCAAGAGATTCAACGAGATCATCGTGCGCCCCCGTTTCCAATAAACGATCCATCCACACTGTTAAATACTCCTTCGGAAGGGGGTATTGTTTCAAGTAATTCAAGAGATAATCCGTTTTTGCTTCGTTCTCAATCAAATACATGATAATATCCATTCGCGCAGTATTCGTGGGATCAACCGTTCCCTTTTTACGATCCGCAACAAGACCTTTCAACGCAGCCTGAATATTTGTCATCGCGTTCCAGGGAGGAAGAGCAAAATAGTCTCCTTCCACATTCGATGCTCCGCTAGAAATTTTCGCTTGCAATTCATCCATCTTTCCATGATAGGACAATTCCTGGGTCGACATGGCCGAAACGTCGCCATCTCCGCCGAACTTTCTGTTTTTACTAAATAATTTCTTCATCGATGATTTTCGGCGAGGTGCCATAGATCGTTTGGATGACATTTTTATTTAGAGTATATACTATACGCACATAATTTTACTAGTCCACACGGTATATTTTCTCCGTTCTATATAAAGACACGAGGACGTAAAAATAACGTTGTTATGACGAACGATTCTGTCACGAAAACATGGGTGGGCGGTATTGTAAACAAAACCAACGGAAAAAATAATTTCGACTCCGTTATGCATATGATAAAAAACCCAAGATGCCAAATTACCACAATATCTTATAGTTCATTGGTAGGATTCATTTTGAAACTGAGTCTTTCTACACCTTTCAACGTCGAAAACGCTGAAAGCAACGTTTCCTCCGTTCCATTCTCACTCCAAAATAGCGATGAAGTCGACGACCTTAACCTTGCAAATGTGAAAAGGCGCAAACAGGAGGGGGGAACCAGTTTACCAGATGCAGACATAGAATTTTATGGTTTAAATGAAAGCAAAACTGCTTTCAATTCTCCTATTGACACGGTGGTTATTAAATTTGCTGTGCTTCATAATAAAAAGGAGGCTGCTCTTTTTCCCTACAAACCAGCGTCGTATGGGTCTACGGATATATACAAAGAAACAGACACTATAGATAATTATAAAAAAGAAGCGTTGACCCAAAGTAAAATTTACCAACTTACGGCAAGTAAGGGAGAACCTGTCTGCCCGTCTTTAATCGATTTTTCACATATTTCCGATCGATTGGCTATAGAAACATTTTTAGATATTGTTTTAAAAAAATGTGTCGATGATGAATCCAAACATATTATTCAATATTTGAAACATGTATTCATCTACTCGGAACAAACCGAACGCATGTATATGGATGATGTTCAACTCGGCATCATCACCATGGAATCTGCATCTGACTATATAACTGCATATGATGCAGTTTTGGATTGGGATTTATATGGTAAATCAGCCATTGTTTTTCGTGAACAAATTTTGACACAAGTTCTACGACTATATAACGAAACACATCTTGTTCACGCTGATTTTCATGTGCGCAATTGTTTGGTGAAAAAAAACGAGGATGGGTCCTGTCGTGTCTATATGATTGACTTTGGAAGAATGGTCGATGCTGACAATTTAAATCAGGAGCAAATTCTGATTGCACAACAATATGCAGTCTCTAAATTTCATCGAACTCGTTTCTTTGTTTCACAAAAGAAGGACAAACGCCGTTTCTTTGGTGCAAAACCGAAACCCGCCGATTTGTTTATTTGCCCCAACATTCTTGAAAGAAGGGACCACTATGGTCAAAAATTATGTGAGAACCTGCTTTTCTTTATATGTAGTTTGGAATATATGCATTTTTATTACAAATATAAACACAAGGAAACATCGCATCTTCATAATATATATTATAAAATGTTGGACCCGGCCACATCCTTGAATAAAATTGCAATAGCATTGAATAATTATTATGATACACAAGGCGTTTATATTCAACGATATGATAATTACAATATTTTGAAGCCTGGTGAAAAATATGACCGAACCCTTGAAGATATTCAAGGCGATGTCATGGTGAAAGAAAAGGGTGCAAATTCAACGGCATCGCCACCGCGAATCCTACAAAAACGAAAGGAAGCAATTCCTGTGGCAGAAGAACGAATCAAAAAGTTACGCAATAAGGTTATAAACGATTCGGACACAGAGTCTATGCCGAATAATTTTCATTTCGATAATCTGGGGTTTGTAGATTCCGATTCGGAGCCCACTGGCACAGAACATGTAAATTATAGTTTTCCGAATGTTACCACGTCCTTCCGTTATGTAAAGGGAGGGCGATTGCGTAAGTCGCGAAAAGTGACAAAACGAAGAAGAACGAATCTTAGGAAATCGAGACGCGCATCGCGCAATAGTCTATGATAAACAACGAATGTTCTATATCATAGAATTCTACGATGATGTTTCCGTTTCCCTGGGTTTTGTGGAAGGACGTTGAAGTCGCTTCGTCTTTTTGTCCACCAATTTCCAATCGTCGTAATCCCATCCATACAACCGTTTTATGTCATAATCCTTTTTTTCAAAATACAATGAATATCCATCATAGTTTTTCAACAAGGCATCGAGCGCAGCAGGTGACCCTCGCTTCGCAAATGTAGCGAATAAATTCGGGAAATCATCATTGATTTCCTTGGTATTTACCACCGCGCTCCGTTCCTTGTCATAAAAAAATCGGGACGCATACACATGTTCGCTTCGTCTCCCATCGCTTGTATATGGTGATCGCGTATAAATATGCAGTGGCATCTTTTCCATGGTGCGAAAGTTCGTCGAATCGAGTCGATAATAGGGTCCGTCGGGTTGATCATCCAATTCCACAATCATTTCTCCGCTCATATATATTTTGACAATTTTACCAGGCCGAACATCTGTCCAAATATCATCCATATTTACTTCCACGGGCATGCTTTCATAAATATTCGGAATCCGAGACACGCGCCAGGGCGACCGGGGATCAATTTCATAATCCAAATAAAGCGCGCGCGAAAGTGCCAATTGAAACAAAACGGTTTCTGTGGTGGAAAACCAATGGTCGAAATGAACGAACACGTGACAGAAATTGGAATTCACGTCATACCCCTTTACTTTCGCCACCTGCTTTACCACACCAATTCGAAATATAGTGGCCACTACTTCTGCTATGTAAAATGCACTCGTCTGGACATGCACGTTTTGTATAATAAGCGCCATATTTTGTATAATCGGAACACTGTCGTCCATGTTTGGTGCATACTTATAGTGAGAATGTTCTAATTCATTTACAGAATTGAATATTTTCACGTAGACAAGGACGGATGGCTTATGCCAAATAAATATTGATTTGTTTTTCTAATTGACGTCCCGTGAAAAGGAACCGATTCCCCTGGTTGTCGACGAACACGCAATAATCCACGTTTGATGCAGACGATGTCCGGCGAAATGAGAATATATCAGTTATCGTAGTGGACGGCCGCTGTGTTGTGTGTCTTATATATTCGATCCTTTCCAATTTCATTTTCTCTCCTCGCGTCGATAATCCCAGCTCTGTAACATTGGAATAAAGTAAATAGGTTTGATCTACTTCGAGTTGAGATGGTAAAAGAGTTGTGCATGTTGTCATGATTATATCTTCCAAATTGTAGTTCGAAGATATAGATAGTGGTTTACGCCGAATTGAGTTCGCAGACATTGATGCAAGTTGGATATTTGAACTGTCCACCGGAGAAACGGACATGATATTGGATGTTGTTTTCATATGCGAATAGGCGCAAAAAGAGTTCAATTTTTTATACCTTTTCTCATTTACACCATTTTGCGTTGAAAATGCATCCTTACATTTCGCATTGTCAATACGAAATCGCGTCAGACCCATTTTTTCAATTCCAATTGTTTATACGTGCGGTCATGGTGGCGAGGTAACTCCAATGGGACCACCAACGTGCTTTGATCCTTGCAATAATTCAAATATCCAACGGCTTCATTATACACGGTAGGAACAGCGTAATCGAGAACCAAGTGATTTAATCGCTCCACTTGTTCGGTAATATTATTCGGATAATGCTCTGCATATTGCATGTATATACTTCTCATGATGATTTTCAATGTATCTACATTTTGAGGGGGGATCACATATTTGTCACTCGACATTTTATATACACCCGCGCGTATTCCGTTCTGTAAAATTTGGACGTTTTCCTTTGAAAAAAACACTTGTGCAAGAACATTAGACTCCCATGTTCCAGCAAGGGCGTCTCTGTATTCTGTCGCCTTGTTTTTTATAGCATTCTTTTCATACAATTGAAATTGAACTTCCGCCGAGGGTGGTTGAATGATCTCCACGCGCCCATTATAGGTATTCGCATCCAATATTGTGGTTTTGTTTTCAGTGGGTTCGGCTGAAAACGCCGATGATGTTGGTGAAGAGTATAAAGTATCAAATAAAGAAGAAAAGGACATTTTTCGGGTTTGATTTTTGTTATATACTAAAGATGTAGAAAAAATACTCGTCCGCTTTCCTAGTTCCTAGTTCTTTGCGAAATGTTCAAATGTTTAGCGCATACAAAAATTTTGTCACGGTAATATATAAAATATATGGAAGCCTTTTATCTCATTGTATTATCTATCGCCGCAATATTATTGATCCTTATATTAACGTATATTGGAATTGTCATGTCAAACAATAAAAATAAAAAGGGTTCTTATCCCCCACAAAGTGGTTCTTGTCCCGATTATTGGTCGATCAGCACCGTCGATGGAAGTTCTTGTATCATCCCTGTAAAAACAGACCGCAACGCTGGAACAAAAACAGTGGACGCAAGTGGGCGTTCCATGACATCCGTGTATGATGCAAGTGGAAAATTGTTATTAAATTCTACAAACACGGCAGGTCTAAACACCAGCACAAATTCGATTAACTTTGGTGATGCGAAATGGACGACAAGTGGTGTGTCTGCGCTTTGTGCGCAAAAAACCTGGGCAAATACCTTTGGTATTGTATGGGATGGCGTAACAAATTACAATAGTTGCTAAACATTGATTCACGTTGTAAGGCGATTTTCGTCACTTTTCGCAATAAGAGTGATTTTACCCACGCCAATATCATCTCGGTTTTTTTCATCAAATCCGCCGCCCTCTTCCTCGCCCTCTATCCGCCAATCTTGTTTTACCCATCGCTGTTCGACTTTTTTTGCAGAATCAACTGCACTGTTATTTTTCATATCCATCACTTCATTTGCATCGTCTAGTAGTGTCATATCGAAAAATCCGTCTGTTCCGACAAACACCACAATGTTTTGGTGTTGTTTGTATTCCACTATTTTTACTTCTGGTTCGCAGGGTAACATTTGTAAATGGCCCAAGGATTGTGTAACCATGCACATTCTTTCGGGTTCTGAATATACGATATATGTCGTTTCTTCCTTTTTCATGCTTGTCAATGACGATATAGCATATCTGGGGACTTGAACTATATAATGATTCGGAATAACGTGTTTTACTCGTTCCACTTCGGCCATGTTATCCATGGTATGTGGCGTATTTATATATACGAGGTCATCTTCTATAAACACTGCTGTCTGTGAATCGCCG